ATGATTCGTGCGAAGAAAGTCTATTTCCGGGCATCCAAAACGGATATAGATCGGTTGTTTGCCTGCAACCGGGAATCGGCTCTTGTTTGGAATGAATGCTTACGGCTGGCAAAAGAGTATCATCTTGAACATAAAAAATGGATTTCGAAATCCGAGCTTCAGAAACAAACAAAAGGGAAATTCCACCTACATAGCCAATCCATTCAGGCGGTTTGCCACAAATATCTTTTCGCCAGAGACTCCTCCCATCAGGCAATCAAAAAAGGAAAGACAACTATACGCTACCCCTACAAGAAAAAGAAACATTACAACACCAAATGGGCAAAAGACGGGTTCAAGATTTACCCAAATGGAAAAATTGAACTATCCATGGGCGTTCACAACGGAAAAAGGAAAAAACCGATTGTGGTTCATGCGTCCAACCTGCCACAAGAGAATATCAAGGAAATCGAACTGTGTTACGACAATGGATTGTATCTTGCGGTTTCTTTTGAAGATGGGCAAGAAAACAAGCCCTATCAATCCAGCCATTCCGTCGGTGTTGATATGGGAGAAATCCATACCCTTTCCGCTTTTTGTGAAAATGGACAGGCCTTGATCGTTACAGGTCGAAAAATACGTTCTCTTCACCGTTTGCGGAATAAGAAATTGGCAGAAATCCAACGTCTGCAATCGAAATGTAAAAAAGGATCCCGCCAATGGAAAAAATACCAACGAGCCAAACAGTATATTCTTTCCAAATCAGAGAAACAACTGCAAGATGCGCTGCACAAGGCGACCCGAAACTTTGTGAAGTGGTGTGTGAAGCAGTCGATTTCAGATGTGTATGTGGGAAATCCTGAAGGGGTTCAACGAAATACCCGCAAGAAAAAGAAAACAAACCGAAAGCAGGCTCAGAAATTGTCCAACTGGTCATTTGGAAAAGTGAAAGACTATCTCAAATATAAATTGGCACAAGACGGAATCAAGATGCACGAGGTGGATGAGTCGTATACAAGTCAGACATGCCCTGTCTGCAGGAGGAAACAAAGAGTGTCTTCCAGAAATTATGTGTGTTCATGCGGATATCGTGAACATCGGGATGTTCATGGCGCACGAAACATTTTAAGTAGAGCCATATATGGTGAGATGCTTCCTTTCGATATACCAACGAAACTGAAGTATCTACGTATCGCGTAAGCGAGAAGTAGTAGAAGGTTTGTTCCGACCCTTCTGTATCTATCAAAGGGTACAGAAGTTGCTTACTTACGTGTCGAGATGACTTCCGGTATGTATATCGAGTATGGGAGGCAAATCCTCTTATGCGCAGAAGCATCAACGATACGGCTGGTAAGAAACTCCCACCTCTAAGTGTTAGCGTAGGTGGGAGAGGTTCATTGCCGCAAGGAGTATGTAATGATCACCATCTACCAGTAACTCAATAGCTTCAAGCAAGTCATCTTTCTGAATTTGCCCTTGTTCTAGCATTTCCTCTATCATTAGAATAGCGAATTTCCAGTCGATGTCTTTTTCTTCTATACCACGCTTTATACGCTCAATGAGTTGAATTGTCTTTTCAGATAACATAATATCGCATCTCCTCGGTACAGGTTTAGATACTCGTATAGATGTTACTCATTATATATTCTGCGAGAAGGTGAAATATCCTGTTTTTTAATAGATTTGCGCTAATGCATTAGAGAAAAGGAGAGGGAGAGAGGACGAAACATTCCTTCTCATCCCTGCTGCCAGAACTTTTGGAACCGTGAGTATATCGCCTGGATAGCTGATCGTGTTACCCTCTTCCGCCGTAACGTAGGTGAAGTGCTTCAAAGACCATACGTTTGTGATAGCTATCGAGGTAATCCATATCTCCCAGATTGATTTTGTTACGCTCGTTAAAGCAGTGTAACGCCAGTGAAAGTATGAACTTTTCACTTTGAGACCACACTCGTGCAGCGCGTTTGAGTTTGGTAACGTCGATACGCTCACCTTTAAAGTCTACATAGTGGATATACTGTCTTAGTTTAGTGTGCTGGGTGAAAAGGTAAATAACAGGTCGCCAATACTGGCTACCGTATAGGTGCTCAGGAATGGTAATATGCGTCGGCGAGGTTAATGCATCTGACATAAGCATACATCTCCTTTTAAATATCTACTTTCGATCACTTATATACTTACATAGTATCCGCTGACATTTTCAAACATACCAACAATGTGTTACCGTACGCTTTTTTCCAGGCGAGTGCGCATTTCTCGAAGCAGCTGGCGAACGTCCCGGACTTTTCCAGTGTAGACGAACATTACACGGTACATTGGATCACCTCCTGTTCTACTGTGGTGAAGTCATGGATTGGAATAAAGCTATCGCGATTTATGAATCGGAAGTTATAGATGAAGTCTGCGTATCCGTTGAAAATCCGCATGTACATCGTTTTTCCATCGCGGTGAATGCACTCCAGTAGCGCCCAATCGTACTGAGCAGATTTATACAAGCGGACCGGAACGCCAACACCTGTTTTCTGCCAGTGAGCCAGACGCTTGGAAATGTACCCGTTTTGCTTGGATGTGAGGTCCGGGTGCGAGAATATAGTGCCATTTTCAATGCTTTGCGATTGGGTAGATTGGTACTCCCGAATTAATGTGAATTCCTCAAGATTGAATTTTTCAGCAGCCCCGGCGCGTTTTTGGTTGCCGTCTTTATCCCACATGAAGCAAAACGGATACGGCGTTTCAAGAGATGTATTCATACACTCGAGAATGGCATAGCCGTCTTTGTCCTGGAATAGGCGCAGTGGTTTTACGTTCGGTTTGCTCAAACGGACGTCTAGTACTGCTTGCTGTGCATCGGTGAGTCGAGGATTAATTAGCGAATAGTCTGCACTGGTATCTGCTATACTCGATTCGACAGACTCGACCACTTTCTCTTGTGCTGGCTCGAGGGATTGCACAAATTCCAAGCGCTTCGGTGTCTGCTTGGTGATCCACGATTTTTTCGGACGGAACCAGCGGAAGCCATACGCTTTGAGTTGTGCGAGAACTTCCAGCGCTGGTTTGGAGTCGAAGTATACTTCGATGCCGTTTTTCTTCTCGTTTAGCGTGACGGTTACGCCTGGGCGAGTGGATATTTCAGCGTCTTCGGAATCTGTTGCTATTTCACCAGTAATAGACATAACGCTTGCATTGCTGGACTGCTGCTGTTTGCGCTTCGCTTTTTTATAGACGGTTTTAGAGGTTACTTCTTCCACTTCGCGTAATTCAAATAATTTTGCGCTTTCTTGTTCGATATAACGCTCAATGTTTTTAGCAGTGATATAAAAATTGTTCTTCCCGTTCGCTTTCAACTCTTGATATTTTTTCCCTAAGCGGATAAAAAAGTATGCAAGTTTATCACCGTATATGTCGATTTTTTGGACTTTGTAAAATCCGTTCAACCAATCAAATTTCACTAAATCTCCTACTTGGAAGCTCTTGCGCTCGATCTCAACCGGCTTCGTGACTTTTACGACTTGTTTTACTTCTTCCGCTACCAGTTCAGCAGCGGAACGAATCGCCTTTTCAAAACGAGACACAAACTTTTCGATGATTGCTTCTTGTTTTTTGCGATCGTTCGCCTGGTAACAAGAAAAGATTCCTGTGCCTTTGTCTACGATCGCGCCGTCTTTTTCGATGTGCCAATTGCAGCCGCGCGGGTTTCCGTGCTGGAAAGTAGGGTATACTTCCTTTATAGTCTCGGATTCGGATTGCTTCGCTCGAATACGGTCTTGATTGATAGCCGATTGTTTGTAGTTTCGCTCAACCACTTTGTGACCGCTATAGCTGGTAGTGCGGTTGTCTACCACCAGAACAAAGCCGTCTTTTTCTGCGATCCCATTCCAATGAGCAGGGGACCAGTAGTCTACCATCATATCCGATTGGTCCGGTTTGTAACCAAACACTTTCCAGCCGTTTTTTACAAGCGCATGCATCAAGTTTACTTTCGCTTCCTGGTTATCATAGTATGACATACATATCATCTCCTTTTTTGTCCCGATTTCACTAAACGTAAAATCAGGAATTTGAAATTTGCTTAAAAAATACCTACATCTAATGCTATGGATAGCGACTGATACAACGAACGCTACTTCCTAGTATCGCCCATATCCTACCACTAAAAGATGATAAAGGGGAGGAATATGCGTCTAGATAGTAGGAATACGAGTGGGATTAACGGTGAAAGAGGGAAGAGAGAAGAAGGGGTTACTACTGCCGCCCACATACTCGGATACAAACTCAACGTGCGTTGTGCCCGGATGCCATCTCTAAATATACCGCACATTTGCATCTGTATATCCCTTTATCATTCGCCTTTTTCGCTCGAAAATGCCACTCGTTCAGCTAGCCGGATACATCACTTGCGCTCGAATATCCGAACAATGCAGTTTGCAGTAGGCAGAACAGGGGAGAGGAGCCGTACAAGCTCCTGCGCCTAAAAAGCATTTTTGTAGTCGTCCGTGCTAACATCGTACCCGGGTTTATCCAGCCATTTTTTCCGTTGCTCTGGCGTGCTATCCTGCATGATCTCTTCTACTTCGTTCATGTCCATGCCCATACAGTTGTGATGCTCGATGAATATGTCGTCAATCCATTCCCAATATGTCATTTCCGTTACCTCCTCAAGCCATGTGCCCTTTCGCTTTCAGGCTATAATATGTTCCATCTCCTATGATAATGTGGTCAAGCAGCTCGATACCTACAATACGGCCTGCTTCCTGTAATCTCCGCGTGACTTCGATATCTTCTCGGCTAGGATCCGGCTTTCCACTTGGATGGTTGTGGAATACTATGATGGACGTAGCGTTATTGAGCAATGCCCGCTGGAATACCTCGCGCGGGTGTACTACGCTACTGTTCACAGACCCTGCAAAAATCAAGTGTGCGCCGACAATCTCGTTTTTTGTGTTGAGTGCTAGCATCCCGAAATGCTCGTTAGGCTTGCGGGATAGGCTGAACACCTTTTCGATTATGTCATACGCTGCATCTGGCGAATTGACCTTTTTGCTCTCGATGTCATACAGTGCGGCTTTATCTCTTACCAACTCTACAGAATACACGTTAATTCGTTTCATATCATATCATCTCCTATACAGAATTAGGGTTCATCCCCTGTTTTGCCTACTGCTACCCACCATAATGTGTATTATGGTAGATTGAAGTAGAGGAAGCGCATCGACAAAAAGGGCGGAAGCCCCAGGAATCAAAGACGTTTATCTATGCGATGCAAGATAAACAAAGCGATGAGCAGCAGTACGTTTGTAACTGCTAGAAGCCAAACCATAAAAATCACCTTCTTTCTTGCATGTTTGGGGTTACATCGAATAAACTACTGGTAAGGGAAGAAGGCGGGGAAGTTGAGCGACTTGCGCCCGCCTTCCCTGGTGTTATTCTTGTGGTGAGTCAGATGTGTCCGCATCTGACTCTTTCTTTTTGTCTTCGATTGCGTCAGGTTCTGTGTTTTTATCTCTGCTAGCTTCGATGTTTAGTTCTATGTTGTTCCACTTAAAGTTGACTTTGAAGCTTTTGTATGAAACGCACATAGCCAAAAAGAGTCCGCTAACCGCAAGAATTGTAATCAAATCTGGTTGCATTATCGCCTTCACCTCCCTTCACAGTAGAATCCTCATTACCTGTGGTGGGGAACGAGGAAGGAAGGGAATATCCATATATCTGCCCCCTTTGTCGATGCGCTTCCTAAAGTAGTGTGATTGTTACTACGTCTATCCGAACCGTTCGCCAGCATGCCGCTACTAGGCTTTTTTCGCTACGTCTTTCCAGAGCGTGCGCGGCGGTTCACCTTATCACCGTTAGTTAGCCCGTAGGCTCAATTATTCAGTTATCAAAGAGCAGCCATCGAACATCGCAACCGCTTCGCGTGTGGTGCAGTTCCTCACTTTCGCGTTCCTGCCAGCCGGGGGAAGCTACTCCGACCTGGATGGATTTCACACGCTACCTTTTCCGCTTCGACTATAGAGATGTTGTGATCGTGCGCTGTACCGTCGCGCACATGATGCGAGCGTTCCCGCATCGGGCGGTGTTTGCTTTTGCTTGTAGTAGCCGCATTTGTTGCGGCGGGAGTGGACCGCCTATCCAACCCTGCGCCATCCGCATACTTTATACTGCGTGTGCATCCTGCGCCTTGCTTGCGTATGTCGTTTTTTTCTTGCTGTCTTGTCGTGCCGTTGGCTTAACTATGCTTGCGCAGAAAAAAAGCAGCAACCATAATTTTTTTGCACTTTATGATGTTTGTTCGCATTGTGTTCGTGTTTGCCGACTGCCGCTGTGTGCGTTCGCCTGGTGTGCGGCAGTGGTGGCGAAAGTCAAGTATTGGCGCGGGTTTTAGCCCCCCCAGTGCCTAGCAGATTGCGTTCCGGCGCTTCGCGCCGGGGGTGTTCCCGAGCACATATATAAAATTTTGGGTCAACTCTGTTGCGCGTCTGGTAAAACTCAAAATTTGTACTGAAAAACTGTCTACTCTTAGAAGTGAGCCCGAATTTTTTATGTGGAAAATTTTTGTTCCAATTTATTGCGGTGTGCTATGATATGAGTAGATGGTAAGTAGATATTCGTATTTTGTCTACCATCACGATTTTGAAGATGAGGAGATGATGAAGATGGAGATGAATGAGAAGTATGTAGTAGGAGAGCAGGAGTTCAAACCGTTAAATGACTATGTAACACCGTATAAGCAGGCGAAAGAGCATATGGAGTTGTTGCTGAAGCTGAAGGAGAGCGGCGTTAAAGTAGAGCAGGAGATTTCGGCGTTGGCAAAGCGAATGAATAAGATGTTAGGTATTGAACCGGAAAATATGGGCTTTGCGACGGTAAAATCAATCCGACAGCCCATTATGGTGAAGATGTACATGAGTCAGGCGAATATAAGCGAATACATCAAAAGGCAACCGTCTTACGGCTATAATATTGATGTACAGGAAAAACATAGTGAATCTGATATACAGGTATACGTTCCTGCAAGTGAAATTGTAGAGTTTGTCAATGTTGCAGGAAAGGTTGTAGGGTATAAGATACGAGGAGATGAAGCATGTGAATGAGCGCTTGGAAGCTAAAATAGAAAATGCTCGAAAACTTCAAGATGAGTTGAAGAGCATGGGAATTACTGCTGAGTTAGACGAGAAAACTGGTGAGCTGAAAATGAATGCTTCTGCATTTAAAAATAGGAGATGATATGTATGGTCAATGAAAAGTCTTGGCAGGAGTTCAGAGACAGCGGTTTGTTTTGGCTAATAAATACTTTCCTGCACACTTTTGGATGGGCAATTGTTATAGATGTTGATGATAACGGCATCGCTAAATCTGCTTATCCAGCCAGAGTAAAATTCAGAGGATTCACCGAAAAGATCAACACAGAAGGGTATGAAAAGGTATCTGCACACATGCTTGAAAATGCAGAAGAGTTGCTGAAAGAATCGAAGGAGTAGTGTGTTTGCTTGGTTTTACTAAAGTAAAGGAGATGATGTGAGATGAACCGTCAATTTAAACTTTGCACAGAGAACAGTTGCTGTCCTGTAGTGGAAGTAGAGCGTGATATGTATACGGTAAAAGATGATTTTGGCGGCGTTCTTACAGCAGAGCGCGGTTGGCTTCTGGATTATGTCGTTGGTGTACTTACAATGTGTAAGCATGACATGATTACGATTGGGACACAGGAAACAGGGAAAGTAAAACTATCACGCGGAGAACTTGAATTGCTGGAGAAGGATTTACGTGGAAATTGAGTTGCTTTATGCATTAGCGCTTCGGTTCTTCCTGATCGAGTTCAAGTCAACCAAGCGGCCACGAGATTGGTTTCGCAACCTGCATCCTCTATGCGAGAAGTGGACGAGTTGCCCGTTTTGCAACGGATTTTGGTGTGGGTTGTTTGTCTACTGGCTGTTTCATGGAGTGGCAATACACCTTCTATTCTTCGCACTAGCTTCAGGATTTGCCTCTTTTTTGGTGAGTATTGGACAAGAGTATATGTTGAAACGCCTTGCAGGAGGTTGAATCTCCTGCTTTTTTTATTGCAAAGTAGTGATATTTCAAAAGTATAAGTTTCTACTTTGGTGTCGAATATGGTAACGAAGTACTACAAAATCGGAAATAATTATCTAAAAATGCTGAAAAAACTTGGACGATATTCATTACTTTGATTAAATTTGATATGTTAACATGTGAATATAGTCAATGAATAACAGAGTATAGTCTATGAATAACAAGGAGGGAAGAGACGTATGACCCGCGATGCAGTAGAATGGAGAAGTAAGCTGATTGAAGCTGTATTAGATATGATGAATAATAACGACGGGGAAAGAGGAGAGATAAAGAAAGTATTGGAAGATATTGCTGAAACATATGGAAAGACGTTTAATACAGTTAAAACAGTCTTTTACAAAGAAATAAGACCTTATATTTTGGAACGAGATGGAGAATTTATTTATGAGAACCTAGATGAAAAGAGTGAAGCTTTGTTAAAAAGTAAAGATATTGAAGAGAAGGCTAATAAACAAGGAGAAAAGCCTATTACATACGTAGAATCTCCTAAAGAATTAAAGGTTGGAGATTTAGTACAGGTTACGGCTACTGATATTACCCATTATGGGGTTTTTGCTCAATTAGGACGAGTAAAATGCCTTCTTCATATCTCAAATGTTAGTACAGATTATATTGAAAAAGAGGATTTACCTAGATTATTTAAACTTGGTGATATATTCGAAGCATATATATACAAAATAGAGGATAATAGTGTCTCTATAACGACTAAAGGAATAGATTTAAAAAGTAAAAAAGCAAAAATAAATGAGCAACCTTTAGGAAAATCAGTAGAAAATAACGAATTACATACTACGACCAATATAATAAATAATAAAATTCATGAAATAGAATCTAAGTATATCGAGGATATTATTGAATATTTGAATAAATATTTAGGTCCAGTTTCCCCAATAGCGAGGGAGAAAATCAATAATCTTTATCTAAAGTATGGGCCAGTTAAACTTATGATGTTAATGTCAGATTTAAAAGATTTCAAAGTAGATCCTGTACTTATATTTTTAAATCAAATAGAGAAAAAAGCGAGTGATGAACTTTAACTTTACTGTTTATTTTTCTTCCAATCATGCAGCAGAAGAATATTTAAAGCGTATTCAGAAGGTTACTCCTACTGATGAATTAATTAAAGAAACCAAAAATATTTTGCCAGGTATCGTCGTAGACGGAGAGATTATTATTGAGTTTGGAAAATATAGATATGTTCGGAATGATAAAGCTTTTTTTCCATGTGTAAGAGTTGAAGATGGTAGGTTTTTGATCCGTACGACAATGAGATGGAGCGATGTGGAGCACCGTTTACAGGAGATTGTCGATCTGTACGCTAGACAATGAACGTAATAGAAAATAAAAATATTATTGAAGAGATAGCTGGTAATAAGCTGTCTCTTTTTTTGTCTATTCTAACCGTAAAAGGTGGTGGTAGTCATGGATGAGAAAGAAAAGACTTCAGAGAGTGAAAAGGCGATTGTTCCAAGAGGGAGTATCGGAAAAATAGAGTTATGGGGACTCGAAAAAGATGTGATTGAGCTTCGAAAAATGGGGCTATCTTATCAACAGATTGTAGATGAGCTATATCGTAGAGGTGCTGTTCCAGAAGGAGAAAAGCTGGACAAGTATGTAATCAAGCGGTTTTTGGACAAAGTTCCTGAATTGAAAACAATTGTTCGTGGCAGCAAGAAGCGCATTGTGCAGGCTGTGTCTGCTGAGTTGGATATTATCTACGAAGTGAGTTTGTTTGCGGCCAAGTGCAGAAACTTATTGGAGTTGTTGGAAGAAGAAGCGTTGGAAAACTCCACGTTGCCTAATCCTGGTCACTTTAAGGCGCTGTCTAGCGAGATGCGTGAATGGCTTAAGATGATGAAAGAAATTCAGAAGGAGATAGCCGACTACAACAATGTGCGAACGTTCATGAAAATTGTGTTGGAAACCGTCAAGAAAGAAGCTCCGCAGGCATTGCCGTCTATTCTGAGACAGATGCAGGAGATGAAAAGTTCGGCATGGTTTGATGGTATGGGAGAAGGAGGAGATGCAGAGTGAAAGAACGTGGATTTACATTGGAGAAGCAAGTAGGCCAGACGTTGGAAAAGGTAGATTTTTTTAAGGGATATAAGCGTCCTGAGTATTTCAAAGATGGAGGAAAATGCGATTGTAAAAATTGCTCATGCAAAAAAGGTGAGCGGTTATGAATAGTTTTGATTTAGATAAGTTACTTGGTGATTTCGCGGAGCTTGCTGAAGCCTACGAAGAAAGAGAAGGCATATGGCGTGAGGAGCCGCTAGATTTGTTTGCGTTTTGTAAAGAATATCTAGACATTACGCCGTATGAAGGAAAGCAGACAGAGATCTTCCAAAAGATTAACGATGTCGTCATGTGGAAGATTACGCTGGATGATCGATATGCGGATGCAGCCGATCAAAACTTAACTGAATTGCTTTTAATGCTCGGAAAGGGCAGCGGTAAGGACTACATGCTCAGTGCTGTGTTCTGCTGGATTTCGTATCTGCTAAACTGCTTAAACAACCCGCAGGAAACGCTAGGTCTGGCAGAAGGAGAACCAATCGACCTCATCAATATCGCCAACAACACTCACCAGGCGAATGAGGTCTTTTTTTATAAGTTCAAACAGCGTCTTGCAAAGTGTAAATTCTTTAAACGGGTAGACCGTGAGCCGCGTACACCGTATGAGTATCAGCCCATGCGCTCAATGATTCGCTTCTTCAACGATATCAAGGCCCACTCTACGCATGCGGATGCTGAAACACTAGAGGGTGTAAACCCGTGGGTCGTCGTGTTTGATGAAATTTCCGGGATTCCGTATGAACAGGCGGATAAGGTGTACGATACGTTCAGTTCATCAGCGGCCACACGGTATAATGATCGGATGCTTCTCCTATTCATCTCGTTCCCGCGACATCAGGGTGACTTTTTGTATGTGAAGTTTAGGAAGTGGGAACAGGAAGATACCCCGCATATTTGGGGGATTAAGGGCAAGTCGTGGGAAGTTAACCCAAAAGTTTCAAGAGCAAGCTTACAGAAGTTTTATGATAAAAACCCGGAAGATGCCAGGATGCGTTATGAATGTATTGCGCCGGAAGCGGAGGCGGGCTTCTTCGAGTTTCCGGAAAAAATTGATTACGTAGTGGTGCCTGGTAAAATTGCACAGTGTCCGGATGTTGTGATTCAACCGAAAGTAACGACTCGCATGCTGAAAAACGAAACCGAAGTTCATTTTGTCGGGTTAGACATATTCAATCTACAACTCAACCCGGATTACACCTACTATCTTGGCGGTGATGGTGGTGTAACGACGGATAGTTATGTCCTGTGTTTAATGCATGGTGAACAAACCATAAAACAAGAGACAGTGAACGGAGAAATTGTCACGACTGTTGTGAATAAACCAGTAGAGGATTTACTGATTGAATGGAGGCCAAATAAGAAGGAGCGCTTGCCGGTTGATTTGATGAACGTAGCGGAAGTGATTGAGATGATATGCAACCAAGTGTATGTCAAAAAGGCGCTGTTCGATAAATTTAATTCGGCCGATATTACACAGAGACTGATTTCACTGGGAGTAGATGCGGAAGATAAAAACTTTTCGAACCAGTTTCAGGTGGAGATATACAAAAACTTGCGCAGCCTTATCTATACGCAAAATATTGAGCTACTGGATCATCAAATTACGGATGGAAGTGAGCGATTGAATGCGAATGAGGAGTTAAAGAAACTCAAAATCATCAATGATTCGAAGATTGACCACGATAAGCGGTACGGAAAAGATTTTTCCGATGCGCGAGCAGCAGCGACATGGATTTGTTCGATGGATGAGCCAGAAAGCGAGAGCCATGCGGCGGATGTTGGATTGTTTGGGGCTGTGCGTGGTTTGCGAGCATAAAAGATAAATACATCTCCCGTACCTCCAGAAATGTATTACGTAGGTGAGACTTATGGTGTTACCTACGTTATACCACAGTATATGGGGGGGTGATGTAGATATAACCACTAATTAGATTGAAATTTCTGTATATTTTATAAAAAATAATAATATAACAGCTTGTTTTTGTGCTATCTAAAAACGAAATACAAGTACGAATAGACGAACATGCAAGTGAGAAAATCTCACTTCAAGATGAGGAATTCTCACTTCAAAACTCAAAAAATCTTACTGCAATACCAGAGATTACTACAGAGATTACAAACAGAGAAAAAAGAGAAGAGGAAGAAGGCTCGGTTTGGTGCTATCAAAAGGAAAAATATGTATGATGTCAGCGTACCACCCTCCTGCGCTCTAATGCATGACCCTCCTACGTTCTAAGGTATCACCCTCCCGCGTTTGAACGTAAGACAAATACAGAGATTACTACAAAGAATACTACAGAGATTAAAAGAGAAGAAGAGGAGGAGGTAAGTGACCGTAGGAGGGTCATCAAAAAAAGCATAAATCATCCAAGCTATACATGTGTGGTTCAGCACTTGCATGCTTCTTGCTGTGGAAGTCAAAAGCTTACATCCAGAACGAATAAACTGTTGTTAAAAACAAAGTACGCACATGTCGAGATACATTCCAAGTCCCATACATCGTCTAAACCACGTAAATGCCCCTGTATGGCACTTGAAACTTACTGTAGTGAAATTTATCTACTTTCGTGTTTACATTGCTATACAAGGCTAAAATACATGGGAAAGTTTTTTTATCGAAAACAGGTGCTTTGTTGATTTTAACTTTTGAAGTTGAATATAATAAAAATATGGAGATGCAAGCACGGGAGATGATGATCGGGGATGGCGAGAAGTAGATATTCGAAACGAAAACGCAGTAAACAAAAGCAAGCATTGGCGAAGTCTACTGCACCGCTGACGAATGTTAATGATTTTGGTGGAGCCAGAATAACAAAGTCCAAACTGCGTACGGGTGATTCAGTACCAAGGCGTGTACGGAGAGAGTTAAGTCTTGATGAGCGGAAACTGAATACATTACCTGTAGACGGGTTAATGGACTTACTTATCGACGCACATCCCGATGTCGGTTTTGCGCTGTGGAATTTCTTGAGAATCGGAAACACTGACTACACTATCAACGTGAAGAAGTTGAATAGCGATGGTGAGTTTGCACAAGGGAAAAAGATTATCAGCCAGTTTATTCAGGCATTGTCGATGCCGAATCCGGAACGGTACGAGAATAACAGATCGCTTGATAATGTGATTAACCAGTTACTATTGACGACAGTGACACGAGGAGCTGCGTCATTGGAGATGGTACTTGGAGAGTCGATGTCCGGCGTTGCATTTTTCGCCCCGATTGACCCGGCAACTATTGAGTTTAAATTTGAGAACGATAGATTTATCCCCTACCAGGACAGCATAAGTCTTGATATTCCCACCTTTTTGTACGAAGCACTTGACCCACTTATTGATAGCCCAAACGGAAGAAGCCCTTTTTTGAACGCCATTCAAACCGTTATGTTTCAGTTACAGTTGTTGAATGACATAAAAGCTGTAGTACATAACCAGGGATATCCGCGACTGGATATTAAAGTTGTTGAAGAGCTAGTGCTTAAGCGGATGCCGCCAGCCATTCGACAGAACGAGGAGAAAAAACGGCAGTATCTACAGGATAAGTTACAGGAAATTATTGGGATGTATGAGTCGCTTGAGCCTGATAGCACTTTCGTACACTATGACAGTGTTGAAATGGGAATGGTCGGTGGTAAAAGTGGCGGCGGTGGTGCGATGTTTGATGTGGAGAAGTTAATGGCCGCCATCGATGGATTGCTTGCTGCTGCGTTGAAGACGTTAACGACTATACTTGGACGGAGAAGCACAGGGAATACGGAGAGTTTTGCTAAACTCGAAGTGAAATTGTATCTCAAAAGTGTTAAGGCGATTCAGGATGTGGTAGCAAAACTGTTGAGCCGAGCATTTACGCTTTTGCTTAATCTACACGGTAAGCAAGGGGTTGTGACGTTTCGGTTTAAGGAAGCTGATCTTCGTAGCGATTTGGAACGTGCGCAGTTTGAGCAAATTCACCTGCTGAATTGTCAGTTTAAATACAATATGGGTTGGTGGACGGCGGATGAAGCTGCTCAGGCCGCTGTCGGGCACAACGCTGTATCAGAGCCAATTTTGAATGTGGTGCCGAAAAATAAAGACGGTGAAACACCAAAAGGAAGCACCGATAGCAACCCGGATGCTGGTGGAAAAAGCTCGGAAACAGGAGATAGTTCGAGCTAGACATGTAGATTAGGTGCGACGGAAAGTAGGTGGAGATGCTGAAAGAGACGGATCTTTTTGAGCCGGTTAAGAATTGGTTTTTGGAGAACGGATATGAAGTGTATGCAGAAGTAACCGCACCAATGCTTATTGGCAGGCCGGATGTGGTAGCCAGAAAGCATCCGGTAACGATATGTGTGGAGTTGAAAAAGAGTATCTCGTTTGAGCTTTTGTACCAGGCACTTGAGCGTAAGCGGTACTTTAACTATGTCTACATCGGTATACCAAAACGAAAATCGATTATCCCTTATCTTGCTCAGGATATTCTCAGGCGTGACGAGACGCACTACTGCAATCCAAAACCATCACTAAGCAAAGCGCTGTTGGAGATCGAGCATGAATGGTGTGAGTCGAAGAAGGAGAATCGGAAGCTACACTTTCGGTTTAAAGGCTATTTATAGTCCGGCGATTTTGCGAAAGAGCGGTGATAGAAGAGTGAGTGATTTCAAAGGGTATATAGGCAAGTATTACACAATATGGTGCGGAAAGTGTATTAAGTGGGAGGATGTTCCGGTAAATAGCTATCCAGAAAAACAAGCCCGAAAAATGGGATGGAAGAATACGAAGGAGTACGGGTGGCTCTGTCCCGATTGTATAGCAGGAACTACAAGAGAATGGGATTTGAGAAAATAACTATCCGCAAAACAGCTCATTTTGCCAAAGTAATAAAACAAGAAAATCAAAAAAGCACCCTTAAAAGAGTGCCGTTATGCTTTTCGTATAAGTAGATAAACAATAAGTCCAGCTACAGGGAAAAAGAGAATACCAATCGCGACAATTATAGCGAAAGTGCTGTTTCTTCCGTTACGGATGGCATCGTTATACGCCCAAACTATTGAGAATATGTGTAGGGCGAACAAAGCGAGCATTCCAAGTAAAACGATGATTCCAAAAATGTTGAATTGCATGAGCAAGCAAATCACCATCTCTCTGCTAAAATATATTTTACTATATCATACGGAATTGGAAGATAGAGGTTTCCGTTTGAAAGAAAAGTTTGGTCTATTCTAGCGGAGAAAGGAGATGATATGCATGGGAAGAACACCAACGCCGGAACAATTGCAGCGGATTAATAGCAAGTTTGCTAAAACGCCATTGAAACCGGAACAAGTGTATGTATTTCGTACATACGCCGCAGATACAATTCCGATCAGGAGAAGCAGTTGGTTTGGTGAGTACACGATTACGATGACGGAAAGGATTCTGCGTGATTTACAAAAGGGATATGCGGAAGGGTGCCCGCTTTTGGCATCGCACAATGTGAATCGTTTGCCATTTGGACTAACATTCGATAGCGTTGTCGAATACCAGTACAACGGTGAGGAATCGTCGCCTGTGCTTTACACTGACCAGTACATGGTCACGCATACGTATGATGATGACGGAAATAAAGTGCCAATCAAAACAGAAGTTGGGGATATGAAAGTGTCAGACATTGCAAATGGCATTGATGCCGGAACGCTGGCTTCAACTTCTATCGGGTTTGAAATCACTCGTCCAATTTGTACCATATGTGGTCATGATATTCGTAAAGAACAATGCTCGCATTGGCCGGGAAGATACTATGAAATGGATGATGGTACTCCAAAACGTTGCGATATTTTAGCGGAAGCAGGAGAAGCAATTGAGCAGTCAATCGTATATTCTCCAGCGGTTGCCAAGGCTAAAATTCAGCAAGGGTTTTCGCAATTAACGGGAGAGCGTTCAGATAGGGGGGGAACTGAGGAGAAAACGGTCTATTCTATTGATGATATCAAGAAAGTCCCGCTTGATGAACCGGTTGTGTGCCACTATTCAAAAAACGGCGGTGTAGAGTTGTTTACTCGTTCGCCGCGTCGTATTGAGCGGAAAGAGGAGAATCTATCAAACGTTAAGGAGATGAATAGTATGAGTGACACGAATGTAGAGTTTAAGGATATTCAATTGGCATTTGCAAAAGCTGGCATTAACTTTGATAAGATCGGCGACATTCAAGCAGCAGTAAGTGCGGCATTGGCTGCGGAAAGCGAAAAGGCAACAGAAGCGCTGAACAAGCAACTGGAAGCGAAGGGTGCTGAACTAGCGCGTGTTTCTGCCGAACTGGACAGGTTGAAAACAGACTTTTCCGATGCTCAATCTAAAATCATGGAGCTTACCAGTCAAAATGAAGAGTTGTCCAAAAAAGCGGAATTGGCCGAGCAGTATCGAAAAGATTTGATCGAAGCTACAATTGAAGCGGGAATTCGTGCGTTTGGCAATGCGTTCAACAAAGAACGTCAGGAGAAGTATTTGTCTACTCTATCCATTGAGGAACTGAAAGAAGAAAAAGCAGCGTATGAAGGTCAGTTCCAGGAACGATTTGCAGGGGCACGTACAACGAAGCCGAAACAGCAAACGCGGACTGCTACGAACAGTGAATTCATGTATCGCTCGGATTTTGAAACGGAGCAGGAATTCCGCAACTATGTGGGATACGAAGCACGTAGGTTAGCGGCTGAAAAAGGGACGAACGTAGCAGATGAAACGGAAGCACTGTTCCGTAAACTCTCGCAAGAAAGGGTGTAAGTTATGGCAGGTAAAATTACAGGGATTGAAGTGGCGTATGCCATTGCCGCAGATAATGTAAATACAGATAATGGACTGAACGAAGTACCTATGTTTCGCATTCTGGTGTACGGTGATAAACCGGGTGAATGTAAACTGCCAACTGGCGCGGCTGGTGAAACATTCCTCGGTACGAACGCCAACGACCAACGCTTGCAAGATCAACGTATGGGTGGCGGCGGTCCACAAGCTGGCAAGCATCTTGCGGTCATGCGAAGCGGTTCAAGTTATGTAAAACTGACAGAAGATTGTCCGAAAGCAGGAACAAAATTGACGTTCGTTGCTGGCGGTTTCGCCAAGCCTGCATCCAGCACTGATCCGGTTATCGGAATTGCGGAACAGGCGGGTAAAGCCGGGGAATACATTTCGTTCTGGATTGCGCCACAATACTAGTTTCGCTGGTAGAGAAATTGAGGGCAGGAGGCAAGTTCACACAACACGAGAGGGAGATGAAATGATATGGGTGCATCGCGCGGGTATAAATCAACGCAAGAGTCACATGATGATGTGCTACTTACCAACATTGCCGTCGGGTACCGGAACGGCCAATTTATAGCCGACAAAGTTTTCCCGGCACTGCCGATGGTCAGTAAACAGTCGGACCGATACAAAGTATTCGGTATGGATGATTTCAAAGTGTTTGACGACAAAATTGCTCCAAATGGCCGTACAAACGAAATCACGTACGGCGAATCAGAAGATACGTATTTTTGTGATGGACACGGTTTGAAGCGGCCTATTTCAAAACAGGAATACGCTAACAGCGACAACCAAGATGAGCTTGAAAAAAGCGCTACACGCCTTACAACCAATCTTGTTTTGCTGAACAAGGAAATTGACGCTGCAAATAAAACGATGAATCCGGCATCGTATGCCCCAGGTCTTTCTACAACAATGGGCACGACAACACTCGATAATATTTTCGGGAAAAAATGGACAGACCCTACTTCCGATCCGGTCAGACAGATTGACAAAGCGAAAGAAATCATCCACACGAATTCTGGCATCAGGCCGAATAAGCTAGTCTTATCAGAAAAAGTGTATACAGCGCTAAAAAACCACCCGCAGTTTATTGAACTGATTAAATATTCGCAGACCGGTATTGTCACGAAGGATCTGTTGAAGGCAGCGCTCGGCGTGGATGATATTTATATCGGTGAAGCGTTACGCACGGTAAATGGATTTGGTGCAGTACCGCCAGGCAAACCGGAAGCGTTGAACTATATTTGGGGTAACAGTGCGGCGTTATTATACATTACGCCAACACCGGATCCAACATCGCCAACGTTCGGCTATACATTTGAATGGGATTTCGCTGGCGAAAAAGTAGCCCGTCGCGTTCGGAAGTGGGTAGATCAAGATTCCGAAGCCACGTATGTGGAAACAAAATACTACTACGATCAAAAAGTAGTGTGTAACCTTGCTGGTTTCCTCATGGCTGATGCGATTTAGGTTAGGCGGTGATGTTATGGCTGCACAAAAGCAACAAAAAGTAGGCGAAAAAATAGTTCACACTGCTCGCGAAACGCTGCGCATCGCGGAATATGCGCGTATTTACTCTTATGGATACAAAGTGATTGTTACCAATCTTGGTTGTGGTGATGCCTATGTCGGGACCGATAATCAAGTAGTACCTTCACCGGAAACACTCTTGCCAGTGGGGGAAACGCGAGAGTTTGAGGATACAGTAAATGCGTTCGCTTATTCGTGTCCGACGCTGGAAGTAAAACTTGTAGAGAAGTGAAATCAATCCCATCGCCTGTGCGGTGGGATTTTTAGCAAGGAGGAAGCGAAGTGATTATTCTCCAACCTGGATTTGAAGGGGCGGTACGGTCGAAACTTGGCGTGTCACAGAAAGAACTACCGGACAGTGAGATCAACACTCCATTTCTTGTAGATCGGGCAGAAGCGGATGTGATTCGACGGGTGCCAGAATATGCTACGCTGACCGACCCATTGGATAAGCTGAATTTGCAGGATGCTGTTATTACGTATATCGCAATGATGATAGCCCCATCCATGGTACGGCGGTTAAAATACAAGGTCAAGACCATTGATGTGTCGTGGGAGAAGGAGAAAGTAGATTGGGAGGCGTTTGCTGCTCGTCTGCGTGATGAATATGAAGGACTTATCTGTGAGCTTACCGGATATGATTCACCATTAGTAGGACGAATCGATGTAGAGCCGAGGAACACGTTATGATTGACGACAAACGCGACATTATCATTTCGGAAGGTGTGCCTGTAGATGTATATGGGGTTAACTATGCCGTATCTACCGTTGCGATTATCGGAAGAGCCTCTACTTCTACGTCTACGTTGATTGCACTCGAATCCCATCGCCGCGCCAACTTCTTGCCGGAAGTACCACTGCCATGTGGTTCCACTGTATACAACAACGTTACAAGAGAGCGCTATGTGATTATTTCAACGTTTGATGAGGTTTTAGAGGGCGAGAAAGCTGCAACTATTTGTATCATGTATTTGTGCAATGCAGAGTTAACCGTGAGTAGCGTTTTAGAAGATGCGGATGAGAATGGTAATATTACGCTGATTGAAGTAGAGAAGTATAAAAATGTACCTGTTCATATCACGCAGGTAAATGCAGAACTGAGGCAAATGGATCCGGGCCTATCACCGGATGCAGAATATGTGATTTATATGACCGGATACGACTTGGATATACTCGACAAGTTTGTGGTGAGGAAAGGGAGCAGAGAGCTCGCGTTAAAGGTACTGTCTTGTGATTACTTTGTATTCGATGGAGCGGTGCAGATTCAGGCAGGCACAGAAACGAGGCGACAGTCATGAGTAAAGATTTTATCTCTTTTGATGCTCAGAGGTATTTACAGGCGCTATCAAAAGCGCTGGAAAAGGCAGCGCAGGAGATCGGCAGGGATTTGCAAAGAAAACTGCGTAACAAGGTCGGGATGATACCGTTTCGTTCCCATAAAGTGACGCTTGAATCCGGAATGGTGACAGACGACACAGCACGAAGTCGTGCCTTGGCCGACTCTATTCAGGCATATGTATTAGGGCAAGTATCGCTCATGGTGAACGGTGTGTATCGGATGGCGGTGACAGCGATGGAGAAAAACTTTGAGCGGTCACACATTGGTTTGTATTACGAGTATGGTACAGGTACACAGGAGTTGTCCATTAGTCCATTGCCCCGATTAGGGGAGTGGAACCCGGCACGTAACAACGGTGTTCCGGTAGCAGGTGCGCCGATTGTGACGCGGAGTGGTTTGTGGCGCGATGCAGGGGGAAATGTACGGACGACACGCTCGAAAGTGGCGGGCAAACCAATTAAGCGACCAGGTTGGGAAACACCTGCTTTACGATGGTTTGCGAATACGGTAGAAGAGAACAGACAGGCATATTATATGAAATTGACAGCAGCAGTGCGTAGTGTACATCCGGGTAAGTATATTCGGCTGAGAAAATCAATCAAACTGACGAGGTGATTGTATGGCAGCGGTTGAAGTGTACAATGCAGTGTATCGACTGTTGGCAGCAGATGCGGAGATTTTGGGGTTGCTAGAGTTAAGTCCGGCCTCATCGAATATCGAGAAAGCAAAGAAAATCGTGAAGCGGAAGAAGCCGCCGAATCTCACGACATTAATTCCTATCATCGCATTTTACACGTTGCCAGGAGCGCGTGATGGTGAGAACAAAGAAGTGTATGTCGCGCCGTTTACATTCGATATTTATACGAATGATGATGTGGATAAGGCACAACGAATAGCGAAACGAATTATCCAGATGTTTGATGGGAAATTGCCACAGGTGAATGAAACGGCAACGCTGGAAGCGATGTTTGTGACAGAGCATGAAAGCGAGACGAATCAGGTGAATACGTACTGTTACAGTGTAGGAATTGATTTTGCCGTTGTGGTGGATAAGGCGAGGTTGAAATAAAAAAAGCGGGCTAGGTCACTGAAAAAACGAGCGGATGTTTCGTATATAGTATATAGAATAAGTGTCTGCTGAGTTTTTAAAATAATTAGGAGATGAAATGTATATGACCTACCCAAGAGTATTACATTATCCCGGGAGCAAATGGAGTATGGCGGAGTGGATTGTGAATCATTTTCCGGAACACGAAGTTTATCTCGAGCCCTACTTCGGATCTGGAGCAGCGCTTTTTGAGAAAGAACCAGCTGCAATCGAAACGATTAATGATATGGATGAAGACGTGGTTAATTTATTCCGGATTATTCGAGAGCGGCCAGATGAATTGGCTCGAGCGATAAAATGGACACCATGGGCACGTACTGAATACTACAAGTCATACGAAAAGACCGGTGATGAATTGGAAGATGCGCGACGATTCTTGGTTCGATGCTGGCAGGCGATAGGAGCAAGAACCAGCGATAGAACGGGGTGGAGAAGTTCAATTAAAGCTTCAGGGAAGAACCGGACGACATCGTGGGACCGACTTCCGAATCACATATTGAAAGTTACAGAGCGGTTGAAAAATGTTCAGATTGAGTGCCAGCCAGCGGTTCAAATCATTGAACGCTACCGTCGAGAAGAAGTTTTGATATATGCCGACCCTCCGTATCTCGGTGAAACAAGGAAAAGCCGTATGTACCGGCACGAAATGATGAAGCCTGAACAGCATGAAGAAATGCTGAAAGCACTTCTTGCGCACCCGGGACCGGTTCTTGTTTCTGGATATGCCCACGCCTTATACGAACGTTATCTAAAAGGCTGGCGAAGGGAAACGCGCATTGCCTACGCAGAATCAGGCAAGAAACGAATCGAAGTGCTCTGGATTAATCCGGTGGCCACAGAGAGAATGATGGGGCAGCAGACGTTGTTTTGAAAGGAGGAGCGAGTATGATAACAAACGGCACATACGAAGTGACGAAGCTGCTGGCAGAATGGCGTGAGAGGAAAGAAGACAATGCGAATGCTTGACCTTTTCTCCGGCATCGGCGGCATCTCTCTTGCTGCTGAATGGGCCGGGATTGAAACGATAGCTTTCTGTGAGATTGAATCGTTCTGTCAGAAGGTGCTTAGAAAGCACTGGCCGGACGTTCCGATTTTTGAAGACGTGAAGAAACTGAACAAACAAGCACTGACAGATGCGGGGGTGATCGGGAATGGTAGAACAATTGACATTGTGGCAGGAGGATACCCTTGCCAGCCTTTCTCCCACGCCGGGAAGCGAAAAGGCCAGGCAGATGACCGCCACCTCTGGCCAGAAATGTTTCGACTTGTGCGGGAACTCCGGCCCACTTGGGTTATTGGAGAAAATGTTGCTGGACACGTCACTCTGGGCCTCGACGATGTACTTACTGACCTGGAAAGCGAAGGCTACCAAACAAGGGCATTTGTACTTCCAGCTGCAGCCGTCGGCGCTCCGCACAGAAGAGACAGAGTGTTCGTCGTGGCCCACGCCTCAAGCAAGGGACTACAGGAGCGGAGACAATCCGGATTCACCCCGACAAACCAGGAAACAAGAACAGGGGTGGAGCCAGAATCTGAACGATGCGGTGAAAACATGGCCCACTCCTACCAACAGCATGATGACCATAGGAGATGTACAGCAAGCGAAGTATGCAGAAAACGAAAAGCGGAGGCCGTCTTACCAGGAAGCAAACAAAGCATGGCCGATCCCAAGAGCGGTATATGGAGAACATCCGGGGATAAAAGACCCGAGTCATTTGACGGGAGCTGTGCAAATGTGGCCCACACCAAATGCATCGGACAATCGGGACAGAGGGAATCTATCGAACCCCTGCATTCAGAAGAGGATAGAAGAGGGCAAGCAAGTCAATCTGTCTATGTGTGTATCAGAGAAGAGCGGTCAATTAAACCCGGAATGGGTGGAGTGCTTGATGGGCTTTCCAATTGGCTGGACAGACATCAGTGGCCTGCAGGATTAGGACAGGAACAATATGAGTGGGAGCCTCCCCGGGTGGCTACTGGTGTGAAAGATAGAGTTGGACGACTGAAGGCACTCGGAAACGCAGTAGTACCACAGCAGATATATCCGATATTTGCGGCTATACGTGAAGTTGAACGGATGATGGCATAAAAAAGGCCGGCACAGGCCAGCAACCCACGGGGGCTGTCACCAGTATACCACGGAAGGTGATGAAGATGCAGGAACTAAAAGTACGCGTGTGGGATGAAGAATATCGGTCCCTGCTCACGGATGACGACGTGAACATCCGTATTGAAAGCGGACGGATAAGCGCATATGAAGATGTGTTCGAAGAGTGGGGAATGGAACAACGCGAAATTAAAAACCCGATATTCCTGCGATACACCGGCCTGAAGGACCGGAACGGTCGGGAGATTTATACAGGGGATGTCGTTCGGTACAAACGTGTCAATTACACAGATTGCAGCAGAATGGAAATCGAAAGCGAAGAAGTGTTTGTTGGTGTCATTGAAGAATGGATGTGCGCTTACTGGTTGAAGGTAGACGACAGGAGGATTCCTCTTATGACGATAGCGATAAATGAAGATGAAAAGCAAATGGAGGTTATAGGGGATATTTACCGCAATCCCGAGATGAACGAGGTAGAACAGCTTGATTTATTCCCGGATATGCCGACCCCTTCTCCTGCTGAAATGGAGAAAGAGCCGAATAAGATGCGGAAACATTTAGGTCCGGGGCCAGAAGGGACAACATGCGGTACTTGCCGGTACTTGTATCGAAAAAAGTGGGGTGGAACGTATTTCAAATGCGAACTATACGGCGACTCGAACGGACCGGGAACGGATTTTCGGAAGAAATGGCAGAGCTGCAGGAAATATGAGCTAAGGGAGGATGAGGAGAAGTGAAAGAATGCCCGGAATGCAACGGTTACGGAATGGTCCCGTACTTTAGTTTTATTGAAATGGCAGTAGAGTCGCAAGATTGCCCTAAGTGCGGAGGAGAAGAAGTGGTTGAGGAGGTTGAGGGAGGAGAATAAGCGATGTACTACTTTTGGTGCATGGGGTGAAAACGTAGACTGGGTAAACCTATCTTGCCCGGATTGTGGGGCGAACGAAGAGAATGGATGGGAGGGGAAAACGAATGAAAACGCACGAACTAAAAACAGAACCACCGTATTTTCAGGCAGTGGTGGATGGTAGAAAGCGATTCGAAATTCGGAAAAACGATAGGGATTTTTCCGAGGGTGATACGTTGCTTCTAAAAGAGTTCGAACCAGTGAACAAGGAATATACAGGCCGAGAAGTTGAAGTTAAAGCGCTATACATCACGGACTATGCACAGCAACCTGGATATGTGGTGATAAGCATCCAGAAGATTGGAGCTATGAACGATACAGAGCTAAGGGACATCGAAGAGCGATTGAACGAGATTACAGGAGCCGAATGGTTTCGATATCATGACGAAGGAGCTCCAATGAATATTCTTGGCACTTTCGTAGACGGCGAGGAAAAAGGCATTGGTGAATTTTACAATGATGAGGACGCATACTTTGCAGAACATGCACCAAACGATATACGCCGACTGGTGGATGAGGTTAAACGGTTGCGGAAAGAGAAGGAGCAAGCCTATCACGCAGGATATACACAAGGAAAGTTTGACGCGACGATGGAAATGACCTTCGGCAAATAAAAAACACCCCTTGTCGGTCTGCCAACCGGCGAGGGGCTTCCCTGTTCTTGCCTACAAGAATATTTTACCATGAGCAGGGGGAGTCGGAAATGGTTGCTGAGCAATTATCCTTTTTAGATGCTGTTAATGAAAAGGAAGTGCGTAAGGTCGTTGCTAAGGAGCTGAAAAGATATAAGGCTCTCCGGGTAGCCGTGCAGAACCGGAAAGAGCAAGAGGAGCAAGGGGTGAGCGGGCTGTTTCCTGCGTTGTGCGAATCAGATAAGCAGAAAGAAATGAAGGTGCGCCAGATTGAACGCGCTTTAGAATACACGCTTGATGAGATAGAACGTCGCATTATCGAAGAGAAGTATTTGGGAACGGCGCGAGTAAAGGATATTACACTTTATCTTGATATGGGACTGACAAAGGACCAATATTATGCAAAAAAGAAGGAGGCTATCTCCCAAATTGCCACGGCGCTCGGAATCATATGAGCGCTTTTTATTTTATTCTTAACGAATTGGTAATTCGCTCTCTTTCAGCCTTTTTTAACCCCTTAAAAACCAACTGATAGGAACGGTCAATCATACCGAAAATCTCTTCGGTTGGAATACTGCCGTCCTCTTCGATAGTGTTCCAGTGGCGTTTATTTAGATGGTAGCCAGGCTTAATAGCAGGGTACTGTTCGCGTAAAATCTCACAGACTTCTGGCTCACATTTTAGACTGATATGTAGGATTCCATCCCGGTTTGAAAGAAGAGCGAACATTTTTCCACCTATCTTGAATACATGTATATCCCCACCAAACGGGAAATCTTCGATAGCTCCTTTTTTCTCCAAGCAATAGGTACGAACAGTATGCAAATCCATAATTTGATTCCTGCCTCTCTCATTAGTCTATTATCCTGATATTTACTATTGAGCATTTCAAATTCCATTGCAACTATATTTTGCCGACAAAAACCCGACAAAATACAGGATAAAAAGTAGGACAAAAAACAGGATATTTTGCTGGAATTTTTAAAAACGAGAAAATTGTACGCTAATGCCAAGGAAAATATGCTCCACTTTCCTTGGGAGATGGCGTCAACTCCTGTATCAATGGCGCAACTCGGGTGTACTGAATGGGCGATGAAAGCTGTGGTCTAACGGGCAGAGCAGCTGGAGTCCTAAGCACGCATGACGTGAATGAACACGATGCATGCACACATTTCGTTATAACCACTGATAGATAAGTCTATTGAAGTGGGAGAGGTGTGTTAGTTATGAGCGGCGGGCACTGTGGAGTAAAGCGATGTATTTTCATCGCTAGGGATTGCGAGCGCCGAATCCGCTACGCATGCAATAAAAATTGTTTGTCGTGTCGTTGGCGTCGTTCTCTCGTACATAGACCATATCTGCCCAGGTGAACGTGGAGACGACATATTATTGTACAGGCATTGGTATAGTGCAGGTTCGATTCCTGCGGCCTGGATAGAAGATAAGCGAAGGGGCCGTTCCGGAGAGGGACGGTTTTTTGTTTGATTTTAAAAGGGATTTATGAAGCAGGAAAGAATTAAAAGAATGGGGTGGTAATCTGTGGAGAATTTTTTAAGTACATTTGTATTTTTGCTTCCTGGACTTATGGCATATTTTTGGTTGCAACTGTTTGGATTAAATCCTCCGATTAAGCATACAGCTCCGGAAGTTTCCAGTATTGCTGCGTTACTTTGGTTGCCGATTAGTTATTTAACCTTAGTTTGTCTTAACTTGTGGGCATGGTTATACAATAATCCTGATTCTATGTTTTCTGTTCAAAAAGCATGGACTATTGAAGAAGTTAAACAAGTTACATCAGACGTAAGATACTTAGCTTTGTTTTTATTTGTAAGTGCAATTGTAAGTTTTGGTGTATGTGCGTTATGGGGAAAGTGGGGCGTAAATCTTTTAGAAAAAGCTATTAATATTATTAGAGAATGGAGAGAAGTAGCTCCTTTATCTAAGAAACCTACTGTTTGGGATGAAATTTTCTCAAATAATGATTCACAAGTGGTAGAAATAAGAAAGCTTGATAAGCCTGAATATAAGCAAATCGGGGGTATAAGTAAAGTGTCCCGGCCTTTTGAGCCGGAACGTGCTTTGGTACTTGATGGAATTAAAATATGGACTAAACTAGTAGAAAAGTATAATCCTGAACCCGATCAAGTATTTATCGATATAAAATCAGGCATAGTTATAAAGGTTTTCAATCTTGAAGAAATGTTAGAATTATACCGTGTAGAAACCATGGACAAAGCTCCTATTATTACTTCCCGGGTTTTTTAATTAGGTTGGTAGGAGAAGGTTTGTCCAAGGATCTAATAATGTTAGTAGGAGACTTTTTATCTTGGCTACTCTGAACTTTTATTGGACCTTTTTTACCTTGAGTCATCTTTAAATATCCCTCCTTTTTATCGATTGATTAGCGGACACTAATCCATTCGACAATCGGAGAGATATTCCTTTTTTGCAGGGAAATAGTCCCTTCTGCCGAATTGGTTGGTGGGAGGGATGAAGATGGAAACAATATTGATTCCAATTGATGTATTGATTGAAAAGTTCAAGCCGCTAATTTCAGGTATTGGTCTTTATATTTTTTTGCTTATAGCAAGTTCGTTTCTAGGATTCCTTAAGTATAAGTCGGCCATGTTTGTAGTAGGGAAAATACTATCTTTCTCGAAGGTTGTGCTGTATGGGGCGTTTGTATGGCTAGCATTATATTTGCATTACGATCCGGAAACTAAGCATTTCACCTTACATTTAATTAATGAGCTCTCTTTAGATAGGACATTTGTTATTTTATTAGCTGGTACCGAAGCAATATCAAATTTGCACGCTTTTTTTGATTTTGAGTAGCACCCACGCGGTGCTTTTTATTTTGTAAACAAAAGACCCTATACGAGACATAGGGTCAAATGATTTTTTTCATCCCACACTTTCTGCATTCTCTGAGGAAAACATAATTGTGAACAGAACTCTTGAAGTGAGTGTTGCCGCAATTATCGCAACGCCCGCTGATAACGTCAGGGTATTCTTTGTAGTCGTAAACAATGCTCGTGTCATAACCTTTATATCCTTTTGTTTCAGTAGCCAAAGTATCACCTCCTACTTTTTTACTTCGATGTGTAGGAGGAAATACCTTCCTTTTGTTCAATGGATTGATGGGAGATCAGTATGGTATGATGATAGTGTCAGAAGATAAGCGAAGGGGCCGTTCCAAGGGAGCGGTCTTTTTGTTTTAAGCGAATCAATAAAATGGGCATATTACTTATAAGCAATAAGTTAAAGGAGAGACACGAAGTGGATAGTTTAAAACAGGCGCAAACAGTAAATCTATCGGAAGAGTTAGAAACACGAGAGGGAGTAACAACCATTAGGATTGAACCCCATCAAGAATTCAAAATAACAACCGGCCAAAAGGAACGGGCATTCCAGGGACCGGCTGTTATTTTGGTCAATCAGGATTAGACTCTGCGATAGCTGAATGCATTTTTGATGTACGCTGCATGATAGCTACCTTTTGATCCGGCAGACATTAAACCTTGGTGAATAGACACTGGAACGTTGTAATAGTCATACGTTCCGTTGTGAAACTGAATTCGTAAGGTTTGAGATGCCGGATCATATCCTACAGCTCTGAGATTAGACGAGCTTACTGGAATCATATGCATGCATGTCACCTCCTTCAGAACTACCATTCAACACGAAAAAATAATTTCCTACAAATAACAAGGAAAATAGTCCCTCTTGTCGAATGGGTTGCATGGGAGGGATAGGAATGTCTGATCAGAAAATAAAGGATATTTTTAAATACTATAATAGAATGGGGAGTAACTGGAATATATGGATTAAGCACGACAAATTGGGCTTTTCACTTCTAATTCTTACTATACTGATGCCCATCTTAGTTTTAGTTTTGTGCACTTTCGGTACTATAGGGCGTGGAAGTACAGTTGCTCTTATGGTTTTTTCCATTCTACTGATGAGTGTTGGATACATATTCTATTCCATAAAACAAAAAGAGTTTTTGAAAAAACATTACTATGGAATGTCAAGTATGTATGAGATAAAAGTAAACATTTTGAGAGCCTATCTTTATAAAAAAGAAAATACGAACAAAAGAGCAACTGGAGTTTTTGGTCCGTGTATTAAAAAGTAAATCTGAGAAAAAGAAACGAAATCTTAACCTATGGTTTGCGCCACTTTTTCTTACATTATTAGTTCCTTTGTGGAATTCCATGCTTAGCGAAAGAGCAAAGAAAGTTAAAGACTGGAGTACATTTTTGGAACTTTTTGAAGCGACAGCAATATTAGTCATCATTATGCTTATTTTCATTGGCCTGTTCCGTATTATATGGTACTTAATAAAGAAATCCTTTAATGCAAAAAGCGAATTGTATAGTGAGATGGCAAACATTATTGAAGAAGAGATCCTTTTTGAAAAAATTAAGTAAGAGAGCACCCCAGCGGTGCTTTTTATTTTGCCTTGGAGGTGGATAAAATCTGCCTACTCTACTTTAGAACAAAGTAGAGAGGAGATGGATGCAGTGGCTCAAATCGGAAACCCGAAGAAGGTCATTATTAAAGGTGTTGGCGCGTTAATGGGTTCGTACGAGGTCCCTAACCCGGACAAGACATCAGCGCAAAAAACGATTCGTCGGGCGATTACGCTCGGAACGATGCAAAGTTTGAAGATTGACTTTAACGTAGAGGCAGAGGATATTTTCGGTGGCGACTCGAACTTCCCGATTGACCAGCTGATTAAAAATAAAATGATCGAGATTACAGCTGTAGAAAGTAAATTTGATATGAACTCGGTATCGTTGCTCATGGGGTCCCCGATTCGGGAAAAAGAAGGAAACGACTATCTGTGGGAGATTGGCCGCCTTATAAAAGTGAATACAGGTACGGCTGGCGATCCGAGTACAGCGACGATTCCGAATCATGCTATTACAGGAGCGGGAGCGACCATTAGCGCAGAGGACATAAACGTAACGCTCCAATCGTCAAATGTGCAATTGGAGTTTGGTGGCGTGGCAACAAGCATGACAGATGTTCCGGCAGTTGGACAATTCAAAGTGTGGGTTCCGACCGGCGGAACAGTCGGCACATACGACTCCGTCGTCCTGCTTGAGCCTGGTATCACAGATAACGCGTATGTATCATACCGCCGTAAAATGGCTCCCGATGATGAGCTACAAGTCATGAACATGTTCAAGAATGATCTGCCATTCCCGATTTCTGTCGTACACACCGGGGCGTACATGCAAGATGGTCGTTTTCATGGTGTGCAAACAGAGTTGTACAAGTGTATTCCAAAAGGCCAGTTTACGCTTGATTTCCAACGCGCTACAGCTTCTACTAACTCGCTCAGCTTGAAAATTGTTGACCCTGAGTTGCCCTGCGGTCTGATTGGCACGATGAAGAAATTTGTGACTACACCGCCTGCATGCTAGGCTGAAATGAATAGAGAAGCCCTCGGTATAATGAGTCGGGGGCTATTTCTTTAGAGGGAGATGATATGCATGGATGCTGAACAACAAGCATTGGAGATTGCCCGAAAGATGAATGAGGAAGCGACTGCCCGTGTAGGTGAAATGATTACCCGGCAATCGGAACAGGAACAAACCGTTACACCGGAGCAGGCTGAATATAACAAAAAAGTATGGATGGAAACAGGAGAGCCGTTTACATTCCGTGATGGCAAGACGTACTATGTCCAGCCGTCTGCCCTTTCTGATGCGTTTGAAATCATGAGTATTCTCTCTAAAATCAACGTGTCGCTTGTCATTGCTAATTTTATGCCCACAGGCGATGAGGAGAAAGACAAGGAGCGTATAGATAACGTGTACCGGATTATGGAACTTGCTTTTAAACAGTATGGTTTAACGCGAGAATACATCGACCAGAACGTAGATGTTGTCATGGCTTCACGAATTATCGAAGCGGTCGCAGGGATGAACGGTCTTTTAAAAGTTTGAGTCCCTCGCCTGAAAAAGAGGGGCAAGTTGAAATCCGAGATGGCGAGGGAAACGTTGTAGACTGGGGACATATCTTCACATCGCTTTATCTTCACACATCACTCCGGAAATGGGAGATTTGGCAGCACACAATTCCGCAGATTGCGGCACTCATGCAGGCAATCGGGAAGAAAATTGAATTCCAAATCAAAATTAGTGCAGGTGGATTGTTTGGTGGTGTGTCTAACGAAGATGGAGAAGTCGATGAAGAAGGGTATCGCATAGCAACTGAAAAAGATATTGATTTAATTGCATCGCTTCTTAGTGGATAGAAAGCGAAAATACCTGCGGGAAGGTCTTGCCTATTCTAAGGACAAGACTTTTTCTTTTTTGGACGGTGAGATGGATGTCAGAAGAAAAACATTCACTGAAAACGGAGATTGAACTTTTCTTCGGGGATGCTGTCAGCGAGACAGAACGGTTAGCGAATGCTATGGCTTTACTTAACACAGCAGTCACAGCTTCAGAAGGGAAATTGAATCTGTCTCAATTAGTATCTGATTTTAATAAACTGAAAGAAGCACTCTCAGGTGAAGGTAGACTGGTAGCAGAACTTGATGCCGGAAACATTAAAAAGCGAGTTGAGTCATTTTTAAATAGTGCCATTAACAATATGCAGATCGAACTGAAACAGGAAACACGCGGGCGAAAAAGCAAACAAATTGATATTTCACAGGAAACACAGAAGCTAACGGAACAAGCCCAAAAGCAAATGATGGGGGAAGTTAAAAAAGCCATTGAAGAAGGAATTGTACCTGGAAGCTTCAAAGTAAAGGGAGCGTCAGGTAGAGTCAATGTTGATCTATTGAAATTAAATGACATTGACGAAATGATAAAGTTGACCGCAAAAGCCGGCTATGAAGGTGCAGTTGACGTACTGAACAGCATCAAGAAAAAAATCACACAATCACCAGCGGAACAAGAAGGATTTAAGTTTGTCATTCCACCAAGTGCAGTAACGGCTATAAAAGGTACGATTCAAGAAAAAATTATTGCCGCAATGGAAAATGCACAGGTTCACTGTAATTTCAAACCGGTAGCCTCATTCAATTTGAAATCATTGGATTTGATTCAGAAACGGATGAAAACAGCACTGGAAGAAGCGATTAATAAAAATCTCGAATTCGAGTTTATCCACGGTAAAACCAAAGAAAAAGTACCGTTCAAGTTCACACTAACAACCGAGTTAATGCATCGTGTAATCGAGATGGCACAGCGCGAACTCGCCAAGGTATTGGTCAATCCTGAAAGTGTTCAACTTTCCAAAGATGCGAAACAGGCTGATTTCAAGGTAAACGTAATAGGGATGGAGGAAACACTCAACAAGATTAAAACGTGGGTAACCAATGTCAACAACCATTTTCTATCAGCAGATGCCGACGTAAACAAGTTAATTGCATCTAACATCGATATGGAGAATTTTCAGCAAAAGATTACAAGCATCGGAGATAAAATCAAGCAAGTATCCGATGCGTTCAAAAAGATTCAGGTGTCAGACGAATCATCGAATCTGGCTGCGCTTGTAAAAGAAGCAGAAAGCTTACAAACGTCCGTTATCAATTTTTTAACCGTGTACAAAGCGATCCCGAAAACCATCAGAGAATCACTTGACCATAATTTATCTGTTGTGCTTAAAGAATACGAGTCATCACTTACACAATTGAAAGTGGATGCGGCCAAGGAAGAATTGATCAAAGGATTCGGTCAAGTAGAGAAGAAAATGAAAACGGCGATTGAACAGTCCTTTGTTCAACTGATTGAACAAACACCACATGTGATTGATGCGAGTAAATTATTGACGATTTACAATGCCTGGTCGAAGTCTATGACTGAGCATTTAGATCGTTCAGCAAGAGAAGAATTATCTACGTTATCAACCTCCATTATTTCTAACAGCCAAGCGGTAATGCATCAGTTTACACAGTCGTTGCTTGGTTTGCTGCATGTTGTTGTTCCACCGTCAGCAGAGAAAAAAGACGAAGTAACCGTACCTTATATGCAAGTACAGGAGCGGATTCGTCAGCGTGTGCAGGATTTTGTCCAGCAGTTAGTCGGTGACTTTACTATTTCTCGTCCTCCGCAAGAAGGGGAAGGTATCGGAATTAATATCGAAATTCTGCAGGTCGCAATGAATCGTGTACAGACAATATTAAAAGACATGGTGGAGGAGCAATTGCGCGAGTTAACGGGGCGCATCGGTACGGAAAAGCCATCGCTGTCAAAAGAGGAAACGAAAGCGATTGACGAGATGTTATATGCAGAATCAAAGAAAATCCTCAATCTTGTGGTTGACCAGGCGCGTTCCATTGCCAAGTCATTCACCGATGGCATCTCTAAGGATGGATTTGCGACGTTTACACAAGAAGAGCGGGCGAAAGTGCGTGAGCAGTTACTGCAAGGCATGGGACATATCGTAGCGGAGTTATCATCCAGTATGCAGGTGCTTTTACAGACCTTTTCCATTCCGCGTGATTTAGGTATCGGCGGAAGTGAGAAAGTAAGAGGATTACTCAATAATATTTTTAAGGGGATCGATAACTCCGTTTTCTCTCACCTGAATAAGTTATTATCGGAAGTAGAAGTAGGTGGCCGGATATCGCTATCGACACTTCCGAGAATGAAGAAAGAACTTCGTGATTTCGAAAACAAAAAAATATCGAGGTCAGAGATAGAAGAATGGAAGAAACATGATCTTGATTATCAGTTCCTGAAAATGATTAAGCAATCACGGATTATGAAGCCATCAGAAGGTGATGCGTACTATAGTGACTTCTATGTGACAAGAGATCATGTAACCGGAGCGCGTCAAGTGCCAGAACTTCCGAAGTGGATTCAGTCGTTGTTTGTTTCAAATAAAGATGAATTAGGGAAATCTATTTCTCACGCTGCTGCTAACCTGGACCCGAAATTCGGTATCAAGTCCGAAACAGAGTTCATGGATTATCTGAAACGGCTAGCAAGTAAGTATGATGGCATGAAGTCTATCGAAGAAAGGCTAAAAAATGAACTGTTAAATGATGTTGACCGTGCTGTAATCGAGCATATGAAGTCAACCATTCGCCAACTTGAGCAGTTGCAGAAAGTAGCGAAAGCGGCCTTGACTCCACGTTTGCGCAAAACGGGCAGTTACCGAATCAAAGACGAACACTTTGAACAATTCGCCAATGTTATTGGCAAAGTGAGCAGAGAAGGAGTTCCGCGTTTTTCGCAGAAGGAAATTGATCAGGCGGTAGCGCAGCGCAGGGAAAAGAATGCATCTGTCATCGGATTGCGCCAGAAACTGAACGAGACAACGGATGCGGTTGTGAAGGAAGTTGAAAATAAGCTGCTCCATAATATTGATTCTGGATTCGTGCGATTGATCGAGGGGATACGTGGAATTAACGTGCCGCCGATTGAGTTTACTATCGTAGGTCGTATTCAGTCATGGATGCAGCAGGTGCAAGATGAGACTGCACGTGTTCTGGAACGGATGGTGGATAGTTCGTTACGCCCTGTACTCGAACAAAACATTCCGTTCCCGACGCATAACGCAGGTCATGGTCAGCCGTTTATTCATGCAGGTTCACCGTATCCACCTGGATTCAATCCGTTCGGATCCCCTGCTCAAACCGGTAATGAACAGCTTACTCCTTACATCCCGCAAGCAGCACCACGCACTGATTTTGACCGGATGCATGCATTGGAACGTCAGGCGCTAATTAATGCTGAACGTATTCAGAATCGCTTTAACAATTTGATGCAGAAGGGAAACTTTACACCGGATAATTTCAGAGAATTAGCGGACATATTGAATGCATATCAAGCAGAAGTAGGAGCAGCGGCCAGTCGTTATCGAAATGTGCTCACTCAATTGGGAACGGACGGCACAACAGGTACAGAAGACGAAACGGTGGCTCGTTTATTGGCGGAAGCAAGAACAAGATTACGTGAGGAAACGAATCTTGCTAAGCAACGACTGGATCACTACATTGAGAGTACATTCAAGCCAGCAAGTCAATCCGATGCGCTGACAAAACGGTTGTTACAACAGGAATTAAAAAATGCGGGTTATCTTGATGCAGCGGATTTGAACGTACAAAAGATGCAGACACGCTTTTATGGAAAATTGGATGAGGCACAGATGCAGGCGTTAAACGGAGAATTATCACGCTACTACCAGTTAGCGCAACAAGTTAGTTCTATGCATCTGCTAAACGAGGAAGATATTGCAGCATCAAAACGAGAAATGCAGTATCTGAACCAGTTACTTGCATCAATCTCAGCACGTTACAGTCAGATTGCCAAACAAACAGCAGAAGCTAATAAACAGCAGCGGGATCGGGATAAGCGCGGGGAGTTGATTGGACAACACGATTTACTGCGTAACATGTCGATCAGTTCAGCAAAGTTTAAAGATACACTCAAGCAAATGAATGAATTTAGTAACTTTGTTGAGATTACCAATGCACAGGTTCGAAAAGGCGCGGATGGCTGGAATAGCTGGTCTGCTACTCTAAAAACTGCTGAAGGTAATACGGTTCGCATGTCCGGTGTGATTAATATGCTGACCGGTGAAATCTATCGTCAATCTGAATCAATCCGGGAAGCGCAAAGTCGATTGGAACGGTATGCACAGATGTCAGCGATAGCGTCACCATTTGCCAATTCAATGCGTGGGGGTCGCGGATGGCAGAAGGATTATTCTGTACAAAATTACAACCCGGTAACAAGTGGGGGTGCAGAAATCGATCCGGGCGGAGATACAAAAACGTTCATGGGTTCCATTGTTAATACTATGCGATACATGCTGTCCGGGATGCTCATGGGAACACCTACTATGATGTTCCACTCTGCATTCGAAGCAGCAAAAGAATTTGATTATCAGCTTGAGAAAGCGCGTCAAAACTTCGTTATCAAAGACCCGAAAATGTGGAATCAAGCGATAGAACAAGTGAGTATGAGGCATGGTGATGTGAAGGATAAGGAAGAATTAAACAAACTTGTGAAAGAAGAATCAAACCGCCTTATATACGAAATCAGGGATGGAGCAGTTGAGCGTCTGCAAAACATTGCGATCACGTATGCAGTTCCGACTGCCGAAATATCGAAGGCATGGCAGATTGCTTCGCGTATCACAAATTCAGATGATGAAGCAATCGCCTTTACGCGAGAAGTAGCCAAAGTTCGGACATTGGAACAAGTAGACGTAGAAAAGGCAGCAATGGGATTCGAAGCGGTAAAATCACAGTGGGGTTTGAACGGCTATCAGTTGGAGAAGTTCAACAATATGATGATAAAAGCCGCGAACATTTCTACAGCTACAGTTGAGGACTTGCTGGATTTCCAAAAGCGTGCCGGTTCGATTATGCGTAATAATTTAGAGGGGGCAGGATTGAGCAAAAATGATGCGGCTGCATCTTCCATTGCATTTGCATCCTTGTTCAGTCAGGGTTCGGGCAGAAGTGGGGCAGAAGGTGGTACATTTGCGAAAGCTGTAACAGAACGCCCATACCAAAGTGCGCAGGCTGAATATTTCAAGAAGAAGGCCGAACAGTTAAACATTGAGGAATTGAACCCATACAAGATAGATGAGTTTGGAAATGTACACAAGAGAGCCTTCACTGACTGGTTTGCTGCGCTATCGAAAGCAATGGTGATAGCGATGCCGACCGACCAGACAGAAATACTCAAGCAAGCGGCAGGTGTATACCATTCCGGTTCATCAGCGGCAATTCAGGCGATGATTACAGATATGCAGAAAAATGCTGCGGAGATTGCAAAAAGAGTCAATAACAATCGCAGATCACTAGGGCTAGAAGAATTCGACCCGAAGGCTGATATGGACAAAATAATGAAAGAGTATATTAAGAAAATTAGCGAAGCAACACCGGAAGAGTCCGAAGTCATGCTCGCTGGAATGTCCACTACATGGAATTTTCAAATTGATCGTGTCAAAGCGATGTGGGAGTCCTCTACATTCAGAGTGCTTGATGCTTTGAAACCGGAGTTTCAGGATCTGACGACCACATTAGGGGTTTTACTTCGTTCGATGCGAGAAAATGCTACAACATGGGCACAGGCAATCACAGGAATCACCAATATCGGTATGATGTTAGCAGTTGGATATGGCATGAATACACTCTATAACAAATGGAAGGGATTCGGTCAGCAAACGAGAATGGATGAAATTGACAGACAACGGGGCTTGTTGCAGGCAGAACGTGGAGCCATTAGTCTTCGCAAGGATTTGTTGGAAGATCGCCTTGCACAATTCCATAGTCAACATGGGAAAGAAATTGAACGTTTTAACGCGGTAAAAGATGAAAAAGTGTATAAATCGCGTACTGAGTTGATGCAGGCGGAGTGGGATGTGCAGCAAGCACGAGACAACTATGAGCGTAGAAAAGGTACGCTCACACCATTCGAGGATGAACAGGAACGGGCGAAAATGTACAGCCTAGAGCGTACAGTGGCGGACAAACGAAAAGTAGCGGAGGAACAGGAAAGCAAGCATGGACTTGATTCCAAAGTATTGGATGAATATAGCCGCCTGCAAACGGAAATGGCGCAAGTGGCGGTGCAGGCTACACGATTAAACCAACGCATGGATATGCTGGACAGAGGGGCGCAACAGTGGGGAGTGGATGTATCGCAATTACAAGTGAAGATGGACAGGTTAGACAAAGAGTTTCGGAACGGCTCCATCAATATGGACATGTACAATCAAATGATGAAAGAAACAGCAAGAGCGGCAGGTGTGGCAGAGGATAATATCGAACGCTTGCAGAAGGAAATGGATAAACTTGAACGCGAATTTAGAGAAGGTGGAATGAGCGCACGAGTCTTCAATAAACAAGTCGATCATCTACGAAACATGCACTTAGCCGGAGATGCGGCACTTCCGGGCGGCGGGTACGGCGGGAGAGCAAATCAGGGCGGCGCAGATATGTTAAATATGGTTGCGCAAGCTTCCTTGTTCGGCGCACTCATGGGAGGGTTCAGTGACCGCTCCATATTCACACGCACAGGAGATTTATTCGCGCTAATGAAAGAAGCGGTACGAGAAGGCTCAGCGAGTGGATTTATTCGTAGTTTTGGAAGTTTCTTCGGTCGTGGACTTGAACGAGATGAAAACGGGAAAATCGTGCGTGATGAAAATGGGCGCGTCCGTAAAAGACAACTTGCCCCAGAGCCAGAAGGTGAGCAGGGAAAAGGTAGGGGGGCGATGAGTAGGCTTGCAACGAGTTCACCACGATTAGCAGGGGCTTTAGGTGGCGGATTGTCGATGCTTCTTAGGTTATTAGCGGGCGGAGTCGGTTTAGGGCTGTTGACTGGTGGATTCGCTGCATTTACCTATGGTATGGCAAACGATAATGAGAAGACGCAGATTGATATTCAGCAATTCAAGGATATCGAGAAGAATGTCATGGCGATGAAAGAATCTTCCTCTTGGTTTATCAGAAGCGTAGTCGGTGTAAAGGAAATCATCGACACACTTACCGATGGAGTCAAGTCGATTCTAACAGATGGTTCTCTTGATGGATTCAGAAAGCATGGTAACGCATGGGTGATGGGTTGGAACGCACAAACACCGAAAGAGTTTGAGCAGCAGATGGAAGCGCAGGCAGGAGCTCGTATCCGTGAGCAAATGGTTGAGAGGTACGGAGAAGCTGAGGTAAAGAGACGGGAACAAGTGTTTAGCGAGATGTATTTTAAAGAAGCGAAGACGCTGGAAGATTACAAGAAGATTAGTCATTCATTCCTCGAAAAAGACAGGCAAAAAACAGAGGAAGAAGAGAAAAAGCTAAAAGAATTCTCAGATAGAGCAAATGGTGTAATAACATATGAGACGATGCAGAGTATCCAAGAATTTCTTGAACCGATTAAGCGAAAGTTAGAAGTTGCCCGCTCGAATTCAGAAACAGGATACGAAGTTGCCAAGACAAAAGCATTGTTATCAGGGATGCGTGAAGATTCAGAGCAGGTACGGAAACTAACCAATGATTTCTTGAAAGCACAAATCGGATTGCTTCGAGCGTATACAGCACAAATAGATGAGAAAATGAAGGAAATGATTAATCGGGCAAAAGAAGAAGAGAAAAAAGGAAAGGTAGGGGAAGTTGAAAAAGTAATGAACAGCCCGGAGTTTATCGCACTCCAACTGGATAAGAACACCCACAACGCTCAAATAGTACAAATGCAACTCCAAATGCATCAAACAGATTTATCGGCGATCAGCAGTATCACAACCAAACTGGAACGTGCAAAACGCATGGCACAAGCAGAAGGAAATATCCGTCGTTCGAACTTGCTACTCGGTGGCGCAAAAGAAGATTCAATGGCTGTCAAAATGGCAGATCGGCAGACGATGTTGAATATCAACAATCAAATTGGTCAGGCGATTGTGGAACTACAAAAGCAACTGAACAGTGGCAAGTTTCAAGGTGAAGATCGTAATGATATTTTGCTTCAAATCAAGGAGCTGCAAGCAGAAAGCCGGGATAACCTTGTTAAAATCCGCGAAAAGATGACAAACAGTCTGTCCACGTACAACTTGCCATCCGGGATTCAAGGAATGACCTTCCAGGAAGCGATGCAGCGTAAAAATGACTACCGCTCGTATGCGATTACGCAGGGTGGTTTGACAATCAACGTCAACGTACCGGTACAGGGGAATTTTGGCGATGAGAAGGTAGCGAAGCAGCGCGGGCAGGCAACGGCACGGCAGGTGGCACAAGAAGTATCGAATATCCTGAGTCGTCAGGTGAAATCGTTTGGAGCGGGAGTGGGGTATTTCAGCCCGTTCGCCGTTGGAAGAACATAGATTAATTTGAGTCGCTACCGTTTGGTGGCGGCTTTTTTGTGGTATGTTTCGTCAAAGCTATCGAAAATACAAAATGATTCACCATTGTATGCTAAATATTTACATGGTATGATAGAGTAAACCAAGAAAATGACGAACGATTCATACCCTATCATGCCATGTTCTCTAGTAGAATGATAAGCAAATTAGAGGACATATGGCTATCTTAAAAACTGGACAAGCCATATGCTATCTAGATAAAGGAGCTGATAGTGTATGTGCGATAAGAACGGAAAGGGTGATGATGATATGATGGAAGTAAAAGAACAAAAAGTTCAAAACATGACTAAAGAAGAGCGCAAGCAGTATGCCCGTGACCGTATTAAAAAAATCTGTGACCGTAATGATTCTGCATTAAGGAGATTGTCTAAAAATTGAGTTTAGAAGAATTTGATATAGTTCCTTTAACTTTAGACGATATATACGTAATTCATGAGGAAATGTTAGAACGTTACGGCGGGATTTCGGGGGCTAGAGAGCCAGGGTTAATAGAGTATATGACCGAAAAACCCTTTCAAGAAACTTTCGGCTATATTCTTTACCCTGGCTTATTTTTAAAAGCAGCTTGTTATATGGAGGGATTTGCTACTCATCAATATTTTAATGATGGTAATAAAAGAACAGCATATGGTTGTGCAGCTTTATTTTTAGATTATAACGGATTTACCATTATTGTTGATGATGAAGAGCTTTTCAATATGACTATGGACGTTGCTCTTAGAAGAGTTGACGTTAACGAACTTTCAAAGTGGCTTGAATCAGTTTCAGTTCCCTCAGAATACATAGAATAGTAAAACACTCTCCTTCAACAGAGGGTGTTTTTTATTTCGCTTAATTTTCCGACAAATATAAAGGTGATTGATGTAAAATGTAGGAAAAAGAAAGAAAAGGGGAGAGGAAATTTTGAAGATTGTACAGTATGTTGGAATAACCATTATATGCCTGTGTTTGCTGATATTAGGTGGGGTGTATGTGCAGCAGACGTTTTTTCCGTTTGAGCGGGGCGCAAAGACGGTGGGTGTGGATAAACAACCTGAGCCGGAAGTGAAGAAAGATGAACAGGTGAAGGTGGCAGAAAAAGTAGCAGAGACAGAGCGTGAGGAGAAGAAGAAAGGCGCGATTGTTAGTGGGCAGTTTGCTGTAATAAACAATCCTTGCTTTGCAGCGACTTCAGAGGAAGCGCAAGACGAAATGTATGCGTACATTAGAGAGGGGAATACAGATGGAATTATGAGAATGATGGTCAGATACGATATTTTCAAACTTCCTAAAGGAACGGGAGTGAATGTTGTTAAGCGTGGCTTTACAACGGCGGTGGTGGAAGTTGTAAATACAGGTGAAGTCGGAATAGTCCCTGTGGAATTTTTGTCTCACCCTGATGATGAGCAGGTGGTTGGTGTTTCTAAAGGAGCAGATGTGACTAAACCATCAGCTTCTGCGTCTTCTCATCAAGCTAATAAGAACACTGGGAACAATCAAGTATCTTCTGTTGAACAATATTTCCGTGATTTGAAAACGTATGCAGGAAAAGGGCAGTTAAAGGGAGTAAGTGTAAAAATAGGAGATACACAAGATAAGGTAACAGCTAAATATAAAGAACCATTAGATACAACTTATTTTAACGGTGGGGATTGGCATGTGTACCCATCTTTCGTTATCATTTTCAACAAAAACGAAGAGGAAGAGACTAATAAAATAGTAGCGCTTGCGATTGACAAAGATAATATCAAGAAAAAACATGCTGATTTGACTTTTGCCCAAATCAAAAAATTCTTGGGAAACCATTTGAAGAAGCACACGACGAGGATAGTGGTGAAGGTGATAATGAGTGGCGCCTCGATTATAAAAGCGGTTCATATATACTTTCCTTTCGTGCTTATACTGAAAAAGGAAAAATAAAAGGGATTTACGTTTACAAATATAATCCTAATAGCAGACCTGCTTAAAAATATATAGTAGAGGTGAGAATGATGAAAAAGTCAATTGGAAAACTTGTTTTGATTTTGTTGGTGGCAGTCGTATTATTTCCAGTTACAGTATCGAATGGGGTAGTGGAAGCAGGAACGGACCCAGCGCTTGTTGACAATATGAAAAAGAAGAGTCGTCAGTTTTTCGATATGAAAGATGAGAATGGTGTGACGTATAACGTTTATATTTTCTCAAATAACGAAAAAAAGAAAGTGACAGGAAGAAGCGATATATGGGCAGGAGCAAGTGAAGGTGATATTTGGTATACAGGTGATTACCATATTGCTTTACGTAAGAAAGGAAGTAACGTTGTGCATATTCAACGATACGATGTAGTAGGATACGAGTATAACTATACAAGAAAAATGATATACCTTCTTTCGTCCAAGAATATAGGGCAGCCAGATATTATTTCGTTCTCTACAACTGAGTGCTCGAATTGCAGAGAAGCAAGAATGTATTATATAAAAGATGGGAGAATAGAGAGAGTTAAAATAAAAACTGATGATGATGTGGATGAAACACTGTGGTATTCAGAAAAGCCGAAGGTAATCGGTAAAAACTTGTATCAATCAGTGGTTTTTACAAATACAGAAGACATCGGAGTTCATTTCAACACCTACTCGTTTAATCCAAAAACAGGTGTTATGACACTGATTAAAACGAAGAGTTATATCAACGATCAACAAGAACTAGGCGATGCCATTTATAAAAAGTGGAAAGCGAGTCCTGCCTATGTAGTCAATTGAACTTTAACCAAAGAGGGCATCTGTCCTCTCTAATGTTTTCGCGTCGTATCATCACGGGTTGCGGCGGTTTCGTCGTTCTGAAAAAATGAGGATGAACTAACGGAATGAGACGAAGTTCCGCCGGCTCATCCTCAATTTTATGCTTCTGATTTCGCGGCGGCCTCTTCTCTTTCGTTTCCATTCACTGACTTGGACGACGTTACTGTCCTGTCTCGTTGGCGCACCTCACTTCCCTGGCCAAGCAACAAGCCTTCGATGATTCCCTCCACTTTGATTCGGTTCTCCCTGGTCAACCGCCGGAATTTGGCCAGAAACTCGATGTCTGCGGGAGAAAAATCCCCTCCGATTGCTTGCTCTGATATACGTGCGGATTTTTCACCCTCCCCTCTTAAAATCCAATCAGCCGAAACGTCAAAAAAATCGGATAACGCGATCAAAGCGTCGGCTCCAGGTTTAACCTTGTCCAACTCCCAGTCACCAACATTCCCGCGCGAAACGCCGATAGCCTCCGCCAAATCCTTCTGACTAATTTTTTTGGTAGCCCGAAGCTCTTTGATCCTTTGGCCAATACTCATTAGATCACCCTCCGCATTAATATTCGAGCAATACAAGAAAAATACACGTAAAATTACGCGTTTATTGTTGATTATACACTAATATACGTGTATTATATTGGTAGATAGAAAACCACATCACAAACCGATTCTACCATACCGCAATAGGTGCAAACAGTCGAACCTTGACAACTGAATAGCAAGATTCAGTGGATATTTGTGAGGAGGGAAATCGTATGAACCAAAAAACTGGTTTGCTAGACGAGATGATGGCATTTTTGCTTCAACCTCATAGACTCACATACAAAGACGTATACACAGCACTTGATATACTCATTTTATGTCCGGAGTGGGAGCGAGAGCAAGCATGGGATATTTTGAAGGCGGTGACTCGTAGATACGAAATTGCCCCCGCTGATGATTGGCAGGAAGAAACAGGGGATTTTCTCGAAGATATGAAAATTATTTTGGACAGACCGGAACGACCGGATGATATTGAACTGTACGATGCCATTATTTCGCTAATGTTGTGCCAGGAATCGGAACGCGAGGAAGCGTGGAATATCATGCGAGCTATCGTGTATCGGTATGAGAACGAGCCAATCGTTTCGACACAAGATGTAGTTGATGTAGAAGAGTTGTTTCAAGAAATATTTCGTCTGATTAGCTTGGCAGAGCAGTTAAATCAAGAAGAAGTAGAATACTACGATGGCTATTCTGTGCTGGTGAGCTAAACACAGGGCAGGAGTTGTTTGGGCTGATTCGGCAGCCTCAAGTCGAGAAGTGCGCTAGAAAGGATAGCGCAACACTCGATAAGGTACACGCTTATGCGTGGGAAACGTCATACATGAAAACCGTATGACCACCATCGTCGGTCAGGAATGATGTGAAAGTATCAGGAGAGCGACGAATACAAAGAGCAGGAATATCACAGTTTCTGCAAGATATGAGCAGAAAAGTGCAAGACATGCTGATGACCTGAAAATATAGAGGTTTCAAGGCTTCGCATGAGTTTCTGCTCGATGTAACTGGAGTGCGAAGTTGGCTCTTATCTTCCTGCCCGAGCAACAGTCCTTCGTTTCTGCTCGATGTAACTGGAGTGCGAAGATAATTTGATCGAGCTGTGCTTTTTCATCCAGCTTTGTTTCTGCTCGATGTAACTGGAGTGCGAAGGTAAGTAAGGTCGGCGATAATGGAAGGGAGAGCAGTGTTTCTGCTCAATGTAGCTGGGGTGCGAAGTTCAATGCAGCCAAAACAAGGGAGGCAAGAAAATGAAACACACGAAAGTCATGCGCTATCAAATTATCAAACCAATCAACGACACGTGGGAAACGTTGGGACATGTTCTGCGAGAAATCCAGCGAGAGACACGCGCGGCGCTAAACAAGACTATTCAACTCGCTTGGGAATGGCAGGGATTCAGGGCAGAATATAAGCAACGTTATGAAGAATATCCAAAAACAAAAGATCATCTTGGATATTCAGCGCTGCATGGCTATGCCTACAATCGCCTGAAAGATGAGTTCTACCGAATGAACACAGCTAACCTATCCCAGACGGTTAAACGTGCGGCAGACAAGTGGAAATCCGACCTAAAAGACGTTATGCGCGGCGACAAGTCAATCGCCAGCTTTAAAAAAGATTGTCCGATTGATATCGTGTCCCAGGCGCTTAGAATTCGCAAAGATGGTAGTGACTATATTCTGACACTAAGCCTAGTGAGCATTAAATACAGAAAGGAACTGGAACGCAAGCAATCATCATTTGATGTTCTGATAAGTGCAAATGATAAAACACAGCGTGATATTCTTGACAGGCTCATCGCTGGAGAATACAAGCTTGGAGCATCACAATTGCTCTATCACAAGAAAAAATGGTTCGTTAATGTGAACTACCAGTTTGAGAAAGAAGAAACAGCATTCGACCAGGATAACATCATGGGTGTTGACCTGGGGATCGTCTATCCGGTATACATGGCGTTCAATAACTCGTTACATCGGTATAAAATAGAAGGTGGGGAGATTGAACGGTTCCGAGCACAAGTAGAACGTCGGAAGAAACAATTACTTCAGCAAGCCAAATACTGCGGCGAGGGGCGGCGTGGTCACGGAACGAAAACACGTATCCAGCCAATTGAAGTTGTCTCAGACAAAGTAGCCAATTTTCGAGATACAGTGAATCACCGATACTCACGCTATGTTGTGGATATGGCTATCAAGCATCGTTGCGGTACAATTCAGATGGAAGACTTGACTGGTATTGCAACAGACAATACTTTTTTGAAAAGTTGGCCGTACTATGATCTGCAACAGAAAATAGAATACAAGGCTCATGAAGCAGGTATACAAGTTGTCTATATCAAGCCTGATTATACAAGCCAACGTTGCTCGAAATGCGGTCATATTGAACGCGATAATCGAACAGAACAGGCGACATTTGAATGTAAGTCATGTGGCTTTAAGACGAATGCTGATTTTAATGCAGCACGAAACATTGCCACAAAGGATATTGAGAAGATTATCGCAGAAACATTGAAATAATGAGCTGTTTAAAAATTTTCGGGGCGATTCGGCGTCCTTGAGTCGAGAAGTGCTTTGGAAAGTACAAAGTGGCACTCGATAAGGTACACGCTTATGCGTGGGAAACGCTATGCATGAAAACCGCATAGCCACCATCGTCGACCGATAGTAGCGTCAAAACTACTGAGGATCGACGACATACAGAACGCAGGAATGACGGTAGGTTTTCGCATTCAAGCAGAGATATCTTTCTGAATATAAGAAGCGAGAAAAGTAGTAATATCAAGCTACTTCGTGTTTTTCTGCGAAATGTATATGGAATGCGAAGGAGAACAAGGTAGAACGATAAGTCTTGAGGAAGCCAAGTTTTCTGCGGAATGTATATGGAATGCGAAGAGGTGATCGCATGTCACAGGTTAAAGTTTTTGACAATGCTAACGAACCACACAAACGAAAACTTTTCTACGCCACAGGTATCGCAGGGGCGGAATGGAAAGAAGTCCCGGCACGTATCATCGAGCCATACTCTCCACCGACTCCATCCTTGCGTGTCAAAGAAAACAAAGTACTGAACGCTCCATCAGATTTAGTCGGCAGTACCACAGCAAGCTATCGAATGAAAGCGCGGCTACTATTCCAGACGCGGCAAGATTTGACTGCATACCTTGTTTATATCAATTATCCGCACAAGTTTTATGATGAGCGCGGCGTGATTTATATTGGCTCAGTCGATGACCACATTCCAAGTGTTCACGAAGGGTTGCAGCGTTACACAGTCGAAATTTCCATGCTTATGACAAGGAAAGACCAGTATGATAAGAAGTACGAGAATCCATTTTCTGATACGAATCCTGATGCATGGTATTACAAAGATTTACTGGAGCTTATTGACATGGGCGTTATCGCTGGAAAAACAGATACAACATTCCGGCCTAACGACTACATTTCTCGTGCCGAGTTTGCCGCGCTGTTGAACAGGATACGCAGGCTTGCTGAGTTAACAATTCGGACATAGAGGGGGCGAAAGTGTGACAGTTAGAGGTTTTGTTGACGTAACCCCGGACAAATGGTTTTACGACGATGTCATGGACTGTGCGAATTACTTGCTGGAAGATGACTCGCCGTTGATAGTGGGGATTCCGTATTGTTCATTCGAAGCTGGTAAGCCAAATCATACACAGGAATTCAAAGGGAATGGACAGTCAGTGTTTACACTAGACAAAGCATTAACAATAACGCCGGATAACCCATTATTCGTATATATTGACGGTGTGCAGACGTTCTACAAGGAAGCCAAAATCGAGGGGAGCAAAACGAAAGTAACGCTCTATTCTCCTGTTACCAATGCACAATCGATTTTGTTTAAATATATCGGTTCCCCGCGAATGAAACCGGACAAAAAACCATACGGTGATTGTGGGTCGGTTGAATACCCACATTATCAATTACAGTTCGGCAAAGAGGCAGATAAATCGATTTATCAGTACGTTTATAATCTCGATGGAAGGGGCTTCAGTGAAGTTGTATCATGCTTCGGAACACAGTTGAAACGAATCCGTATTTCAGAGGGTGAGTGGTACCTTTCCAATCACAATGAACTGCTGGCGAAGTATATAGGTGATAAACCAAACCTCTACACTATAACACCGGGCGGTATTGTCTACTGTTCGTTCAACGTGGCTAATATGAAATGCAAAATCCGTTATCAGATGAAAGTGAGAGGGATTCTTGTAACGACTGGTGGCGAGTTTATTCCCGCATCTCAAAAAGTGAAGTATCTGGACCGTTTCTTCCCAGATGGGCAGTTGACGCGGGCAGAAGGTTTTTCAATCATTGACAGATTGCGACGTTCTTATTATCAGCGTTTTACTGACGCAGAGCCACCTGGTGCGACGATAGATGATACTTTCGTCGTTGAAGATTGTCAGGACACGTTTGTAACTTCGTCACGCTTCAGGATCGGAGAACCGTTGGAAGTGAAAGTGAATGGTTTTTTAAAAACGTTGGGAATTGATTATATTCAGGTTAATGACCATGCTGTTCAGTTTAAGTATTTGCTTCCAGCAGGAGCTGTTGTCACTATTAAACGAATAAAGAAGGAAAGTCATTTTGCGGATAGAGATTCACTAGGAGCATGGTACAAGGATGCGGTTATCTCAATGGAAAATGAACGAACGAGAGCAGGAGAACCGCTGATCGAAGGTGTTTTAAGTGGAGGACAGTTGTATTTTGACGGAGAATCCTATATGACTCGTGCCCAAGCAATAGTGCTGCTCAACAGGTTCAGAAAATGGGCAATCGAAACGTTCAAGGGTTAGATGGTGGGAAATGTGCAACCGGTATCAGACGAATTTAGAGAGCTTATCAAGAAGCATGTCAAAGTTGGCCCGCATGAAATGCCTGTGTGTATTGTAGAGGTTGACAGGATGGCATTTATCCCCGGCTGTACTGAGGAGATACAGTACCTGGTCGGCGATCCAAACGTAAAAACGATACAGGATAGTGATATTGTGGGCGATGGTGAAACGGTACCTACTGATGAAATTGTATTCCCGGTAAAAGGGAAAGGAATAGGAGATGTTGGTTCAAAGTTTGGCAATCGGTTCCACCCAAGAGATAAAATATGGAAGAAACATACAGGAGTAGATATTCCGGCACCGCAAGGGACTCCTATTTTATCTGCATGGGGCGGTGTAGTGAGACAGGCCGGACCTGTAAATGGGTACGGAAACATGGTCACTCTCGATCATGGAAATGGATATTATACTCGTTATGCTCACATGTGTAATGGATGTATCGAAGTGAATGTCGGTGATACGGTAAATGCAGGACAAAAAATTGGATCTGTAGGGAGTACAGGAAAAACTACCGGGCCACATTTGCATTTTGAAGTGCTTCAAGGTGGAATGAACAAAAACTATGCTGTTGATCCAATGCCATTTTTGCAAAAGAAAAAAACAATTCCTACTTCCGTCAAAAATGAAGGTACAGGAGTAGAAACAGGAGAGCCGAAAAAAGTAAAGGTTGGTGAGAAAGCGTTCTCGGTTACATTCGTTTCTAATAAATGGGAGAACATGCCGCAGCTAAAATACCCGTCTAGCAAGACAGATGGATACTACAAAGGGATAAATCCAGCTGTTACAGGAATTCCGGTTCTTTATTTTGAATTCGACCCTGCTAAAGAAAAGGGAGCGGGTGTGAATCCTTCAATAAGCCGCGTGCTGATTTTGAAACTTCATTTGGAGAAAAATGCGCTGCTTGATGTATCATTTCTAACAAACTTCGCTTCGGATTCAGGAGATTCTTTCTCTATCATGGTTAATGGAGTAACGAAAGTAGACTTGCGGAAATTCAAGCCGGGAGCAACTTTAGATCGGCTTTCGGACATTGTTTTGCCGGAAGGCGATGTCGAAGTCCAGTTTGTTGTGTACTGGAACAGAGCGGCTCATCCTAATGATAAGGTAGTGAGACGCTTTGGCTTTCGAACGATCAATGTACATTATATAGATGAAATCATTGACCCCGGCGACCCAGAATCAGGTGATCCGTCTCTCATTGCACGATCATTATCCAGTGCATTTAATCCCACACGGCGGGAGAAAGTATCGTTACCTGTAGGAACATTCATTCCGATGGAGACGATTCGCCTCGATAACGTCAAAGAGGTGGAGATAGACGATAAGTTCGAGATGGAAGCAGCAGAAGCGCGGATTATCCTGTCAAACCCTAAAGGTTTTTATTCACCAACATACGACCCCGGACAATTTCCTGAATTAAAAGGGAAAACACCATTTTCATATATCGCTAACGGTTTTCATATCAATGTACTGTCTGAAAATACTCCTATTCGTATCTATATGGGATACGGCCCGCATACGATTCGCATGTTTACTGGATTAGTTGATAAAGTGGACAGCAACAGCGAAGAAGAAACGATTACGATAAATTGTCGAAACATGTACAAGCGGTTGATCGAAAAAGTGATTCCAGAAGATTTGGAGTATGGATATTCATCAAGTGACGCGGTGATAGCAGCGGTTGCTTCTGCGTTAAATGATGGGACGGATGTAGATTCCTTGCCACGGTTGAAGAAAATTATCTACTACGCTCAAAAATGGGCTAAGCATTTTGAGGTAGATCCTATCGTCATATTAGCTGTTGCACGAAAAGAAACGGCGTTAGGTACAGCCGGGGCTGGTCGGGAAGAAAGTGGTGATTATATTTGTGGATTTGGGGTGTTGGGACCGAACAAGAAATTGGAGAAGTACAAAGGGATTGAAGCGCAATGTAAAGCAGTAGCCGAAAGAATGAAAAAAGTGTGCGGTACAGGGCAAGTAGATCGTGAGTACATTTATCGATTATGGTTATCTTACAAAAATGGTGACAACACATGGACACCGCAGGTATGGCAGTTCTACCAGGAGATGAAAGGTGATACTCAGTTCACAGAAGCGGTGTTTAAAGCTGATGCGGTTCCACCTCCTAACCAAACGCCGAAACAGGAAAAATCAAGAGATGAGATCGAAGCAAGTTCTTCATACTGGTTGAAGTCTGCTATTCTACAAGACTTGATTCGTGTAGGCGGCCTTGTCGGTTGGAGAAGTCAATATGAAGATCGATTGTATCCGGATTCCATCATCGAAGAAACATACTATATCGATGTAAAACCGGAAAAGCGAATGGTGGTCAAAGCAAACCCGGCAGAAAACGGAGAATACACGTTTTCGGAAGTACCGCTTTCCAATATCAAGACGATTGACGGCTGGAAAAACGGATTGTATCAACTCCCCATTACATTTGCAGCTTTCAAACATAAAGTGAACGAGTGCATCCGAGAAATTACGAAGGATACGAATTACCGGACATGGTGCGACCGTTACGGAACGTTTAGAGCAGAGCCGGTTGAGTACGATTCGCCAGTAGTTGAACGATTTTCTGATACCGAAAATCTGTGCATCGTAAACTCATCTATCGACTATTCACGCGCTCGTTCGCATGTCATTGTGGTTGGTGATGATGAAGAAGGAAAAGCCCGACATTGCATTGATCCTGAATTGTTACTTGAACTTAAAGGGGAGATTCGTAGTGCGGTAGTGGAGGTTCCGTGGGCAAAAACGGATGAGCAAAAGGATGAAGTAGCACGGCGGATATTTTGGGATATGAAACGTATGTGCCGGACCCTACAAGTCTCGGTCCCAGCCCACCCACATCTTGATGTGCTGGACTGTATTCATATTTCTGATTTACGGACATGTACACGTGGGGAATTCACTATCAAAGGAATCCATACTGTGTTCAAAGAAAGTGGAGAATTTATGCAGACGCTGGATCTAACATGGATGGAAACGAGCGAGATGATTACAAATAAAAGTGTGCATATGATTTCGACTGAACCAAAGCAGGCGTAAACGAGCGTCTGCTTTTTTGACTATTCTACGAGTGAGGTGGAGCGCATGTCCGGTGTTGTCAATGATTATCTTATTTATCCAATTCTGGATTTAATTAAAGCAGGAGTGCAAAACTCATCAGGTGGCATTATCGAAAGCGAGCGAGAAACCAATGATGATTTTGATCCGTTTACAGGAATTCCTTCGATTGAGTTAATTCGGAATCATCCTGATGACTGGTCGAAAACATTTTTGACACGCGTGATTCAAACCTATGAGACGGGATATGTGGTTGAAGTAGGACTTATTTATGGGGATAATGCCACTTCTTCACAGGACAAATGGAGATTAAACGCGGTAACAGCAAGTCTAACGGATGATGAAGGAGAATTGCTGTTATTGTATCATATCACCTTGCATTATGGTAGAGAGCGAAACGAGCTAGAAAGAACAGAAGTTGAGTGTCTATACGATCCAGAATATGTGGAGGACGAAGAGTACGAGGGGGGCGAAAATGATGAAGAAGATTAATCATATGTCCAGTCCGTTTGCTGTATCGCATGTCGCAGGTGGGCGTTTAGATTGGCCGTTCTTTCCTTCTAAGATGCGTCCTTTTATCAAAGGTTTCAATCTTTCTGTTCCAGGCATTGAGGAAGTCTGTGAAATGACTTATGAACCTCCAATGGATGCAGAACTACTATGTGTAGCGGTCGGAGCCAGTAAGTACAATCCGGATGATAACTGGAATGTAGAAATCAATGGGGAACGTTTTATAGAAACAATTTATACAAAAGATTTACCTGAAGGCATGTACCTTATGGTAGTAAAGCCGCTTAGCGCAGGAGATGAAATGAAGTTTATTTTTGACAATCAGAGTGGTGAGCCAAAAGAAGTCTGGTTCAATTATCAGTTTTTGATCGATTAGGAGACGTTATGGAGAGATGGATTGATTTTTATGCAGAGGACAAAGATTTTGCGGATAAGTTGGCAGAACGACTCATTCCGTTTGGATGGAAAGTGCATGTCTTTTGTCAGGCTGTCTTTGATTTTGACGTAGAAGATCCACCTGAAGAAGCGGAGATTCAGGTTGCCCATCACTATATTTTTGAGAATGTGGCAGGGGCATTGGGTGGATTGGCGTTTACCGGAAAAGAAATGATAACGATACCGAAGACGGTACAAGGAAGTACGGATGTAAAGCAACTGAAAAAGATTTGTGCGAGAACGGTAAGGCACGATTTCGATTGGTATTGTTATATGTTGGATGAACTCGTTCATGTCGAAGAAAATGTAATTCTTATTCAATCGCATGATTTGCTTGTTCAGGCTTTGGATGCGAAGAAATTGGGTGGGCGGAGACAGTCCTACATTCCTAAAATCCAGTACCGGGATATTGAAAGGATTCAAACTGTTCAAACGTATAATAGGGCATATAAGGTAGTAGATACCAAAACGAATTGGTGGCCAGATAGTCAGATGCGGGTGGTTGGGAATTGCTCGGATTTACATTTTTTTGTTGTGATTCAATATGATACATCCCCACTATGGACCGGAATGCATTTTCCATATGTGCCGTTATTCTTTGGGCATTTTGTTTTGCAAAGTAAAGAGAAACTTCCCAGTAATTTTAATGGAAATGTGGCTTTGTTTACTGGATCCTGTAAGAGGGAGACTGATTTACCCGTTGTTCCGGGAGGGTATGTTTTTAAGCCGGATCGTGGGGATGGGGTGAATAATATCATCGTTAGAAAAGATATTGAAGGGTATTATTATAAAGCGCATTATTTGATGGAAGGCGCTATACCGGATACAGCACCTCCCTACAATACAATTGAATTCAATGAATATCGGAAGTTAATTTATCACGAGGCTTACTCCTATCATTTCGAGGCAAATCCTTCGAAGTACGATGATTATGTACAAACGTCACCTTATTACATTTTTGAAAAAGATAAGGGGGTGTATGGATACTTACCTGATGTTGTAGCTATATCATCTACTGTATCTATGACGAATGAGTACAACTTAGTGACAGATATTCATTGCGGCGAGTCTCTATTTGATCGGGGGATATATGAGTATCGTGTTATAGATGCCCCTACTTCCCCATTTGTTGCAAAATATAGGAGGTATCGATGTGGACCGCTTGATCCTATAAATGGAAAGTTTGCAGGAGCGGGATTGTTGAAAAAAGGAAAGAGCTTTGTTTCGCGAAGTGATATGACTATGTAAGGAGAGGATATGTATGCCGCATATTGATACAAGCATATTGCAAGAAGATCAAAGGTTGAAAGAGCCATATTTTCAGGAGAGGTTTGCTAATCTAATCACAGGATACACAGATAGCACATGGGAGATTGAAAGGGTATTTTATAAAGCAGTGTATGATTCGTCCGCTTTGCACGAAGAGATTTTACAAATGAAACCTGACTCTGTGCCGGAGCCGCAATCGCTTGTTGATGTAGCTGTGGCAAGACACTATGTATTTAAAAACGAAAATCTTCCAAAAGCTTTCTTTGGGGTAGTAGTGGTTGGATCGCTATGTCTAGAGTATGAACAGCTAAAAAAGGATGGGAAGTTACCCAAAAATGATCAGCAAAGTGCAGAAACAGCAGCATTTTTAGAACTGATTCAAGAAAAGATTGATAAACTAGAGCCTTCACCGACAGACGATCCGCCGAAAGTAACGAAGTTCTATGATGCTTCTACCCTGTACTTTTACACTTGTGAGTATATGCCATCCATTCAGGACGGCGAATGGCGCATTATGCCGTGGGATAACTGGAGATACGGAACGGTAGATGAAGTGGACCGCCGAACCATGAATAACGCAGCGGTTGATATCGAAGTGTGGAAAACAAAATACAACGAGAATGCTGATTTTATTATTCAAGAGCCGGAAACCTATTGTGTGCAGTCGCCAATTGTAAAAGCGGTGCTGCGGTGGGCGGAATTACCGCTTGAGCGCAGATATAACCCTTCCTATAAAGTAGAGGATACGAAAACAAACTGGTGGTATGATTCGGAGATTCGACTTACAGGATTTATCGACAATTACAGTATGTTCTTCTCGTTGCAGGCGGATAACACACCAGCCTGGGAAGATAATGTTGTGCCGAAGATTCCACTTTACTTCGGGGCATTTGAGCCGTTGAAAAAAGAGGATGAGACAGGAAATAAAGTAGATTCCGAGCCACTAGGAGAAGTTACTGTCTTATTCGCAGGGACGATGCCCCAAGTAGGAAAAAGCTCAACCGCTCAATTTGAGAATATCTCTAAATATGATTTTGACAATTATGATAAACAATATGTGACACCACCGATGTTTCCTATTCTCAAAAACTACACCCGCCATCCTGGTAATGGCATAAATAATTGCATTGTTCGAAAAGATAAAGCGGGCGGAAGGTATGAAGGATATTACCTTTCATGGGATGCAGTGCCGAATGATATGCCACCGAAACGTACCGGAAAGTACAGCACGGAATTTAGTGGAGAATTTGAACGTGACTATCCGCGAGCATGGCAGAATCATATGAATCCAGCTTATAACTACGAACATACACCTTCGCGATATACAGAACGCGCCCATGTTTCTAAGATTTATATCGACCATCCCGAATCAGGGAAGCGCGGGGCGCTTCGTCATGCAATTGGATTTGTTCCGATTGGAAAAGTGGCGGCCAGGATTCGATTAGAGAAAGAACCATGTGCAGCGACTACTTCAGGGAATAAATATGATTACTTTAAAATGCATGTGTTCGATGGATTATCTCCACTTACAGCCCGGCCAGGGACACCTTTTAGACCTGTTGGGGTAGGAATTAAGGATACGGAATAGAAAAAGAGCGGGGTGAGTAAAAGATGTTTGTAAAAGAGAAGTTTCTAGTACAACTTCTTCCAGAAAGCCTAGAAAAGTTGTTCAATGATTGGGGATGGGAGACGATTTTCCGTTATAAAATTCATTTTGATTCACAGCCGAATGTGAAGTCAAAAGATTATGCTAGGATTCTTTTCTTCCGTTCAACCGGATCGGATGGAGTGATTCGTCATTTTGGAATGGTTCAGTCGCATGGAAGAGAAGATTTGCCTGCGCTGGGTGGGGAAGAGATTATTTCCCATACCTCTCCGTTAGGAACTATTACAAGAGCGATAGATAATACGGATACCCCATTGGTTGATAAATTTTTTCTGCCTGTCTATCCAATAACTACGCCGTATGTCAAAGTGTTTAATGACGCGGGGGTTCCTCTTAATCCGAATGAATACAGTATAGAAAATGAAGAAGACGGGAAGCGCGGGATTATTACCATTGTGTCTGGAACAGAAAATTATAAGGTGACATATGGGATTCACCCCGATGCACCAGATGTTCCGCGTAAAACATTGTTCTTCCTGTTTGATGAAGTAATTTTGAAAAGGGTAGATAAAGCGACTCAAAAGAATTTTGAAGAGGTAATGTTCAATCCTAAACAGTCGCATCGTTATGATGTCGATTTAAAGGCTGCACAGGCATTTAATCCAGATAACGGATACGAAACATTTGAAGCCATTTTAAATTCCTTCTTAATGGACGACCCCGATGACCCGGATTCGATGTATTTTATACGTATCCTTAACCCCTCGTTTCCATCCACCGCTACATATATCGATAAATACGAAGCTGGGTGGGGACGTGATACTGAAATTACGATATGGGGAAATATTACAAAGAATCGTATTGCGCTGAATCTGCGTGTTGACCCTGCGCCGGGACCGGAAAAAGCCTTCTTTGTGCCACTCTATATCGGTAAACTCATCACGATGGGGAAATGGCCACAGCTGAACAGCGTGTTGATTTCGGGAACAACGGAAAAAGACGAGGTGAGGGTGACATCACAATCGGCAGGGTTAACGCCAGATAAACTATCTAAACGTGATAATGCCCCGACTGTCAAAGTAATTAAAGAACAAGCAGGCGTATTGGATCATGGTGCGTGGGGATCAAATGGTAATGATAGTGTCATGCTTCATCGAACGATTGGTGGAGCAAATTATCAGCGGCATGTTCTTCAATTTATTACGTTTGATGATAAGGCAGCTCCAGATCCAGAGCACAAATATAACCCATCTGCCTATACCGATAGATACCATGTCTCTCCTATGGCTATTGCGCACTGCAATGACGGAACAATTGGCGTATTGGATGAAGTGTATGCCGTTCATCCTAAAAACATTGGGCAGAGTGAAGAAGTCGAAATTGTCGAAGATGTGCACAACGAGATGATCAGTATTGGAGACGGTATAACGGATGTTTTCCATCTTCGTCATGCGCCGAAAGATGGGACATTAAAATTGCGACTGGGCACGATGCCGGGGCAGGATCAATGTATCGACGTTCTGGAAGATGAATACATCATTTATGAAGAAGAAGGATTGAAGCCGGATGGTTCTCCGAATCCGAATAAGGATAAAGAACAGAAAATGGTAAAGATCATTAGGAAAGAGAAAATACCGAAAAAAGGACAAGTTCTGTATGCGGATTACCAGTTCGAACAGACATATGTATTTAACCTGCCAACGACACCAATTACACCGTTCCGTCTGCCAGATGTAACGCCATACGCTCCAATTGGGTGGGGATTGCTAAAATCGAATACGAAATTTACACCAACGTCATGATATAGGAGGGGAAGTCAGTGCAAAAGAAAAAACAATATCTTTTCCAGGCTTCTCCTTTTTCTTTAATCCAGTTATCATACCTCATTCAATTTACCCCGCTAGTGGGTGGAGCAGAAAGCTACAAAGTCGAAGTGGATATAAACAATCGATATGAAGCGATAGAGAATAAAAAAATGTATACCACAGTGAAACGGAAAAGGTCAAAAATATCTGAAATGTTGGATTCAAGGATGAAAGTGCGGAAAAGAGCGAAGCGCATGATAGAGCATGAAATAAATCATGCCCAGTTCCCCGAACTTATTCTGGATGGAGTTATTTCTGATGGCATTCCTATTAAAAGTGTGTCTACACGCGAAGGGATTGTAAGCAAGGATATTCATATTTCCTCTAAAGACCAAGAAGCATGCACGGCTATATTTGAAGACGGACCAGATACGAGAAGAAGAATAACGCACGGATGGGAACAAGTGAAAGAAGTAAGCGGAGAGAAAAAAGAATTTCAAGAAGGAGATTTACACAAGAGCACTTCTTTCGTGCCTGTTGAGTATAAAAATGGGATTCAGCCTGTAAGTTTGATTCCTGCCAATGCTTACAAAAAATACGAAGAAGCTTTTTTGAAACAGGTGCAAGATAGTGCAATTCGTATGGAAAAGAACGGTTTAGAAAAACAATTGTTGGATGTACATAAATGGGATAGACGCAATGGAATTTTATTTGATATGCATGATTCAAAAACCCCTAGTGCTAATGTAGGAATGCTGCCATCTATATTTTGGATGCAGGAAAATAGAAAAATAGATGGTCATCTCCCTCTTATCACCATCAGTAAGTGCAACATAGAGAAGGCAGAGATGCCAAACAAGCCGGATATGTTGATTCCTAGCCAAGATATGCAAGTAACTATGCGAGAAATAATAAGTATGATATCGCACGACAAAGAAGGTATGCAGCAGGAGACTAACTTTTTAACTAGACGTGATTTGGATACAGGGATGTTAAATAGAATAGTGGACAGTGCAGAAATGGCTGCTTTTGGTCAGAAGATGAAGGAAGAGCAGATCCAAAAAGAACGAATACTGCATGTTTTAATGAATAACGCCAGTTTAGCTAGGGTAAGTGAGCAAGAAATATATCAATTACAAGAAGGGAATTCAGCTAATTTCTATGTTGAAAAAGATGGTGTGGTAAGTAGACCTGCCGATTTCACCTTAGGCTTAAATACAGGGTATCAAAGTAACAAAGTACACCAATTAGATCAAGATAAGGATATAGGAGAGACAATGTTATATGGTGAAGAAGAAAGCCGCGCAACTATATTGAATATGCTCTCATATGAGGATGTTTTTACAGGCAAGACGAATATCGAAGTAAATGCGAATGAGAAACAGGTGACGAGCTTGAATACAATGCCCGTAACTTTGATTGTTGTATCAGATGGCGCGGAAGGTCATTTGTTTTCAGAGAGCGATGGGGCGATAGAGCGTGAATATGAAGGAATAAGAACAGATATATCAGGCAGTACGGTTGAAGGGGATAGCGGGGGAAAGGACGATACAAGGGATGCTTTTCTTGTTCACGCTCAGGTAGACGGAAAGTTGACCATTCCATTCGCTATTACAGCGAAAGAAAATGAAGTAAAAGCAAGCAAAGATGTAATGGATTCAGTCGTCAGTAATAATACTGAATTTGAAAAATTAATGCTGCATGCGAACGAATCACCTAAATTTTTGGCAGGTACTTTTTATACGGATATTGAAGCATCTATAGACAAAATGGGTAGCGGAGATGCGCGTTTTAAGCATGCCATAGAGCCATATTTTGAGGATAATGGACGGATAAAAAATGAAACATATGGGTGGCACGAGGATAAAGTAGGTTCAGGAATAGCGGTTGAGAAGCTATCTATAGAGACGAGAAGGGATGCGACTTCTGTAGAACCTATATTATTAGATTTAATAGTAGAAAGTAAACATAAGACGGTGGAACAAAACGTCATCCTTGCTGATTCCAATACGACGGAACAGGTTTATAAGGATCATACGCTCATTGATTCCTTTGGTTCTCAACAAACACAAGGAAAAATAGTAACAATAATCGATTCTATGCAAAAGGGAACGGAAGAAGTAAGCGATAAGGGTGAAACATTGGAGTCTATTGTCGAAAGTCCTATTATTGCTTTAGAAGCTACAGTACTTGATTCAAACGAAAATAAAAATAAAGTAACCTTTACGGATCACACGTCCATAGATTCTGCAACATCCTATCAATCCGAAGTTCATATAGGACAACAGATTGAAGCTATTGATACCAAGCAGCAGCAATTCACTCTACAAAAAGAAGTTGAAGGTAGTGTACATAGCCTAGAGGATGGAACCTCTGTTATTACATTTGCCATTCATCCAAGTGATCAAGAGGAAGCTAACGTACATCATGAAATGGTTGGGGAGCAAGAAGGCGCAGAGGAAGTAAGAAATAAGGCTATAGTAGATAACTCGATGCTACATGTAGAAGTTATACAGCCAGATCATCGAATTCATGATATGGTACAGACACGAACGGATGCTATTGAAATTGTGGATGTAGTTAGTGATATGGCACAAGACAACAGAGTTGATAAAGATTATACATTTGATGCATTGGATACTGAGTTGTTCACGGGGGATAAAAAAGTAATGATTGCCCTGAAAGATAAGAGCGAACAAAACGCCAAGGGAATAGAACAGGAAATAGAGTCAATAGGGAATAAGAATGTAGTAATATCGTACCGCATGTCATTACCAAGTGCCTTTCATGAACCCGCATCAGCATCATTCGGTCTCCCTGCTGCAACGATGTTGTTTGAACAGAATCAAGGAAAGGCTCAATTTGATTTTCTTGGTGTATCTAACGTTTTGGATTCAAGTCAAATCACTTCTTTGTTTGATAGTATGATGACGCAGATAAAGCAAGTAAGCATACAGTCACAACTATTTGATGTAATTATCAATAATGATGAATGCGGCATAAATGCTGAAATATTAGATTCATTCGAAAGGGGATCGAATGAAAATGGAGGTATGCTACCTGTTGATGGGTTGTCTGATGTGAAAGATGATGCGAAGCATAGTTACCTTATCGATTCGATGAAAGAAGATTCGTTGCAAGGTAAACACAGCACAACGTTTGATTTAATAAAAAAAGGTTCGATACAAGTCGAACATAGTACAACATTTGACTCCATTAAGCGAGAAGATTATGTTACAAGTCATGCGACTGTACTTGATACATGGTTATCTGATGATGTGCATGCTGTGGAGATTACAGAGTTACCTGCAATAGAGCAGCTAACTAAACAAGTAGATAAGATGTGGTCAGTAGGAATAATTGAATCTGATCTTCACCAGGTTATTAAAACGTTTGTAGATAGTGTTCTTTTTGAGGGAGATATAGTAGATACTGTTCCGTTTGACTTTACGCTGGATGAGTACCACTTAGGTTTATTGTGGTTGGATGCCGAAGAAACACCGCTAGAGGTGGCTGAAATGGGCTGGATTGATGCGAGAGAGATTGAGTTTCCTTCATCCAGTCTTGGATACGACAAGATAAAGATTTGGATACTTGGTGAAGGGAAGAAATCTGACTTAGAGCCTGGTAATCCCGATCCAGATCCCGGTGATCCTGAGCCAAAACCTGGAGAGAAGAAACCAAGAGTTTGGTTGATTATGGGTAAGCCGTATTTTTGGAGTAACTGGGATTGGAAGAAAAGCAGATAGGGGATGATAGACATGCGTTGGGACTATATGTATGGTGGGGGACAGTTGTTAGAAAAGGAAGATCCGCCATTTACGTTAAAACAAACACAGCCAAGTTATGTCGGAGTAGACGATAAAAAGAATCTTATTTTACGAACGTGGTGTCACTGGTATTGGAACTCGAAAGTATGCGGATCGATTAAGTATGAAATAAAAGACATTTTTCGTACCGATCGACTTTTCGCTATCGAATTTAATGGTAAGTTTATGATTGGGGAGGGAGGAGCATCGATTAGAATCGGGAATGGCGAATATGAAGCTATTTTTCGATTCAGCGCTAATGCTGTGACATTGAATGGCATTAAGTTGCCGATTAAGCCTAGCCAATTTAATACAGTTACAATGCTTCAGGCATACGGTCCACGAGTGGAATTATATTTGGGAACAAAGAAATTCTTCAACAGGGATGTATTAAAGCCATCCAAGTATAATGGCATCGAAATTTCTTTAAGTGGCGAAGCAACAGTCATTTTACGCTATCTGTTTTTTTCAACCGATTACAATCCCTGCCGTCTTGTGTTACTTTCTAAAAACAATACTGAATCTCCTGCTTGTCACGTGAAGAAATTTGTGTTTGCAGAAAAAGGTATTAATCAGTACGGTGTTGAGACAGTAGAAGTGTATGAAATAACAGAAGTTGGTAACTGGCAGGACTTTGATCGTTTTCAATCAACATCTATCTATAAGTTTCAGGTAAAGTTATATAAAGCGGCATCGGGAGAAGTGGTTGCTGCATTCAGGAGAAATGGAAATTCAGAGCCTTTAGATATTATGGGGGGATACATCGAATTGTCTGGCGGTAAAAAATGGCCGTGGGTGCATGTGATTGGACAAGAAGGAGCAGCCATCATTGATGTCCCTTGGTCTGAAGCACATACTTATCCAGGATTCGAAGATGTAGAAGAAAAAACGCCGCATATGCTGAGTGCAACGATGGACAATAGCACAGATAAGGACAAAAAAGGACAAATTACGTTCGGGTTTGATGTAAAGTGTGAGGTGCAGGAGAATCCGCCAATAGACGGACAACCTGGGGGAGATTATGATATTGCCATTAACTTAAGATGGACAGTGCCAGATGAAAGGGCAGACCCACAATATCCGTTTGTGGATCTTGATTTGTGGGCAGTGTCGGCGGAGAAGAAGGACGGGAAATATGTGTACAATCGAGCCACTTATCTGGATTACACGACATCAACAGAACTAGGGGCGAGAGTGGTTGAAATTGATGATTGGTTGCGAATGAGTTTGATTAAAGATAACCGGACGAACCACAGGACAGGACAGGATGTGCGTCATGTTTGGGAAACATTGTTAGAGACTATCACGATAAAAGGGAACTATGGAAAGATACTGACTGTTGGAGTGGGGAATTATGCGGCTCCAAGTAATTATGCCTCTGCGGAGAATGTAATGTATTTGGTAGAGCATCAGGGACGAAAAATCGAACTGGAGATTATTGATAAAAATACGAATACGATTGTGAAAAGTATTGTGATTCAGCCGGAGTGGTTATATCAAGCAGGAGCAACAGGAGGATGTGTATTGCCAGTATGTGATATTCTGATTCACCCAGATAAGCGTATTGATATTATTAGCGAACGTACATCTTCCCCAAACACTATTCCACTACCGATTTATTCAAATGATTTTAAGGGTAATTTAGACATTAAGCTACAACCGCAATAATGCAAAAAAAAATGAAGGGAAGGGATGATAAGGTTCCTTCCCTATTCTCGAAGTAGTAGTTACTATCCTTCAAAAGTAACTAATTTATTGACTATTGATACTTTGGAGGTAGGTACACCATTTGCTTTTCTGAACCCCCAGATTTCAACTTTGAATTCTACCGTTTTTCCTTGATAAGTCACAAATAAAGTTCCCTGCCCGTCGCGAATCGGAACAACTTTATTTTTATCTTGTATTGTAAATGGAGCATCTTTCCCTGATTTAAAAGTTACCTTATTTGTAATACGCTCACTTCTGTATGATTTCCAACCTGGTTCATGTCCAGGAGTTATATATACAGCCGCAATATCTAGTCTATTCTCTGGTACTTTATTTTTTATTTTTGTTTCTACGCCGAGAGATAATTGAATTTGTTCATTTTTGGTGGGCGTTTCTTGTTGGTTTTCATTATGTGTGGGATTTTTCGGTGGTGTGGATGGTTGCGTAGGCTGCTGTGTTTCTGTTTTTGGTGGTGCAACTGGCTTATCGATAACAAGTTGTCGATCAGTCTCAATTACTTTCAGTCCTGCACGTTCGGCCATCGCCTTAATTTCTGCAATACTATCATTTGCTAACACCACAATAGGAGACAACAACAAAGTAGCCGCTGCCGTTGAGGCAACGATTAGTTTTTTCATTTTCCTCTCCCCTTTTTCCAAGATATGTTTATGTTAGTCCTATTGTACGATACGGACAAGTAGATCGTCACTTGTTTTTTGGAAAAATTTATATGTGTAAGTAGGTGAGCAGATGCTTTACAAATATAGAAGTGGTCTAGTTTTCGACGACAAGTTTCAAACGATGAAAAATAACTGGATATGTAGCGTTCCATCAGCGGTACGTCTTCATACAGACGTAGTGAGACTGTCTCACAGCCAAGCAGGTACGATGATGTTACTTGATTTGCCCGTAAATGAATATGAGTTGGTATTTGAAGTAGAGGCGAGTTACAGCCCGGTAGAAGCAGAAGATGTAGGTGGAATCGTCATTTGGAAATCACCGGATGAGTGTCTGGAATTTTTGGAGAGTATGGATACAAGCCGCGGTGATTACTCCCGATGGCGGGTGGTAAAGCGTGGTACCATGTGGGATTTCTATGCACGTATCAATCAGGAGTGGGAGTATTTTGATACCGGAGAGCTGGACGCAAATAAAATGGGCATAACGTTGCAAGGAGAAAGTGGCGTTCCGCTTGATGTTACAAGGGTAACGGTGTGTAGAGGAGAGTATGTGGGAATCGGAAACTTGACGGCTGAGTCCGTAGTTAGGTTGAAGGATACGACCGGAGCCGTGATTGAAACACAGACTGTGACAGATGGATACAGCGGCGTGAATATTCGTTTACCACTTGCGGTGTTTGAGGGAGAGATTGAGGTTGTAGAAGGTGGGGAGACACAGGCGATTGCAACCACGTTTTACGGTGGAGATGTTTACCTGTATGCGACAACTCCATTGAAAATATGTAAGGATGGAGTGGAGTTGAATAAGATAGATTTTTCAGACTTGGGGTATTTTCGGCAACGTGTCGTGGAGATGAAATTACAGCTTGTTAATACGGCTGCTGAAGTCTTGCATACTATAAAGGTAAAGGCATCGCAGTACGAATCGGATGCCGCATACCAATGGATTAGTCTAGCAGAAGATGTGAATGGTTCGCCTGGAATGTATCAGGGAGATGTGACGTTCTCACAGATGGAAGGCAATGAAACGAAAGATTTTTGGTTGCGGATTGAACGAGATCGGGAGTATTTCAGCCTTGATCCATTGCGGTTCAAGCTAGATATTCTGCACGATTAGGGGATGGATGCTTGTGACACGAATGAGTTTGCGAAGAAAAACAGCGACTCCTCCACTAGACCCGCGTATTTCTGCATTAGAAGAGGAGATTAGGCGAGCGAGAAGGTATAGAGAATATGATGCACCCCATGCATCTTTGGACGATAGATTAGATGGTTTGGAGCAACGTATAAGCAATGCAGGGACAGGAGATATGAAGAAATCCCAATATGATACAGATGGGGATGGGAAAGTAGATCGAGCGGAGATTGCAGACTGGTCATATGGTGTAGATTGGTTGGATGTTCACAACAAGCCTTATATTCCACCTGAGTATGTATTGCCAGTAGCAACGGAATATCGACTTGGCGGGATAAAGTCAGGCGGTGATATTGAAGTACAACAGGATGGAACGATTCGTGTTATTCGTGGCGGCGTGGGAAGTGCTATCGAAGATTCACCTTATAATGGCTATATTCGGGTGGATGGGCAAGACATTGAAGTTTATCGACATCCAGATAATGAGCATATTCGGCACGTAACAGACAGCCAAATTCAATATTGGAATAATAAAGCATCTACAAATACGGCAACGCGTTATTCTGATGGATTACTATCTTGGGAAGATAAAAGAAAATTGGATGAACTTGTACAAGGGATCTCAGAATCAGAAGCGGATGAGAAATATGCGGATAAATTTCATACACATATACTTGCTACTCAACTTTCCAATGGTTTTATGAGTGCAGAGGATAAGAAGAAGTTAGATAATCTTTCAAGTATTGATACAAGCGGATTTGCAACAAAAGATGAGATGAATGGGCTAGCGTTACGGTTAGACAATTTTGAGAATGGAGGGGGCGGTGTGCCAAAACTGGAAGAAATAACGGGAACAATTACTGTGCCTGCGGATGCGATAGTAAGACAATCATTCCAGACTTCATTCGGAAAGTTTGATATTCGAACAATAAAAGCGAAAGGTGCGAACAATTCTCCTATTGTTGTACAAATAAATGAGAAATCGGATGGTACAATTCCTGTTTATCGTAGTAATCAAGAGACCGTAGTTGAGGACAACGCTCTTGTTCCCTATATAGACAAAGAGAATCAAAATAAATTACATCTTCAGATTGAAAACAAAGGCGGGACAAGCGATATCATAACATTCACTATTAAAATTGTACAACTAATTTAAAGGGGTGGGATGATGGGATACAAAATGACTTCTGGTACTTGCTTAGTATCAAACTTATACGAAACATTTACAGAATTAATGATAGCGGCAGGATGGCAGAACATAAGCTCTAAACCAGCTACTGACTATGATGTGTGGTATTCTCCTGGTGAACAAGGAGATAAACGATTAATCATTCAAACGAGAAAAGAGTCAAATGGGAATTTAGGGCATAGATTTATTGCTGATTATACCCCTGGGGCGGCAGGTACAGCAGGAATTATACAAAGAACAACCGCCGCATGGAGATCAGTAAGTTTCTTTTCACATCACAATGTTACTTCGTTTCCTCAATCAAACCAGGTAAACTATAAGTATCACGCAAATAAAGACAGAATTATCTTTTACTGTGAAGCTAATCATTCTACCGGAACTATGTACAACGGAATTATTTATTTAGGGTTATCCGATGTACGCTATCGTTCTGAATCTGGAAGTAGAGGTCTGTATTTACTTAATTCGAATTATGGTAGTAACTCTTTTGTATCTGATTATATAGACGGTGTAACTGCATCTACTGATGCGTTAACTACAAGAATGTTTTTTATAAATCCTTATGGTTTGTCATCAACTTTCGAATTCATAAAAAGCCCCGATGAATCAGGTAACTATATTTTATTGTCTTACTATGTGGGAGATAATATCACCTTACGAGGTAAGTTATCAGGAATATATTTAGTACATGCGAAAAATGCAGTACATGGAGATGTCATAAAAGTTGGTACGAGAAGTTTTCAACTTATACGTCTTACTAAGTCAACTATAAATAGCAATGAATTCTTATCATCTTCAGTACAGGAATACACTATATTCTTAGCCTTCGAGGTGTGATATGGCTACGTACAATGGATTAATCATAGATGAAGATGATTGTGTATTAATTGCTTCTCCTCCACCTTCGCGTGTGTTTACAGGTGGGGTACTGGTAGAGGATTGTTCGTGCGAAAGCATGTATAAACCTCCACGTCAAATTCCATTAGAGATAAGCTGGACAAAAGGGAGAGATTGATATGGGCGAAGAAGTAAAGCGCGTAATACTATCCCCCAACGTAGAACACGTATTCACTTATGCTAAGCAGCAACATAAAGTAGAGGTTCATAACTTGGGAGATGGAGACCTGTATTTTAGACGCGATGGTGTAGCTACGGTAAACGGAGATGATTGTATCAAAATCCTTGGGGATTCGGCATGACCTATTCTCCTAAGGGTACGTAGCTGTCCTTGCATGTAATCAGTGATACAGGTACAGATTGTACAGGTGCAAGGGGAACTGGATAAGTATTTGTAAGGGGGATGATGAGATGTATCCGATTAAACCTGGTAACGGCGGGGGAACAGGAAGTACAGAACCTGTAACAGCCAATAATGTGACGGAAACCTCGTCACGTGTATTTGTTTCTCCAAGTGAAAAAGCGCAGATAACTACAAATAAGAATGATATCTCATCTTTGAAAGCGAATGTGAGCGAAGCAAAACGTATTATAGTAGATTGTAGCACTGGTAAAACTAAAGAAGAAATATTTGAATTTACACCGTATGTTCCAACTGTAGAAGAACTTATGGAAAAAATTCGCCAAGAACGCAATATTGAGCTTTTCGCGTGCGATTGGACAGTATTTGCCTGATTCTCCTTTGACAGACGAGCAAAAGCAAGAGTGGATGATATACAGACAAGCGTTGCGTGATTTCACGGAGAATATGATTCTACGAAGCCAGTTTGGCCCGAACAACCAGAATAGAATATCACCGTAAAAACTTGTTCATACTGGCAGGTAAGAGGTGATATTTTTGGAATATGCGCTACCAATCATAGTAGTGATGGGAGCCCCACTGATTCTATCTCTAAAACCGATTGAGCCAACATTTTCGAAAGTTGACTGGTCAGAGCGAATAAAATGCCAATCAAATCCGGAAAGGTTACTGTTTGATGCGTTGGCAAAATGGGATGTAGTGATTCTGACTCAAGTTCCGATTAAGCAGTATCAAATTGACTTGTTCTTGCCTGAGTATAAAGTGGCTATTGAGTGCGAAAGTGTATTTCATGATACGCGAGAAGCACAGGAACGCGACAGGAAGAAGGGTGCTACTATTGCGGAGGCAGGATGGAGAGTTATCAGGGTACGTGATGAGGAAATCAAAAAGGATATAGCAGGTGTACTAGCTAAAGTTGCTCAGGCTATGGATTTGATACCAAGAAGATGTAGAGAAGAAAGTGAAATGATCTATTATAAAAACTAGAATTCAGTAATAAGACATCCAAAATATTGGATGTCTTATTTATATTTAAAGAAAAATATGGTAATATGTATTCGATATTTTTATGGAGGGGTATTTTTGCTAGATTAACCAAGAAGATTTTTTGATGTAGAAAGAGAATATAAATTTAAGATCGAACATCGCATATTAGAGGAAGTGGCATAATGGGTGGGAGTCTAGATATTACTGTAAGCTCGGATAAGTTGATAAGTGCTTGTATACATAAATCTAAATACATTGTAATCAGTACGGATTCTTTAAAGGTAAAGTTGCAAGAATACGAAAAAGCAGTAAATAAACAAAACGAATGGACAATACCGTTTTCAATTCTTGTGACCGCTCTTGCAACAATTTTAACAGCACAGTTTCAAGATATGATTTTTTCAAAAGAGACTTGGAGAATAATTTATAATATAGTTTCAATATCAACGTGTCTCTGGCTTGTAAAAAGCTTAGTTGATAAATTCAAATATAAAAAGCAGTGTAGTCTTACACATATTATAGACCAGTTAGCCGCGGAAACTGAGCAGGTTGACGAACTTAAATTAAAGAGTGAGGAATGATTTTATGTCAGATGCAAACTTAAGTTTACATGAAGTCCTAAATTATATTAAAGAAAGAGAATTAAATATTCCATTAACTGTGGCTGATGAAGAGAACAAAGTTATTTCTTTGTTAGTAAAGACTGATAAGCAGCGAGTTATTAAAATTAAAAATTCAAAGAGAGTATCTGTAGAGGCGATATATACTGAAAATTTGAATGGTATTACTATAATTATGGCTCCTATGACTACTGATTTACTTGTTAATACAAACTACGCATATGAAGTTAATGGAGTTGCTGCTCTTATTGACTTAAATGGCGAACAAAATGTAGAGTTACTGAAAAAAGTAGTAGATGGAAACGCAAGAATTGAATTTTATGTTATAAGTGAAGACTTATCAGAAATATCAATAAAGCCTATCTTTAACTCTGAATTATCAAAGGCAGGGCTTAAAAGAAGTTTAATAGCAGCAAATATTTATAGTTAAAAATAAATGTAGAATAGTCTTAGTATCGATTTGCCCTGGGATGAAATTTCTTATAATCCTGCAACTTCTTCTCCATTGTCACTGCCGTATAGCGTTGAGTGGTTGCTAATGACTCATGGCCCAGAAATTCCTGAATCGTACGTAAATCAGCACCATTCGTCAACAAATCAGTCGCAAACGAGTGCCGCAGTTTGTGTGGCGTAATCGCCGTGTTGCCCCGCCACTTCCGAATAATTGCCCCGACTTGCCATGCGCATAGTTGGGGTTTCTTTCTGCCTGGAAACAGGTACGTTGGATCGCCTTCGCCTTCCACTTTCCTCTCATGCAACCACTCAGCAATCATATCCATCGTCGCTGGAGCAAGTGGTACAATGCGCTCCTTGCCACCTTTGCCAAACACTCGAATGTATCCCTGATAATTGATGTCCTGCACTTTAATGCTGACCAATTCACTGCGGCGGACACCGGTGCAGTAGAGCAATTCAATCATCAGCTTATCACGAAGGTTATCCGCTTTTTCTACCGCTGCGTCGATTTCTGCTACATCGACCGGGCGAGGCAGTTTCTTCTCCTGTTTTGCCCCTTCTACAAACTCGGCAGGATTATGTTTAAGCTTACCTTTTTTGGCAAGAAATCTGAAGTATGCTTTTAGAGATGAAAGCTTACGGTTAGACGTGGTTGCGCTAGCACCTTGTTCGCGGATATGAAGAATAAAAGCAGAGATGTCGTTTGAGGTAATCTTGGAGTTTGGCTTGGAAACAAAGGCGAAGAATTGGGCAACGTCACGGCAATAGTTTTCAACTGTGTGAACAGACAGATTACGCTCGTATTGTAGGTACTTTTTGAACTCCTCAATCATCGTTCATATCATCTCCTCAAATATCTACTTTTGACACCTACTTTATCATCTGCCATAATTTTTATCAATAATTTTCTGAAAAATAACCTCGAAAAAAATTTATTTTGGCCTAAAAAATCACCTATATGCTTCGTATAGAGTAGATGAAAGCAATTAATCAAGGTGGTGGCGTAATGAGAAAAAAGATTTGGTATTGGCTTATTCCTTCTTATCGCAGGCTGCATCAGGATAGGGAATTGCTTCTTCGGCAGGTGGATGCTGACCAGTGTAACTTGGGTTTGTATGAGCGGTTGTATCAGGAGATGGCTGACATGGTTGTGAAGCAAGACAAATGTATTCAGTTTTTGCACGCTGAAAAAGAGCGTCTGGAAAAGCGAGTGGCTGAACTGGAGAAATATTGCGGTGAATTGGGCGATGAAGGCGTCGATATAGTAGATGTGCAGACATCTACCGATATGGATAAAGCAGAGCAATGTCTAGGAGATGTCGTTGCGGTCGTTTCAGAAGTGCAGCAGGGGATAGAGCAGTCTAAGTATGAGGTTCATAAGGGCGGTACTGAAGGATGAAAGCGTATCTCAATCGCAAAGAACGTGAAAACATCGTCACAATGCTGATATTTGAGTTGACAATGGACAACCTGCTTGAAGCCAGTCCGCGTGTGAAGCAGTTATTCGGCAAGCACTGGTCGGATATGAAACGAGCGCGGACGTATATCCATAAAGCGTTAAAAGAAGGGCTTGCCGAGTCGCTTGATCAGAAAGAAATCATACGTATTCACCGTATCGCACAAAAGTGTGATTTCATTGTGAGGGAACGAGCGGGTAAAGCGTTACCTGATAAGCGAACAGTAGCCGTACCGGATACATTGATTAGTGACCTGGCGGAACTGGCGATAGGGAATAACTGCACAGGTTGCAAACGATATGATTGGGAGAACTGTCGTGTGTTCACAGTGATGCAGGAAGCGGATATACCAGCAGCGCATACGGAAACAGGCGATTGCCCGTATCGACAGTGAGGAGATGCAGGGATGAATGGTGAGTTTTATATAACACCGGAGGAATATGAAAAAGCTCAAAAGAATGGCATAAATGCTTTCAATCTGGAGCGACGCATCCGTTTGCTTGGTTGGAGAAAGGAAAAAGCGATAAACACACCTGTGCGAAAAAGGTGTGATCGAAGTAAATGGGTGAAAATCGCAAAGGAAAACGGTATTAAGTACAATACGTTTATGAGCCGGGTAAATGTTTACGGGTGGGATGAAGAGCGTGCTGCGAGCGAGCCTCTACAAAATCGGCAGGCAGCAGCACATAAGGCGCATGAGAAAATCCGGGTGCTTCCACGTGAATATGTTGAATTAGCTAAACAAAACGGAATTTCCTATTATACTTTCCGTCGGAGGATTAAAAAAGGATGGGATGCTGAGAAAGCAGCTACACATCCAGTTATGTCCAGCATTGAAGCTGGAAGAATGGGGGCGCGGAAAGTCAGAGAGTTGTATGGTGACTGGAACAGGGTTTCTTTTAAATAACAGGGAGATGATATGCTTGACCAAAATTGAATGGACGGACAGAACGTGGAATCCCGTTACGGGATGCGCCAAAGTGAGTGAAGGTTGTAGGAATTGTTACGCTGAGCGTATGGCGAAGTGATTGGCTGGGAGATGCGGATATCCGAAAGAGAATCCGTTTCAGGTCACATTGCATCCTGAACGATTAGATGAGCCGAAGCGATGGAAAAAGCCACAGCGGATATTCATAAACTCAATGTCAGATTTGTTCCATGATGATGTGCCGGAAGAATTTATCCGCGAAGTATTCCGTGTCATAGCAGAGTGCCCGCATCATATATTCATGATTCTGACGAAGAGGCCGGAGCGAATGAATGATGTTGTTCACAGAATTTATGCGGATGGCTTCGCTTTTGGTCAAGAGATATACACGCAACTACAACATGTGTGGTTGGGAGTCTCGATCGAAAATCAAGCGGCAGCGGATGAACGGATACCTTACCTGTTAGAAACACCAGCAGTGATTCGATTTTTAAGTTGCGAGCCGTTACTTGGCGAAGTGGATTTGATGAATGTGCAGCGTACACTGATGGGACGGATTGATGTTTTACGAGGTCAGCGACATGTACTCAGAAGCATCCAGCAGATTAATAAAGTGAACTGGGTAATATGTGGTGGAGAGAGCGGTCATGGAGCGCGTCCGGTACATCCCGATTGGATACGCAGTTTGCGTGATCAATGTACGGCTACTGAAACATCTTTTTTCTTTAAGCAGTATGGGGAGTGGGCTCCAATTCATGAGTTGCGGGCCAATGAACCGGGGATTAAGGGTAAGCAGTGGCACAACTTTGATCCAGATACGTCTGTTTGCAGAATCGGAAAAAAGAAAGCTGGCCGTCTGCTGGATGGTCGGGAATGGAATGAGATGCCGGAACTACCGGAAGTGGAGAAAGAATGAGAAAGTATCGGTGGCTATCTGAAGGCATGACAGTCGTATACACTAACAAGCAGTGTGAAAAGCGCGGTATGGTATGTGCGGTGCCGGGCGGAACCACAGGGAGAATCATTACAATTGCGCCGGGCAAGATCAAAAACTGTCTGGTGGATTTTTCAGGGAAAAAAGTTGTCACAAGTTGGGCGAATTTACGACCTACTCAGCGAAGGGATAGGAGGATGCCGTGACAAGTAAAGAAAAAATAGCGACTGCGCTACGCAATATACTGTTTACATTTGATGCAGAAAACTATGTGTTCGCCTGCATTGGTACAGACCGCTCGACAGGAGATAGTCTCGGTCCATTGGTTGGCAGCAAGTTAGCCGCGAACGGATACAATGTGATTGGCACGTTGGAGGAACCGTTGCATGCGGCCAATTTAGAAGAACGCTTAGGAAAAGTGCCAGCAGAAAAAACGGTGATTGCAATTGATGCTTGTTTAGGGAAAGTAGAGAGTGTTGGAAGCGTAAATGTGATAAACGGTCCGTTGAAACCAGGTGAAGGTGTTGGTAAAAAGCTACACAGTGTGGGTGATTATAGCATCAAAGGCATTGTAAATGCTAGTTCGGGAAACAAAGAGTTGAATCACTTAACAGTTATGAGTACTCGACTATCAGTGGTCGTAAAACTAGCAGGCCTGATTTCTTCTGCCATTATGGATGTAATAAAGCCTGTTAATCTGAAAGAAATAGCGGTTAGTAAGGAATCGAATGAAGCGCCCAAAAAAGAAGCTCTACACAGTGAATCGGTATGGGGAGAGATAGCAGAGAAGAAATACAATGTCATATTGGCAGATCCGCCTTGGCAATATCGAGACAAGGCGAACGCCGGAAAGCGCGGTGCGGATCACAAATATTCAACGATGAGCGTTGATTCTATCAAAGCATTACCGGTTCAGGATATCGCTGCTGATGACTGTGCATTGTTTTTGTGGGTAACGAATCCGTTTCTGCCAGCAGCGTTCGAAGTAATAAAAGCATGGGGATTTGAGTATAAGACGGTCGCCTTTACATGGGTAAAGACGATAAAGAGCGGGCCTGCTGTGTTGCGTAAATACTATAACGATAATATACGAGCGAATGGCTGTTTTACCCATGAGTTTGAAGGGATGTATGAAGATATGATTGGTAGTTTGGCTGTAATGGGTATGGGGAACTGGACGCGGCAGAATACGGAAATATGTTTATTAGGCGTGAAAGGGAAACCGAAGCGAATGAACGCCGGAGTACATCAGGTTATATTTGCGCCGCGCCGGGAACATAGCAGAAAGCCGGATGAGCAGTATGAGCGTATAGAGAGATTACTCGGCGGTCCCGAAGGAGCTGGGCCACACTTGGAGATGTTTGCAAGACAGACGTGGTCTAATTGGAATAGCTGGGGTATGGAAGTTGGAAAATTTGATCGAGGTGAGTAGATGGACAGATTTTCGGTAGGCTTGCCTGACCCACAGGAAAAGAAAGTTGTAGGTGAATGTCTTGGGTGTGGTGGTGAAGTGTATGCAGGAGAAAGTGTATGGATTATAGATGGTGATATGCTACACCAGTGCGATGAGTGTGCGGTGAAATATGTGGAGAGTAATTCGTGCGAGAAAGTAGCGGAGTAAGTCTACTGTTATCAAAATGGAGAGATTTCTAGAGTGAGGCAATAAAAAATTGTTTATGGAAAATCAAATATGGAGGGATTATCTATGTCGAATAACGGAAGTCTTCGCGTGGCTACTGAGTTACAAGCAGAAAATGCAGAACTGCGTAAACAGATTGATCAATACAAGAGCATGGTAGAAGCAGCAAAGCGTGAAAACGTAGCTGTTCTTGGAAATGGGGAAGTTTTTGTAAAACGCATTCCGGGTGGGCAAATTCGAGCTGTAAAGGGTGCGCCTGTTTTGCGCGAGTCTAATGGAGAGTTTGCAGTAATTCAAGGAAAGGCAATGACAACCGCAAAAGGGTTTAACACTTTAAACCAAATCGCAGGTCTATCCATTGTTACTCCGGAGAAATTGACGCTGCCAGATGGTCAAATTGTGGTAAATCCCTACCCGATTATCGATCCGGAGAGCGGAACGATTAGTAAGGTATGGGTAAAGAAAATCGCGATCGGATACAGTCCGATTGGGAATTTAGTCGTAACGTCAGCCACACTCCTCTACGATATTCGGATGTATTTTATCCAAGATGTTATGAAAAAAGTACAGTATAACCAGGGTGCTGGCCGGGTGTGTATGGAGCAAATGCTGACGGAAGAAGAAAAGAGAACAGGTATTTTTCTTAAAATTGACAACTTCCTGGGGGTTCTAGCGAATGTCAACCATAAGGAGATTTTGAAAGCGATTGATACCTTTATAAACAAAAAGCAGTTTGCTGAACGGAATGCACAATCAATTTGTGAACGGCTTGCAATGTCGAAACATCCAGCACTTGCGCATGCTGCCTATTTGGAAGTGGTAGGAAATGAAAAGAATCGGGTAGCTAAAGTCCCGGTAGTAGGTTTTGTAAACGACTTTACTCGTGAACAAGTATTGGAGATTGCAGAGAAGGCAGAAAAAGGTGAAGAAATTGTAATTGAAGGTCAGAAAGTAGAATCTATTGAGGTCACTGCAGAAGCCACTACAGAAGATATGGCAGTAGATGTAGATGATGAGGAACGCATTCAACAGGAAGGTCCTACAGAGGAGCAAACATCCGTGCCACAGGGATTTTTCGATGGAGAGGAGAAATTCTGATGCTGAAAGCGATTGAAATTAAAAGTGTAAAGGGACAAACGGTTACACAGCCGCTTACTGGCCGAGATTTGTTCATTGGTCGCAACGGATCCGGGAAAACCACCCGGATTCAGGCCCTTGGATTAGCAATGCTTGGATATGTACCAGGAAACGGGAAGACGGCAAATGATACTTTTAAATTAGCCACAGGAGATGAAATGTGTGTAGGTCTTGTAACGGATGAGTTTCGGTTTGTACGTACGTTTAAGAGAAATGAAAAAATAAACAAGGCAACAGGAGAGACGAAAACCAGCATTAAGGAATCGCTAACGGTTTCTCCCGGGCGTGGGGAACGGACAGAAACGGAAAAGAAAGAGCGTATCACAGCAGAAATCGGGAACTTTCCGGTTATGATGGATTTTAACGACTTCCTTTCCTTATCCGATGCTAAACGGCGTGATTTCATTTACTCACTTTCACCGATCACATCAGACACTTGGAACCGTGAGAGGGTGCAAAATTATCTAGAAAGCAAATTGTTGCGTGTAGAAATACAGGAGAATAACCCGGACCAATATAATGCCTTGCAAGAAATGATTCGTGAGGCGATGCAGCAGTTTCCAATGGATTTTGGCGTACATGAAGGGCTACAATCGATGCTTGACTGGACAGCTACTCAATTATCTTTCTGGAACAGCAAAAAGAAGGATGCACAGGGTGCAGTTCGCCAGATGGCGGAGATGAAAAATGAGTTGACAGAGACAGACCGAAATATCGCAACTCAAAAGAAAGAGCTAGAAGATCTCCAGCAACAACTTATTGATGTGGAAAAGAAAATTTCCGCGGATGAAGAAAAGAAAAAAGCCATCGATGCACGCTTAAAAAGAATTCAAGAGCTCGGCAAACTTATTGCCAATCTGACAAATGCACCAGTGCTGACAGATACAGCAGATGTGGACCAAAAAATCGCCCAATTACAACAGCAGCTAGTTGAAGAAAACGATCCGGCTGAGCAGTTAGATACGTTGAATCGAAAAGCACAGGAAGCTAAGAAATCCTATAACCAATTGGAGAAAAAAGCACAACAGCTAAAAGAGCAAATTATTCACTTAAATGCAGGTGTAAAAACGTTGGTAGGATCCGCAGAAACGATTAGCGGGCTTGGTGGCAACTGCGTCATTGATAAACGCATCGGATGTACAAAAGATTTTACCCCGTTTATGCAGTTTGTGGCGCAGAAAAAACAAGAAGCTACTGAAATGGTTGCCAAAGTACAAGCAGAGTTAGATGGAATCGAAAAACAGATGGCAGATGCAGAAAGTGAAGGACTGGCTGCTCAGGAAGAACGAGATGCCTTACAAAAGCGTGCGAACGAGATTGTGCAGTCCAATAACCGGATACAAAAGCAAATCATAGAGTTGGAAAAAGAGCGTGAGAAGCACCTAACCGAAAAAGAACGGCGCGAACATCAAATCAAGATGTACGAAGAAGAACGTAGCAAATTGATGAATCACCCTGCTGAACCAATTGGCGACATCATGATTATGCGGGTGCAGGTTGGGGGCATTCGTTCCCGTATCGATGAACTGAAAATATCTATTCAGGAAAAAGAAAAAGCAAAACAAGCACTTCTACTTTTACAGCAAAGCTTACTTGATAATCGGAAAGCAGACTACAATGTTAATGCCTTGAAGTTACTTCAGGATGCATTGGGAGCCAAAGGGATTCAGGGCGAGTTGGTTAAGGAAATATTAGAGCCAATACGGAATATGATTGCGGAGAACTTGCAGCTTATGGGCTTCGATTTTGAACCGTTCTTCCAAACGGAGAGTGAAACCGGCAAGGAAATTTTTCAGTTTGGATGGGTAAATGAGAAAGGTCATTTTGTAAATTTTGATGCAATGTCTACAGGGCAACAGACAGTATTTCTGGCTGCCATGATGATGACGATTATCGATCGGGCAAAACCAAAGCTGCGGTTATTGGTCATGGACAACTTAAATCACTTGGACCGAACCAATTTCCAGCTGCTCATTAATGGTTTGAACAAGCTAGCGCATAAAGTGGACAATATCATTCTGGCCGGAGCTATTGAATTTCCGTTTGAAGCGGAAGGATGGAATGTATGCGATGTAACACCGGGTAAGGAGGAAAGTCTCCGTGAGTAGTTTGCTTACTGGTTTGAATCCACAGCAACAGCAGGCGGTTACATCAACAAGTCCGACTATTCTATGTCTTGCAGGTGCCGGATCGGGAAAGACAACGGTGTTGACGCGCCGGATCGCAAACTTGAATCAAGAACATCGTGTAGGGACCAGCGATATGCTGGCCCTTACCTTCACCCGATTAGCCGGAAAAGAAATGAAAGAGCGTGTCATGAAACTGGTTGGTGAAGAGGAAGGAAAGAAGCTTTTTTGTAACACGTTTCATGCTTTTGCGGTGAGTGTTTTGCAGGAGTGGGGGCATGTCTTAGGGATTGACAAACAATTTACCATATACGACCAAAGTGATCGGGAAGCCATTTTGGAACAAATCATTCAAGAGTTTGGTTCACGGACGACAATCAAAAAAGTACTGTCTCGCTTTGCACAGACGAAAGATGTTCATAAAGAGCGTATGGAATACCCGGAAGAGTGCCGGGTGCTTGAAGAGTATGGATATCGGTTACGAAAAAACAATGCAGTAGATTTGGATCGATTAATTGATTTGGTTACTCTTTTATGGCAGAAGAGTCCAGACACACTGAAATACTATCAACAAATGTACACCCATGTATTTGTAGATGAGTTTCAGGATACGAACGATGAGCAAATGCAAATGATTCGTTTGTTGAATCCACAGAATCTATTCATAGTGGGCGATGATTTTCAGGCAATATATGGCTGGCGCGGAGCAAGAGTGCAATACATTTTGGACTTTCCATCGCAGTATCCGGGATGTGAAGTAGTGAAACTTGAAGACAATTATCGTTCAACGCATCCGATTGTGGCTGCGGCAAATAATCTGATTGCTCACAATGTTTATCAGACGGAAAAGACGCTGCGAGCACATAAAGACGGAAGCGAACCACGCCTGATTGTGGTCGGTGACGAACGAATGGAGCCTTCAATATTGGCTAATTGTATACAGGAAGCCGTACATCAGCACGGAAGATCCTATCAAGATATCGCTATTCTAACACGTACCAATTCCCAAATTGACCGAGTAAAAAAGCACCTTGAAGAGCGAAATATTCCGGTTGTAAAAGTCGGCGGTGGCGACATTTTTCAAAAGCACGATATAAAAGCGTTGATCGCCTGGTTGGAAGTCATTTTGAATCAAAAGGATGGTATGGCGTTACAAAAGGCTATTCAGTTTCCAGAGCCGTTCCTAACGGTGGATGAGCGTCAGCAGTTGGAACTTTATGCGGTTGCAGAAGACTTATCACTGTTGCAGGCTATGCATAAGTATCAAGACCAGTACCCAGGAGCGCAACGATTCATTCGAAAAGCCAAAGGCGTATTTGAATCTTGGATTTGTTACGGTGTTTCAGAAGAACAGATACCTGAAATGACGGCATCGCTACAATTTGAAATCTTAACTCATGTACTGGAATTATCAACATGGTATGAGCAGCGCGGACTACGAAATCGTATGGATGATATCGAGCAAGCTTTACAGTTCATTCGGGTGTGGGAGCGCTCGCGTAGGGATGTCGGAGAAGATGTAAGTTTGTCCTCTTTTTTACGCTGGCTGAAGCATAAAGACATACAGGAAAAGCTAGTGCAGGAACAAGATGCGGTTAAACTTCTTACGGTTCATGCTAGCAAAGGATTGGAGTTCCCGGTTGTTATGTTGGCAGGTATGACGCAGGGGTGTTTTCCTTCACGTCGCACCAACGACATTGAAGAGGAACGCAGGCTTGCTTATGTAGCCGTTACCCGCGCAAAAGAGAAGTTGATTTTGACGCGAGCAGAAAAGGTATTTACTTGGAATAATCAGTTGGTGGATGCTTTGCCGAGTCAGTTTCTTGAAGAAATAAAAGAGAGTAAAAAAATATAGGTGGATGACTCCAGATCAATAGATAGTTCAGATGGAAATGAGGTGGGCATCATCGATCTGTATTTCGTCGTGACGAGAAAAAGTACGGCTGAAATTGAAGTAGTGAGAGAGGTTAGACCGCCGAAAATATTGTGTTCGTATTTTTACTTTCGCAACAAGTTACTGGCTGATTTGGTGAAGGAAATTGGATATAAGCCAGATATTTTTGTCGATTCAGGCGCATACAGCGCTTGGACGACAGGTAGAAACATTTCACCGCTTGATTACATGAATTATCTACAGGAAAATCAAGCGTTTATACACAAGTATATCGCACTGGATGTGGTTGGTGACCCGGAGATGACATGGAAGTACTACGAGATTATGCGGATGAAAGGATTTGTGCCTATCCCGGTCTATCACTATCAGACTCATGAGAGATATCTGGAACGTTATATTGCTGAGGGAGAAAGTTATATCGCATTGGGTGGAACAACGATTGATTGGAACAAAAAAGGTGTTGCGGGATGGGTTGCATATCTAATTCAAAAATACCCCAATATAAAGTTTCATCTTCTAGGGAGTTTTAGTGAAGTGATTGCGTCTATCGAAGGGTTAAAGAGCATGGATGTCGCTTCCTGGTTTATGCGGGCGATTAATGGGGAGCCGAAGCACATTCCGGGTACGAGTAGAGACGCAAAAATTAAACGTGCCAAATGGTGGATGCGGCACTTGTTAGAAAGAAAAATAGATCAACAACCGGATATACAACTTAGATTTTTATAGATGGAGGTGAAACATGGCTAAATTCTCTAACTATCGACTGATTGATTACTACAAGGAGCGGTATCTCAACAAAACGTTCATCGATACACTGCTATATTGTGTACCATGCGACTTGCATTTCACGGTGAATATTCTGGATGCGAATGGACATGGTGTCATATGTCCTCGATGTCAGAGTGAGGATCTAATAGAAGTTGGTAGCGCTCAAGTGAAACTGGTGGAAATCTGGAATGAAGATTCCGTTGGCGTTTCATGGGACGACCCGACAGTTATTCGAATGGAAGAAGAAGGCGAAGAGATCGAGCCGACATGGGTGTATTATGGCAGTCGTCCTCAATCTGAGTACGACAAGGGAGATGATTGAATGGTTAAAGTTCGTCATATTGAAACGTGTGAGTTTCACTATGAATCGGAAGAAGAACGTAACGCGCATGTGGCAGAAATGGAAGAAGAGGGATGGAATGTAAGTCCGCAAATTCGTCAGTTTGTTGGACGAATTCGATACTACAAGGACGATAATAATCGCTTACGGATTGCCGAAAGCAAAGATGAGGACTATGTGTGGTACGGACACTTTGCACGCGAAGTAGTCGGTTGAAAATATAAACCACTTGTCTATCCAGCCCTAGTATGTGGGGCTGGATAGATGAATATGCTTGGAGGTTAGATATGTCACAATTAAAGCGAGTTGTCATCAAAGAGGAGTTTGTCAAACTTACGGGCGACTATAAAAAAGCGATCATCTTGCAACAGTTCATTTATTGGTCTGAGCGGACTAAAGATGTGGATAAATTCCTTGCAGAAGAAAAGAAACGTTTAGCAGATCACGGGATAGATGAAACGGATGCTAAAATCGATTTTCAAAATGGATGGATATATAAAACAGCGGAAGAATTAAATGATGAAATTATGCTAGGTATGACAAAAACAGGAATATCACCCCACATTAGATACCTAGTTGAAAAAGGGTGGATTGACTCGAGGCGCAATCCTAAATACAAATGGGATAGAACGATGCAGTATAGGGTTAACATTATCAAAATTCAGAAGGACCTGCATAATCTTGGCTATTCACTTGAAGGTTATCCATTACTACAAGATAACGAAATGCAAGCAAGAAATTTAAACATACAAGTACGAATAGACGAACATGCAAGTGAGAAAATCTCACTTCAAGGTGAGAAATTCTCACTTCAAAACTCAAAAAATCTTACTGCAATACCAGAGATTACTACAGAGAATACTATAGAGATTAAAAAAGAAGAAGAGGGCGACGCGGACGACGCGGACCCGTTCCGGTTCTACCAGGAAAATATCATGCTTAACATCAAGCCATTTGTTGCTGAGGAAATCGTTTACTGGATTGATAGCGGTAAGTTCGAGAAACCGAAAACAGTGATTGTCGAAGCCATGAAGATAGCTGTGCGAAAAGAAGCGGTCAAAAACAAGTGGGACTACGCAAACAAACTGTTGATTGATTGGAGTGATAAAGGTCTACGGACCATCGAGAAAATCCGCAACGAGATGCAGGATACAAGTAAGTCGTATAATGTGTCGAACAGGAAAAGTAAACAGGAATCTACATTCGAGTTGTTGAAACGAATGGAAGAGAAAGCAGAGAGAGGGGAGTGGTAAGATTGACGACAAAAGAGACAGTTGGTGTTTTGAAAAAAATAGCGGCTGCATATCACAACTTTGAGTTGTCGGAAGAGCGTACGCTATTGTGGCATGAATTTCTCGAACCGCATGATGTGGAACTGGTAAATAAAAACTTACGCCGACATATTGAATCAAAACCATTTCCTCCAACCATATCAGATCTGGTAAAGCCTGATGAAGATTACGAGCGTGAATATGTACCGTTAGGAGAGATAGACTTGTTGGGAGAGTGATAAATCTTGAGCATCAAGGATTACAAGACACCTACGGACCAACAAGCAGAAATAGCGGTACTGAGTGGTATGTTGAACAACGAACAATGCCTTGATGATGCACTGTCTAGCATAGACGAGGACTACTTCTACTACGACGAGACAAAGAAAGCATTCAAAGTGATCGTATCTCTTTCTACCGACACGCAACCCAATGTGCATAGTGTTTTAAAACGTATGGAGACGCAGAGAGAGAAGACATTAATTAGACGTGCCGAATATGTCCTTCGATGGGGTAGAATCGTTCAGAGCCGCCTTAAAAGACCTCATAGACACATATTTGAAACGAGAGCAGTATTATACAGCTATGAAAATTCTTGTGATGACACAGGATGCTAATTCACACCCAGAAGAAATCCTGTCGGTCATGGATGCTGGAATGAGCAAGGTATTTTCAAGCGATGCAAAAGACGAGATTATCGAACCGAAAGAATATGCAACGGAAGCGCTAGAACGTTTTCAGAAAGTATGCCAAACGCCAGAAGAGGCATACGGGATACGGTTATCTATCGAACTATCGAACGGCCAGGTTATCGGGTTTCCGAGTATTGACGAAACGTTACTGGGCTTGCATGGTGGAGACCTAATCTTCATAGCAGCACAGACTGGAAAAGGGAAAACAGCACTTGCCCAAAATATTAGCCGTATCGTATCTATTCATCAGAAGTACCGGACTTATTACGAAAATACTGAGATGCGTAAGCTGGAAATGGCTGCGCGTTTAGCAGCTCAGCTTTCACAAGTACCTGTTAAGGAAATTATGGGCGGTAAATTAACTGGAACAGCGCAAGAGATTCAGTCGAAGAAGCAGAAAGTAGAAAAGGCGTACCAAAAAATAAGAGATTCACAGTTGTATCTATCCCGCCTGCCGAACCTTAACGTGGCAAAGTCGAGAGGGCTGGCTAAAAAGTTTAGAAATAAATATGGCAGTCTGGACATGCTAGTGATCGACTATGTAGGTCGCATGAATCTTGATACGCCCGAGTTTCACGGTTTGCAGGACTGGCAAAAACTTGTCCGTGTATCGAAGAAGAGCAAGGAACTGGCGATGGAATTGAATGTACCGATCATTCTATTAGGACAGTTAAACGAGGATGAACAGATTGAAGGTGCGAAAGCGATCGCGAACGAATGTGATGCTGTGTACTTCTTCAAACCACTGAAAAGCAAGGATGAGGACTTGCTCCGTAAATCGTTTCGTGATGAGGAGAAGGCAAAACAAGTGACGCATAAGCTTGAAAAACGAAAAGTACGTAGGGACGACAGCGACACGCCGATATGGCTGCACTTTGATAAGAAGCGGCAATTTGTTACGGAAGTTGTGCCGGAGATAAGGAGATGAGATTGAAATGCGAATGGACGAAATCAAGGAAGGGATAATGTACCACAATGGAAAGGGATTGCTCAGAATAGTAGTTCAAGCTCCGAAGCAAGGAGAATTCGGGGAGGTCACGTACCGAAAGTATGGTTCTGAAAAGTTACATCGTTGTTGGATTAGCACATTTGCTAGTTGGGCAAAAGGCACTGTCCAAGAAGCTGAATTGTCGTTTTCGTTGAAATGTTCATGTGGTACGGAGATGGATGGATTTTTTGGCAGTGTGGATTCAGAAGAAACGCTCCATTGTGATTGCGGAAACGTATGGAAGATTCAGCGCCCGACAAACAAGTAAGTAGGTGTGTGATATGCTGTATCCTGAATACAAATGGGTGGACGTAGCGGTCAACGGTGCGATGAACCGCAACCGACTGTGTGACATAACCAAACTCGGTGACCCTACTGGCTATCGTGACGCATACATGACCTTCTTTCGCTACCCGGATGATATGAAGGAGTATTTTGAGCAGAATCTTGTACAAAACAAACGTGGCGTAACACATAAAAGTGTTGAGGGGTATAGTGGTCTGGCTTATACAGATTGGATCCCCATTGACGTAGATGCGAAAACGATGGAAGAAGCGCAGGACAACGCCATTCGCGTGATCGAAGTGCTTGAGATGTACAGTATTGATACAAACGCTTGCCGATTCTATTTTTCCGGTGCGAAGGGGTTCCATATCATGATTCCAACTGAAATGGCGGCACTAAAACCGAGTGAGGATATTCATAGGAGACTACGTTACCTGGTTACAAATTTGCTGAATGATAGTGTTAAAGTCGATACAACTGTCTACGATAAGGTACGAATATTCCGTTTGCCCAACACAATCAACAGTAAATCAGGCTTGTATAAAGTGGAACTATATGAATTCGAGTTGCGGAACATGAGTGTAGAACAAATTCGGGAGATGGCGAAAAATCCGCGTGAGGAACTGGACGTTGAAAAAGAGTATGAGCCGAACGAGTATTTGCTTGAGCTTAACCAGGCATATGAGCGGTCGCGGACAGAGGGAACGCAACCATACGCAGGAGTGAACGGTGATAAGGCAGCTATTCGCGTAAAGCTGTGCATGCAGTCCATTATGCAGGGAGTCGGAGAAGGAAGCAGGGACAATTGCGGCCTACGTGTTGTGACGCACCTTAAACACGCAGGATTGAATCCGAAAATGGTATGGGTAGCTTTCAATGAGTGGAACAACAGCAATACACCACCCCTTGAGTCGGATGACATGGAACGGATTTACCGGCAAGGTATGGAGCGTGCATATGATTTCGGTTGCCGTGACGCGATTTTACAAGAACACTGTGATAAGCGATGCAAGCTTTGGAAAGAGGAGTATACGATGAATAACGCGAGTAGGAGATGGCAATGAGCGACTTAGGTGACATGCTCATGGATGCTGTGCCGAAAAGGGAAGGACAGCAGGAAAAAGCCAAGTCGAATCCTTCACCGGAGGAACAAGAGTACTTTGAGTTGTTAGAACGTGCATTAAAAGGCGCAGAGTATTTAGAGCGCAAAGATTTGACCAAAGAGCAGCGTAGAAAAGGAGAACTGTTATACGATGCACTTACTGAGAAGGTGCTGGAACTACGCCAGAGATTGGATGGTGAGCACAGGAGATGAGACGTTTTAAAAGTGGATATGCGAATCGCGGGATGTCATTTGAGCAGTTACTTGATTACTCAAACCGAATATATGAGAATGCCGGTGTTGCAATTATTAATAAGCGGCCAACGCCAGTCAAAATCATGGGACAAAACGAACGCGGCATGATACACGGGTATCTGGAGAAACCCTCAACAGTAGATTACGATGGCGTGTACAAAGGTAGAGCCATCGTTTTCGAAGCGAAAAGTACGAAGGAATTAACACGTTTCCCGCTCGGTAATATCCACGATCATCAGGTAGAGTACTTACGCAAGTGTCACGCATGCGGTGCGGTTGCGTTTCTATTGATCGAGTTTGTAGCTCATCAGACAGTATATCTATTTCCATACGGGATGTTAGCGCAGTACTGGGAGAGGGCGAAGAGCGGCAAGAGGGGAACGAAGAGTATCCCATTATCGGAGATGGATGTGTATGCCTACCAGGTGAATTCTGGGCGTGTTCCTGTAGATTATTTGAGTGTCGTAGATAAAGTTTGGAGCGTGTAGAACTTTTTTTCGATTCGACTGAAAAAATACAGGGCTACTCCGTATAGAGTATGTGAGGACAACCTTTAGTAAGGAGATGATATGTATGAGTGACGTGTATTTTGAAGAAGCGCCAGAGGTGAAGGAAATCGCGGAGCAACTGATTGATCGGCATCATCCACATCTGCAGGATGCAAAGGATGTTATCGGCTATCGTTTTCGCTGCGGTCAGAGCGACTGGGCGGGCAAGGCGAAGAAACTGACGGCATTTGAGAGATTCGAGACAGGGTACATGCTTATGGTTTTCATCAATAAGGAAGCATGGACAGTACTAAGTGAACCACAACAGGTTGCTTTGGTCGATCATGAACTTTGCCATTTCTCACGTAAAAGTGAACGTGTTTACGAAAAAGATACGGATGAGTGGGTGGACAAGTGGCTGCCGAAAGAAGATCCGTCTAACTGGGTGATGCGTGAGCATGACGTGGAAGAGTTTAGCGATGTTATCAAGCGGCATGGCTTGTGGGAGACGGGAATTGAGAAGTTTGCGTCTGTGGTGCGAAATGCGGATCATCAGATGGACTTAGATGATTTGGAGCGTGAACAAAAAGGATTGCGTGTTGTGAAATAAGTAGATGATACTGCTATCTGTCGAGGGAGATGTCGGCGGATAGCAGGTTTTCATTATCAGTATAGGAGATGGCATGTAAGGAAAGGGGAGTAACCTTGAAAACTGTATACAAGTTTATGAGTATATTTTGTGGAATCGGCGGCGGCACAAAGGGCTTCTTGCAGTCTCGTGGAGAATGGAAAGGGGCAGTTGGACGGTTTGAAGCATTAGTTGGTATTGATTCCGATCCAACGGTATGCCGTAATTATGAGCGAATCACGGGATCACCAGCAGCTTGCATGGACTTATTTTCTCGGAAGCAGTATATAGACTTCCATGGCCAAGAACCGCCGGAAGATTGGCAAGAAGTGACCTATGCTGATATACGAGATGCCTGCGGTGGAGAATATCCAGATGTGATTTTCACATCACCACCATGTAAATCGTTTTCGGCTTTGCTTCCAGAAAAGAGTGCTAAAACGAAAAAGTATCAAGCTTTGAGCGAACTTACGGTTCGTGGAATCAGGCTGTGCTTAGAAGCTTTCGAGGATAATCTCCCGGCACTATTTCTACTGGAGAATGTACCGAGAATCAAAACACGGGGTAAGAAGCTGCTAGATGAAATCAAAGCACTACTGCACTCTTATGGCTATGTAACCGACGACGCCGACCATGACTGTGGGGAAATCGGTGGGCTCGGCCAGCGGCGGAAACGGTACCTACTGATTGCTCGGCAGGAGCAAAAATGTTGCAGCTTTGTCTATAAACCGGAGAAAAAGCCATTGAGAACCATTGGCGACATTATCGGTCCTCTACCGATGCCGGATGACCCGGCGGCAGGCCCTTTACATCGGTTGCCGCGCCTTCAATGGAAGACCTGGCAACGTCTCGCTTTGATACCGGCCGGCGGAGATTGGCGAGACCTTGAAAAAGTGGATTGGCAGAACCTGCGAATTACATATGAGCCACGAAAAGGAGCACTGGGAGTAGCGGATTGGGATGAGCCAAGCGGCGCTGTAACAGGAGCGGCTGGATACGGTCGGAGCAATGGTACTCAAGCGGTCGCGGATCCGCGTTTGCCTGAACGGGAAAGTAGGCATCCGGGAGTGTATCGGGTTGTCCGATTTGACGAAACGGCGCCATGTGTGACAGGTACCCGGTTTGGCAGCGGCGCACTAGCTGTATCGGACCCAAGAACAGGCTTTGCCGAAGGAACGCATCGGTCGATTTACCGGGTGCATGGATGGGAGGAGATTGCAGGCACCGTCACCGGAGCGATCGGCCCGAATAATGGCGCTGTCTGCGTGAATGATCCTCGCCTTGACTGCAATCCACGCTCGGGAACGATGGGGGTGCAAGCGTGGGATGAACCAGGAAAAACGGTGATAGGCAGTGGAGATATCCACGCCGGCGCGGCGGCCGTCGCCGACCCGAGAATTCCTGAAGCGCACGAAAAAGGTGTGTTTGTAATTATTGCGGAAGATGGAACATGGCACAGACCTCTAACAACTTTCGAATTGGCAGCACTGCAGGGATTTGATTATCTGGCAGACGGCAGCATCTTCACTCTGGAAGGTGGAAGCGATGCAAAATACCGTGAATGGATTGGAAACGCGGTACCACCAGCTGCTGCTGAAGCAATTGGCAATGTGATGCTTGCAGCACTCATGCCAAGCCAGGAAGGTGTATGGGTGCTTGGTAATACTGATATCTGGGTTGTTCCTGACGATGGAGAAAAAGAAGTCGAGCTTGTGCAGTAAATTTTTGCATAATCAGGAGATGAATGAGTAAGGAGGCGCTGTATGGGATATCCACGAAGTGAGCAGGAGACGGTACTTGTGTTTGAAGCAGAGTCGGGCATGTGGAATGCGTATTCTACGATTCCGAAACACATCCGGCGTTTGCAGAAAATTACGGAGAACGTAGAAATTATGGAAACGGACGAGAACGGGAATCCGCAGGCGGCCAGGTGTGTACTGGATGAGAAGCAAGTGCGGATGGTAGCGAAACGGGAGATGTCAGAGGAGCAGAGAGAAGCAGCAAGTGAGCGGTTGAAGAAAATGATTGTTAAGAAAATTTAAAATAAAAATAAATCCACTCACCATTTTAATATGTTTAAATAGTGAGTGGATTTATTTTTATAAAAAGGTATTTTTTATGGAACTTGGCTTTTAAAAATTGTACAATCTAAAACAAGGGGGGAAATATATGGATATTGGCAGTAAACTATTACAAGTTGAATTTGGATCAATCGATGGAATGAATGATCCTAATCTTGAGAAATATTTCTTCGATGATAATTACTGGGATAGTATTGTTGAGAATAAAATGTTTTTTGTAATAGGTAGAAAAGGAACAGGAAAATCAGCTATTTATAACTGGATTAAAATTCAGGGTACTAAGGGAGGGCATCTTGTTAATAATTTATCGTTTAAAGAATTTCCTTTTGAAAAGCTATTACAATTGACAGACGATGATTATTCTACACCAAATCAGTATCAAAGTATATGGAGGAACATAATATTATCTGAGTTAGCTAGACAAATAGTTACTGATGAAAAGGCCATTCATAACGACATATTTAATAGTTTATCTGAGCATGTGAAATATACCTTTGGAAAAGATGTATTAGATGTTCATACTGTTGTGACTAGAATGGCTAAAAAGTTTACCGATACTATAAAAATACCTACACTTCCTATTTTAAAAAGCGGTTATGAACATAAAGAGGAAAGAAGTCGGGATATCGAGCTGGATAAGAGATATGAAAATGTTACTATGCTAAATAGAAAGCTGGAAGATATGATATTGGATTATCTAAAGATATATCCACATAACACAAAGTTTATAGTTCAATTCGATCAATTGGACGATAACTATACAACATTTATAAACAAGGAAAAATATTTTCAATCTATTATAAGTTTGTTCAAAGTTATATATAGTCTAAATCAATCTTTCCTTAGACTTCAACTACCAGCTTTAATTATTGCTTATCTAAGGTCAGATATTTTTTATAGAATTGATCAATATGATGCAGAGAGTGCTAGATGGGATGAACATAAGTATGATTTATATTGGACTGTCAAGACAACTAATGACTATAGTTTTGGTAAATTAAGGAAAATGATAAATCAACGAATTAGATCTTCAATTTCAATTAAATCAAACGATCCGTGGAGTGAAATTTTTGATAACGAACAAATAAGCTTAAAAGTTGGAAATGATTTTAAATACGATGTTTTTAAATATATAGTAAATAGAACTTTTCATAGACCACGTGATGTTGTTCAGTTTTGCAAAAAAATACAAAAAAAATGTGAGGAAACTGGTATCTTGAATTTTAGGACTATTAGGGATGCAGAAAACGAGTATTCTCTTTGGTTACTACAAGAAATAAAGAATGAAATAGGCAATGAAGTAAAAAATATGGATGCTTTATATGATTTCTTAAGAAGGGTAGGTTCTAGACCGACTAGCATTTCTCGCTTTAAATCTATTTACAATAGCTATAAAGATGATGTTGGATTAAATGACAATAAAATATTAAAAATGCTCTATTTAAATGGAATTGTACTGAATGTTCAATATTTAAAGAGAGAAAAAAGATTTTATTCAGTACTTAGGAATGATCGTTCTAATTTAAATCCAGATTTAGAAATAGAAATACACAAAGGTTTATGGAAAGGGATACATGTATCTACATATATGTAATCATTAGTATTACTGGGCTGAATGAGAGACTATATTTAGACTACTGAGAGATTCTTAGTAGTCTTTTTCTTTTTCCAGTAACTTCATAGGAAATTACGGCACATTCATGGAATAATGTTCACTGAATAGTGAACAATCGGCCAGAGTAGAGAAATCACTCTACTCGTTTTGGCTCCTGCTTTTGCGACTTTTTGGTACTTCAACCCATTCGTATAGCTCATCCGGGTGACAACCAAGGAAACGCGCAAAGGCGACTGCGGTAGGTAGGGACATTTTCTTTCTTCCACTGGCATAGTCACTAACCTGAGAACGTGCCATATCCAGGGCGTTAGCGGCATCTTGTTGTGTTTTCCCGGCCTCTCGCGGTCGTTGTCGAAGCAGCCACCTTCCATACTGAAGAGCCATTGGCCGATGGTCTACCTCCAACAACAAAGATACCATTATATTACTACATGTCGCATGTATTGACATCAAGAGGCGATACATCGTGTTCGAAGAATTGTGTCGGACAGCAGAAGTTTATTTCCTCATAAAACAGAAGAGCAAGCGAGCCAGGACGAAATTTATCAAAATCACGGATTGGAAGCAGGAGGGGGACACATATACGTTTTACGCCATGTTTCAGGGAAAAAATCAGATACGCATACATAAAGTGACTATTCACAAAGACGGTTCAATTGTCGAATAGTCTTTTTTTGATGTCGAAAAATAGGAGAATTGTGTAAAAAGAATTATCGAATAGTATGAAAAACGAGGGATTAATGGTATTGTTTTGAAAAAAAGGGATAGAACAAAGGGAGTGGTTAATATGAACTATAAATGAAATAGCCTGTACAGTTATTAAACGGTACAGGCAACGTATAATCAATCAGTAACCTATTTTTCATTAGTTGTGCTTCTCTCCTGGCTTTGGTTTTTCTTCAGTTTAGCTATCATGAGTAGTTCATACTGATCTTTATCGCTCAGGGAACGGAACAAGTCAAGTAACTCCTGTTCTCGATCGCTTAGTACTTGCGGTTGGACAAGGGTGTTCTCGATCTCGTTTTTTTCTAAGTCTTCAAAAAGAGAGCTTTTGGTGATTTTGAATTCGTTAGATATTTTTTCTATTACGCCTGCTCTAGGCATCTTTTTTGCTTTTTCCCAATCTGAAACTGTAGATATGCCAACACCCAGTTTTTCCGCTAATTCTTTTTGGGTTAAGTGATTATTTTTTCTAATTTTGCGTATATTTTTTGCGAATATTTCCGTTAACAGCTTTTCATCTCCCATAGTTATCAGCTCCTTTATTCGTTTTTTATTATAACCACTTAACAAAAAAATTCAACTAAAAGCGAAAAAAAATACGTTTTAAACGAAAAAATAATTGAAATTTCGCTTTTAGCGTAATAAAATTAAAAATGAAAGGAGGCTATACTGATGAACAATGAAACACCTGCGTATTTGAGAAATACAATTCGTTCACTGCGTATAAAGTTAGGATATACGCAACAAGAAGCCGCTGAATTGATTGGTATTTCCCCTGTTACTTTACGAGTTTGGGAAAAAGATTCATCGAACATACCGTTTAAAAAAATCAAGAAAATCGAAGAGGTTTATCATACGCCCCAGGACTATATTTTTTTTGGTAGCGAATCCGCTTTTAGCGAAATGATGAAATGCCAAAATATCTCTTAAGCATCAGTTGTATAGAAAGCAGCATGATTGTGTGGAGAGGGAGCGGTTCCTTATATACGGTAGGGAGCCGTCCCAGTATATCTAATTTCTAATTACATCTTAGATTAATACATACTATTCAGACTTTTAAAAAAGGAGTGTTCACAATTGCGTGAAAGCCTTACTAACATGTTTGCTGGCGGAGACTATGAGCAAGCATACCAAAAGTTAAAGTCGGATGTGACTGCAAAAGTATGTAGTTGTAGTACGGAAGTAAAGGGAGAAGAGATCGATGATATTGTCCAGGATGCAGCCATTAAACTGATTTTGTCCATTGATAGATATGATAGTGAAAAAGGGAGAGTATCCACTTTTCGAGATCATATCATTACAAATGTGCTGATTGATCGGATACGGCGTTGGAGATCGTTTTCAAACCGGAGTGTCGTGTACGACAGTGAGATGATAAATCATGTGGTTGATGATAGGTGTGAGAAAGTAGATTTTGATATGGATTTTGAGCGTTGGTTCGATACATTATCGCATGTCGAACAGCAAATTGTTCGTATGCGATTGGATGGAAAGAATAATACAACGATTGCTCGAGAATTAGGATGTTCTAATTCCTCCATCACTACCTATCGACAGGCGGTTCGAAAAAAATGGAATCGTTTTTTCTGCGTAACATAGTCAGATAGTTGACCTCTACGAAAAAAGTAGGGGTCGTTCATTTTTCTTTAAAAAATCACCTAGATGCTTCGTATAGAGTAGATAGAAAACTTTGGAGGTGATAAATCATGACAGCTAAAGAATTGGCAGAAGCCAATATTAAACTTGTGTATTTAATCGCTCATCGCTACAAAAACTTGGGAGAGTTTGAAGAATTAGTTGCAAATGGCATGGTAGGACTAGTGAAAGCAGCACGGAACTATCAGGAAGGTAGGGTTGCATTTTCTACTTATGCGTGTAGATGTATCGAGAACGAAATCAAAATTCGGCATCGGTTTGAAAGGAACCCCAAACGGTACCCGGAGAAAAGCTTATTGAGCCTGGATTATACAATAGGAGACGATGATAAAAACGAGGGGAGTTTTGATTGCTGGATACCAAGCTCGGAACAAACGCCGCTTGAGATTATAGAGAAGAAAGAATTCTGGAATATGACGAAAGCATTCATCGAGCAACTTGACGAAAGGGAACGAACGGTATTTGAAGGTATTATGATTCATGGGTTGAATCAACCTCAAATCTCCTCGTCTCTTGGTGTTACACAGTCATGGGTTTCAAGGATGCTTAAGAAATTGAAGCAGCAGTATCGCAATTTTGCGATGAGTTACGGTTTCTAGTAAAGGGGTATGGGGGAGATGAGATACAACGCTTTTTTGGGAGATGTAGATGTGTTTGTAGAGCAACATCAACGATTGGTGTGGAACTGTGTTCAGCGTTTTATTAAACCAGCAGCATCTAAAGGAATAGAAGCAGATGACTTATTTCAAGTAGGTTGTATTGGACTTCTTAGGGCATATGAGAAATTTGATCCAGATAATTTCACTGGTGTTACCAGGTTTTCAACGTATGGAGTACCAATGATTATTGGGGAAATTCGGCGGTTTTTGCGTGATTATAATTCTGTTAAGGTATCACGTAGTTATAGGGGATTGTTGAAAAGAATAAAAGATGAAAATTTATTGGGGCTACCTGTATCAGAAATTGCAATAAAATTTGATGTGTCCGAAAAAAGTGTAGAAGAAGCACTGAGATTGCAAGAGCTCCAGATTACATCAATGGACGCTACGTTTGATTTGAAAGATGATAGTGAGTCTCTTTCATTACATGACCAAATACCTTCAAATGTTGATTATACAGGCATATCTGTGTATGAATTTTTAGGTTCATTGTCGGAACGCGAACAGAAGATTGCGGAGATGTTGATGGATGGTAAAGTGCAACAAGAAATTGCGTCAGTTTTAGGGATAAGTCAGGTTCAGGTTTCGCGTTTGTTAAAGAAGATACGCCGGAAATATCAAGAATATTATGAAGGAGAGGGTGTTATGGGAGAAAAAAAGAAACGTGTTAAATTGACACGTGGGTTGTATGAAAGTATGGTGCGCCAAGGGAAAAGTGATAAGGAGATTGCGGTAGAGTTGGGATATCAGCCGACCACAATCACGTATTACCGGAAAAAGTGGGAACAAGAGGACAAGCAGACAAAGGAGGGAGTTTTTCAACAGCAGGTACCTGAGGAGTCCGAGAAAAAACAGGAAAGTCAACCTGGTGAAAACAGAACGCAGGAGATGGATGATATGAAGAATGAAGAATCGAAAGTGAAAATTTCGGCTGCGAAAGTAGAAAACACAGCATTGCATACATTGCTAAATGGTGAGGAAGTTGAATTATCGGAATCTGCGGCTGACAAATTATGCGCTGCTCTCCAAGCACTGAAAATCAAATATGTTCGGGAGAAATTGACGATTGTCAAAGTGAAACTGAAATGAGAAATGAAGAGCTGCTTGCTTTGGCACGGGCCGGGGATGCGGAAGCATATCAAAGGTTGTATGAGAACAATACAAAGCTCATCTGGCGTGTGATTCATACGTTTTCTCCATCGCAGCGGGATATGGATGATTTTTATTCGGTTGCTTGTATCGGCTTCATGAAAGCGTGCATTCACTATCAAGTTGGTAAGAGCAAGTTCTCTACTTATCTCTATAAATGTGTGCAATCGGAGATTCATCATTATCTTCGGAAGCTGAAATATCGACGGCATGAAGTACCGATGCTGGGAATGCCGGAGAAGGCGACAAACACGGAGAATATGTCGAACTTTCATCAGATTGTAGGAGAGTTCATTGCTAGCTTAGGAGAAGTAGATAAGCAAATATTTGTGAAACGGTATCTCATTGGGCAGTCACAGGCATACGTGGCGCGAAGTTTGGGAATTTCGCAGACGACAGTATGGCGGAGGGAGAAGGCGATCATTCAAAAATTGGGTCAAAAAGTGAGAGAGGTGGAAGGAGATGAAACCACCGTTTGATCGTACAGGGAACAAATATCAGCATCTGCCCCTGATTAACAAACTGGTAAGGGACACAGATATTATGCCGTATACGATTTGTTCATGGGTAGCGGAAGTATTTTGCTGAACATAGCGTGTGAAGCCAGAAGGTTGATAGGAGTAGATATTCGTCCTTTATTTCCTAAGTGGTATGATTTTCTTCGCTCTAAAGCACCGCTTTTTACGATGGAAATGGCAAGGGAACGGGCCGAGAAAATCCGGCTAGATAGCGCACATCGCCAGTTTTTACAGCGAGTGATAGATGAAGGTTGGTTGCATGAAGAAATCGGATGGCGTTTAGCACTCGATGTTTCGTTATTTTCAAAGTGTTTACAGGAGGGACAAGATGAGAGGAAAGTAACTTTTACAGAAGATGGGTTGTTATCTATCGTGCAGCAGTTAAATGAACTGACTCGGCAATTGCAAAGTCGCAAGTATACTTTCAAAGTCGGAGATTTTTCGGAGTATGTGCTGAATACAAACCATGACCTGTTGATTCTCGATCCGCCATGTATTTTAGCCGAAGATTCTAGCATGTATAGAGATGTTCATGAGTTTATTCTGTATGACATGCTTGTGAATACCAAAAATGACTTCATTTTGTTTGGCTACCTGGAGCGAGACGGTATCGTGAATCTGAAGTTGCGGCAATTTACCAGATATTTTGGCCTGAAAATGATATATCTTCCTCCGAAGGAACGGAGCGAGAGACGGTCAATCGAAGTCATGGTTACAAATATTTAAGCTGTTTAAGAAAAAAGTTAAGTACGCGCTAAAAAATCTTCCTGCTACTTCGTATAGAGTAAATGGAAAGGAGATGAGAGTAGATGTCGATGCGCAATCGTGAAATTAATTACACGGTTGAGTGTTTGAGCAAGTCTGATAAAGAGTTTCATGTACGAAAATACTGCGTAAAAAATAACCTCAACTATGAACTGAAATTTAGTCTCAAAAAACAGACATGCGAAGTACTAAAAAATGGAGAGCCGTTACGGACTAATATTTCGAACGTGAATTTCTTTTTTGCTGGTATGAATAACGAAGAAATATTGGATTTAATCTCTACTGAAGCCAATAGAGCGCTGTATCAGTTTGTTTGGAATCGAATGGGCGCTATGGGTGACGAGGTAGTGAGCTACTTTTCACGCGGGTTGCTACGGCTGCTCGATTATCCAGTTATTGAGCTGTTCTATTTTTACGGCTTTAAAGCGTTAGGTGATATCTGGTTGTACTGGCGTGATAAAAAGTTGGCAGCACCGCACAAAGTACTGGGTTGTCAGAAATATATGATGAAATATCTTAAAGAAATGAGCCGTGTTTTGCCGGATAATATCGCTACTCTGAACTCTTTGCACATGGCGGTAAACGGAAACAACGTGGTTACATTACTCGAAATCTTCCTTGAAGAAAGCGATTTTCACATTCTGATGAACAGCGTAGACTTGATCGTGGAATTGTACCGGGATTACGACTACCGAGACGTGAAGCGGCTTGGATTATACGCCACAAGGGAGGTGAAGCTGGAACAGGGAATTACATCGCCAAATAATGCTTTGGTTTTACTGCGTGACTACGCCCGTATGTGCAAAGTAATGGGGCGCGAATACGAAAAATATCCGAAGTCACTCAAGAAAGTGCATGATATCGCACAAATGAATTATCAGGTGCGCGATGATGCGACAAAGACGCAACAGTTTACCCGGATCGTTGAGTTGGAAGGCTATAAAATGTTGGAGTATAAGGATCGGGAGTATGTTGTTGTCATACCGCAATCGCCAAAGGATTTAATTGATGAAGGAAGTAACCTGTCACATTGTGTAGCTTCCTATGTAGACGATGTGATAAATGGAAAGTGTAAGATCGTATTTCTACGTTCTAAGAAAGAACCAGATGTTTCACTGGTGACGGTTGAAGTTCGCGGAAATACCATCCGCCAAGTGAAAGGCAAACGGAACCGGCGGCCAAGCGAAGAGGAGATGGCGTTTATCTCGAAATGGGCGAAGAAAAAAGGATTGCTCGTGAATATTTATTAAAAAATGGTACAGGAGTTTTGAATACCACTGTACCAACATCGAATGGTGGTTATGAACCTTGTTTCTTACGGTTCTTATATGCCCGGTCATAAGCTATGAAGTGTAGAATGAGCAGGAGCAACATATAAATACCGATTGATTTATCAGCTATTACTCCGTGTTCTGGGTAAGTTACATTTACAGCAATATCTAACATGCCAGCAGGGATGCATAGTGCAAATACAGTTTTCCAATCTAATAATCGTTCCAGTGTTAAAAAGCTATATGAGTTATTTAGTAACCGCCCTAACCATTTCAGAAAATAATAGTTTAATTTAAAAGGAGATGTATGCTCAATGAAAACAATTAAAATTCCGTTCGGAGAAAACGGATATAAGCGTATTTATAATGTGCTTGATCGCATGGTGCTGCCTGGAGATACAGTGTTGGTGAATGAAAAAGATTTGCATACAGTAACAGCGGTAGATAATAGCTTAAACATCTTGGTAGAAGGCTGCGCTGCTTTTGTACGTGATGATTACCAGGTTGTAGAGTTTAGCGGTTTAGGAGAGTTGGATGGTGTAAGGTACAAGGAGGAAATGCGGAAACCAAATATAGGGGAGAGCATTTTAATCACAAAAGGTGATAGCTTAGACAACTATGTTCAAAAGGGTGAAATTGGTGAGGTTAATTTAGTGTGTGTTTCTAATATAAGAGCAAAATTATCTACAGGTTGGCGGTATGTAGGTAATGCAAGCTCTGAAGGCGACGATGCTGAATATGTTGTACTTGTGCCAGCTTTAACCCGTGAGGAAGTGATAGAAAAAGCGAAGCAGGATATTGAGGATTTGAAAGCAGGCAAGTACTACGCAGTTAAAAACAATAACAATGATAAGATAGCATGTGAAGCGTATTTCATTCGATCATTCAATAAAATAACTGTCTCTTTAAAAGTAGCTGATACAGGAGAAGTATTGGGACGCGGACATGCTATATGTTTGCCAAATGACTGTTTCAACTGGCACATTGGCTGCGCTATAGCGCTACACCGAGCATTAGGACTGAATGTACCGCGCTATTACACATACGCGCCGCAGCCGACAAAGGTACATGTTGGTGACATTGTGACTCACAAGATTGACAAGCAAATATTTAAAGTGGGGAAAGTGGATGGAGAAAGTTGCTTTATCGTACATGAAGGAAAAACATATCCTGTCCGTACATCCCACTTAATTGTGCTGGATGATTCACGTTTGCTCAGCATACCACAAGATGAACATGATAGATGGATTTCTACGGAGGAAATGTTTGCGCGGATTCAAACAGGAGAACGATATGAAGTTTTGCTTCCAGACACTCATCCGGTGCATGATTGTTATAGAGGATATGCTACACGTTTGGAGAACGGTGAGATTGTGTGGCAGGGTACATCATCATTGACACATCCAGTAAATCCAGCGACTTGCAAGTGGAGAAAGCTGGCTGATGATGAAGATGTTAAGAAGGATGACGCTTCAGAGCAAGAGGAGATTAACGAGCGCGAGTATGTGATTCGTGCGGCGAAGCATTTGCTTGAACAGTATAAGAATGACGAGTTGGACGGCAATTATCTGGTCGATGGTAAGGAATGTAACGCTGAATTCGTTGTAAATCGGGAAAAGCGCACCGTTGTATGCTTAATACGTGGTATTAATACGAAAAAGGTTCATGCACGGGGAATCGCTAAATGTATGCCGTACGACTGCTTCAATATTCACATCGGAAAAGCGATTGCATTGTGCCGGGCTTTAGGAAAAGCGGTTCCGGATTATCTGCTGAACGCGCCGAATCCAACGGAGCCGCAAGTAGGAGATGTAGTAGAGTTTCATCACCATAACGGCAGTGTATGCGGTGTTTTGAAGGTTACGGAAAATCGGGAGAGAGATCCTGGATTATGGGTGTTTAGGCCAGAATATGGTGACCGTGTTATAGATGATAGTCGTGAGTAGAATATTTTTAAAAGTAGACTGAAGGGAGATGTTTACATGGTAGATGTGATTAAAAAGTGTGTTGTATATATGGAGATGGTTGGCGTTGAGCCAAAGCGAGTAGAGGAAGAGGTGACGCTGCTGCAATTTCAGGGGTTGTTGGTGAAGGAGTCGCAGGGATTGGTGAAAATTATTGAAGCACCGGATTTTAGCGAATAGAAGAAAAGCAAGGGAAGTGTAACATGTGATTCCCTTGCCCAAAGGAGATGAAATGAATGGAAAAAGGAGCTAAGTTTCAACATTATAAAGGCGGTATCTATACTTTTCATGGGATGGGGCTTCATTCGGAGACGCAGGAAGTTATGGTCGCCTATTCAGGAGAGAACAACTCACTTTGGTTTCGTCCGGCAAGCATGTTTTTTGGGATGGTAGAGAAAGCAGGGCGTAGTTTTCCGCGTTTCCGGTTGATGACAAGTAGTGAGAAAAGTACCGAATATCGTAAAGTAGAAGTGTTTTTTGATGGTAAATGGACTGAAATTCCTTTTACAGCATTACAACCTCATGACGTTTTTCGTTTAGATGGAAAAGGTTGCTATATTGCTACAACAATACCATATCCGTATGGAGGCTTCTGGAAAATCAGGTATATACAAGTGTTCAAATTTAATGATGGGAATTGTTATTGGATTGTAGCGGAAAGCCAACAGCAAGCAGAGGAGTATTACGTTCACGACTACGGTGGCGAAAAAGAATACACTGTTAAACTCTTGTCCGCTAAAGAACTAACTGAGAATGTGTCAAGTCAAGAAGGACAGTACAATTCATGGCTGAAGATAGCACTGGAGAGTAACATCGTTCCGAACTGCATTGGTGATGATTCGGGGTATGGTGATCCGCTTTAATTATAAAGTCTTTCGTTATTATCCCTTCTACATGGAGGGATTTTTTGTATTTTGAGCGAAAAAAATAAAACTTTTTTTGGTAGAATTAAAGAAAAATAAGGGGCGATTTTCATGTCAAAAAATAAAAAAATAACAACTCCCGCTGATAGGATTTTGGAACAACAAAAACGAATAGAGCTTGTTTCTCAAGCACAAAGTATAGCTTATCAAATGTCCCCTGTCTTAGTGCAAGCCATGCAAGTAACAATACCACAGAAAATAGAAACTGTGGAATTTGCGATGAGGCAGGCTGTGAAATCAATGGCCTTATATGAACATGTCGCTAATCAGATGGCGTGGAAGTTAAATGAAATATATAAACGAATTCATTTAAGTCTACAGCCAATAGATGAAACCATGAAACAGATTTCTCACGTTTTGACTTTAGCAGAAACTCGTCTGAACCTTTCAACTCAATTAATACAGCATAGTATTTCTCAGGCAAGCCAAGCTTTACAGCAGGCAATAGCTTCTAATACAGAGATTGAGAATAAGATTCCGAATATTTCTCAAGTTTTGATGAAATACTTGGTGATAGATTCATTTCAGGAAAATGCGAAAATGGGCTTTACAGAACAACTTCTAGTGCCCCATCAGACAACCTTGATCTTCTTTTGCTCACGTAAAATGGCTTCATGACGTTTATTCTTATTTCGCCAGCGTACATACGCTTGAATCGCCTGTGCCAGTTCTTTGTGGTT